TTTTTTGGATGGAATGTTTGACGGCATTGTTACGTCTGGTGTTTCAAAATGTTCGACTGTGTAACAAGAATATATAAAATAAAAGGTACTGCTTATTAATACCGTAATGGTTATCCATAATAAAATGTTATATTTATTTTTTTTCATATATAATTATATTATATATATAAGATAAAAACTTTTACATATTTTACATATTTAATGTATGTTGTATAATACTATCAATCATTTCATCTATAATGTGTTGAATAATAATATCTTTAAAAAATATATTCGTTTCATTGTATCCTATATCTATTATATTTAATTTAGTAGATAAATCTAATTTTTCTGTTCCATTAACATCGATATCATAAACAATGATTTGTTTTTTAAAGGTTTGTAAAAGATTGTCTTGATGAACTCTATATAAAGCACATAAAAGTTTATATATAAAGGCATCGATAGAATGTATAGGATCAATTGTTTGTGTTGAATTATTTTTTATACCTAAAGCCAATGTTTGTTCTATATTTTTAAAATAATGTATAGGCATATATTCTAATAATCCTCCATCGACATATGTCATATTATTATACATAACACGATTAAATATAAAAGGTAAACTTATAGATATTCGTAAGGCTAAATATACCGGCATATCTGGTGTATTAATATGATCAAAATATTCCACTGTTTCTTTTTCTACACATGTTCCAGTAATAACTAAATGTTTATGTGTTTGGACATATAGTTCTTTAAATGTAATATTCTCATTATGCGTTTTTTTACGTATAACTATTTTAGCAATATTTACGATTTTATCACCATTATCTAAGCCATAATTATCAAAAAAATGTAAAATGTTATCACTGTTAATATTTAATAAATCGTATAAATCTAAAGTATGATATAATTCTATAATATTATTTACTGAATACCCTAATACTAATAACAGGGCAATAATAGCTCCACCAGACGTTCCCGCATAATTTGTTATGTGTGGTAATAACTGTAATTCTTCTAATGATTTAAGAGCACCTACAAATACAAGACACTTATTTGCTCCTCCTGAAAGAACAAGATTGGTAATCATATATCGTATAATAATATATGTGTGAAATATTTAAATAAATACTTTCATAATTATTTAAATAAATACTTTCATAATTATTTAAATAATAAATATAATATACTTAGTATGTATACGATGAATACACTACATACAATGATTATACATACTCTTTCTACTATACCTACTTATATATTTTTACCAAGTATAGTATTATTATATAAGGTAAAATATAGAATTGTTCATTCTATATTATCACGCAATTCAATATATACATCATTAGGTATAGATAGACAATATTATATTATTTTTAATATAAGTAAATCTATTATGTTATTTTTTTTATCTTATTTAATTAGTATCGGTTATTCAGAAAATATTATAACTTTTTCTTCTATAGACTGGTCAAGACAAATCATGTTTAAAAATATCACAAGTCTATATGCGATTACTGATTTTATTCCATTATTTATTAGTCAAAAAAAAATGATGACTTCTACAGTTATTCATCACGTGTGTGTATGTATGGCTTTATTGGGTGTTCTTTCAAGTGATTTAGAAAATATAGGAATAAGTAACGCAATTATTTTATATGGTTTATTTAGTTCATTCGCGTTTGTCGTAAATTTTTATTTAGGAATACGATTTTTAATATCAGATGATACATTATTACGATATATTAAAAGAGGGACGTTTATTAATTATAGTCTTTCTTGTATTTGTAATTGGTCATTACAAAGTGTATATTTAAGTAAATATATATACAAATTATTTGTATTATATACGCAACATCATACACAGATACACAATTATATATATTTATTAGGATACACAGGATTTTTATATTTTTGGATTAAAGACGATCTTATATTAATGAGGTATTTATTAAAATAAATTTTATGTTATTATAGTATATAATGATAAATATTCGTAAATTAAATAATGTTCGAGATAAAAGAGAAATACATAAATTAGAAATATATAAATTAGTTTTAGAAAAGTGTTATCATAAAATAAATACGTTTTCTGATAAAGGTTATGGATATTGTTTTTATATTGTTCCTGAATATATATTTGGTCTTCCTCGATATGATACCTTACAGGCAGCTAATTTTTTAATAAAAATTTTAAAAAAACAAAGTTTTATTGTTAAGTATACATATCCAAATTTAATTTTTATAGTATGGGAACATATACCTAGTGAAGTAACTGAAAAAGCTTTATTAGTAGAAAATACTAATAAAGAATCTAAAAAAAAAGACACATCCTATAGAGTTATAGAAGATTACAAATCGTCAAAAGAATTTTTAAATCGTATTCAATAATATTATTTTTATATCTAAAATACATTCTCTAAAGAAATAGTTGTAGTTTTTGTATTATATTTTAAAATAAGATCAATAATAAATATAATAAATATGCCTGTTAAAATATATAGAATAATATCTATAATACCCATTTTAATATACTTATTCATTTGAGAATCATTAGAACCATTTTTATATAAAGTATCTAGGTTTTCTTTAAGACTTGTAATGGTATTTCGTAATTCTTCGTTTTCTTTTTTTAAAGTATCGATATAGTCATTTATATCCGTTTTTTTTTGAGAATTTTTTTTATGTTTTTTAGATGTATGTCGTTTACGTTTATTAGATGGTATTTTATCAGTAAATGTAATATTTTCTTTGTATAAATTATCGGTATTATTAGATGATTCCGTAGATGGTTTATATATATTTTCTCCCCAAGCTTCTTCAATTGTACAAAAGGGCATCTATTATGTAAATTTACTTATAATGTATACAGAAAATATTTTTTCATAAATTAAATAAAATAAAATAAAATAAAATAAAATTATTTTATACTTATATTATATAAAAGTATAAACATGACTATTCAAAAAATGCTTACAAAAAATATATTTTCAAAAAAAATGTCTTCTAAAGTTCAAAAAAATATATATAAAATACTACTTGGTTTATTTGTAGTAGTATACATATTAAGTTCGGGAAAAATTATACCTGCTTTTATTATTCGTATGGTTCATACTCTACTTGGTAAAATAATATGTATTGTTGTTATTTTAATGGTAAGTTCAGAAAATATGTTATATGGTGTATTATTAACGATAGTGTTTGTCTATACGTTAACTTTATATTCTACACAATTAAAAGAATTTTTAACAACGAAGGCGGCGGCACAAGAGGATGAAGAAGGAGAAGAAGGGGAAGGAGAAGAAGGGGAAGGAGAAGAAGGGGAAGGAGAAGAAGGGGAAGGAGGAGAAGAAGAAGGAGAAGGAGAAGGAGAAGAAGAAGACAACGAGGACGACGAGGAAGTCGAAGAAGATAGCGAGGATGATGGCGAGGACGACGAAGAAGTCGAAGAAGATAGCGAGGATGATACCGCCGCGGGGGGTGAAGATGCTGAGGAAGAAGAAACTACACTTTCACGAGAGGAAGAAGACGAATATCAACAACAAATCATGCGAATGACAGCACCTGATGAAGACAATATGTCTGAAGGACTTGGGACAGATGATGGCGAAGACTCTCCACTTACAACGACAGCAACAAGAAAAAAAAAACTAAAAAATAAAAGAAAAACTAAACAAAGAAATAGAAGTAAAAAAAATAGTTACAAAAGTAATCAATGATCATCTCTATCCAGAGGATCAATAGACCACATATGCGCTCAAAATAAGGAGCCATACGTATGTATTCACTCTTTACTTAGGTATTAAAAATATAATATATATAAATTAAAATATGTATATATAGTATATATGTTAACGATTATTTTCAAAGATATCATGAGTGTGTTTAATGAATTATTTAACACATTAAATACTAGTAAATTTTTTATTGGTATCATGATGATTATATTAAATATAGGATCAAAATATATAGGAGAAGAATTACAAAAATCTCATAAAAATTTTTTTAATACTACAATTATGAGGCGTTTAATTATTTTTACTGTAGTATTTATTGCTACTAAAGATGTTCTCATTTCTCTAATTGTTACAGCTATATTTGTAATATTAGTATTAAATTTGTTTAACACTAAAAGTAATTATTGTATTTTACCTAAATCTATACAAAAGGTAGATACGAATAATGATAATGAAATTAGTGATGATGAAATTATTAAAGCGTACCAACGTTTACAAAAAGAAGGCAAAGTATAAATGTATTTATTCATTCATTAATTCATGTCTAAGGTTACTTTGTCTCCGGAATCACCATTTTCTGACGCATTTAAGCTGCTAAGTAATTCATCTATTCCTGTAGGTGGTGTAAATGTTTTACTATTTTTTTTAGGGGTGCTGTTCATACTTGGTCTGGAAGATGGTCCAGGAGCAGAAGATGAAGGTGATCCCCCCATAAACATACTAGACATATCTGGGCCACCCATAGAACCCATTGCCGCACTGGCAAATTGCTTCATTAAATCAGGATTTTGTTTCATGATATCTCCTAATCCTGGAAGTTGCGATTTAAACATACTGTTTGTTAAGTGGAACATAAAAGCACTGCCGCCAACCATAAATAATAGTTTTAATTCTGGGGCCATTTGTGTCTTCGTATGATATTTTTCATGTAATTCCTCAAATACGTCATTGTAATCAATAATATTTTCATGAATACTTTCAGACCAGCCATTCAGTTTTACATCAAAGGGATCAAATCGATTGTTTAAAAATTCTATACCAGTAATACATGCCATTAACATTTTTCTTTGAAATTTAATAGAATTTTCTAATTCTCTTTGACCTTTAATTTTATTGTATTCATGTTGCATGGCTTGTAAATCCGAAGAAAAATTAAATTCTTGTGGTATATGTAAACCCATTCTTCGCAACTTATCGAATTTGTTTAATAAAGTAGCTTTTTCTGTTCGTTCACGTTCATAATCATATTCTTTACTAGAAGAATAACTAGTAGAAGATTCCGATGATATATTTTGATACGAATTACTCGAAGAACTCGGATTAAATGATTCTACGTTAATTGGAGGCACATCGTCCGTTGATACCGAAGGGGTATCTGACTTCAATGTAACAGGAGGAACAACATGTGTTTCTGTTTTTTCAAAAGAACTTATAATTGGATTAGAACTATCCATACTAAAGGGGTTTAAATCTTCTTTTGAAATATTTATTTGTTTTGTTACTGTTGTAGATGATTGGTCTGCTGTTTTAATTTTTTCTTTATTTATAATCAAATTTAAATCACTATCGTCAAGTAAAGGATCCGACATCTAATATATTATATCGTAAAGATATCTCTTATCTAATCTATACGCATTATTATCGTTTAAATAAAAATAAAAAAAATATATTATTATCAGTTCTATTTTTTATATGTTATGTAATAGATACCTTGCATATAACAATCAGCCAAATCATCTTTTTTAGTATTAGAAAGAAAAAATTCATACCATTTTTTATCTTGTTTAATAAAATATTTTGTATATTCTATACTTAAAAATTTTCGTTTATTGTATTTATTTTTAAGAGTACAAGCTATTGTAGGTCCATCATATGTTTTTAATTTATTTCGTGCGGAAAATAATTTTATACAAGAAATGGGACTACTTTGTTCCATTAATCCGTGTTCAGTAAAAAAAGTATATAAAATCATTTGAATACTTTTCATAGTTGGATTTTTTAATACGGGTTGATTTTCTATAATTATAGAATCCACTTGTAAGAGGTTGTGTTTTTGTTGTTGTAATTTTGTGAGTAATTTCACACATAATTCTTGAATAGATGTATTTTTACACGTCTTTTTTTTGTATGTTTTGATATTTTTTTTTGTATATAAGGCCTCCATTTTTTTTATACAGGTTTTCTTGTTACAAAAATATATAGTTGAATCATTGGTATTGATCGCATCTACAGTATTTATAGTATTGATCGTATTGATCGTATTTATTTTTGTTTTATCTTTAATACTATAAGAAGCAACTTTAGAACAAGGTTTATTACGATAAGTGTTACAACATATCGGATTCATATTTTCCATAATGTTAATAATATCCCAATCGAGTATGTTTATTCCACTTACCGTTGATTCTAAACAGCAATACGCTAAATTTTTTATTCCTACATCTATAGAAATTATTTTTACCATATACTATATTGTAATATATGAAACTTTAAATATAAATAGTATTATTGTATATCATAAATTAATACGAGTGTTTCTTCACATTGATTAGGTAATACTCTTTGTATAAGTAAATCACTATTATCACACACAATAGTAGGTTGTTTATGATTATAAAATTGAACGTTATCCAAAGGATTTTTTTCCCCATTACATAAATTAAACGTTAATTCTACAATATTAAAATCATCTGTATGCCTATCGCTATAATTATCTTCTATAAAATCCTTAGCATGTTGTTTATCTTCTGTATTATTTTTATAAATACATTTATAAAACTGTCTATTATCTATATGTTGTATTAAACGTTTACTTTTAGCAATTTCAGGAGATGATTCTTTTGTGTAGCGAATATTTTCTATAATAGTATCTGTTAATTCAAGAAAATCTATATTATCTAAACGAGAGCAGTAATTATATATATCATTGCTGTGTAATAAAATATCAGCAATCATTAATTCAACAGATTTAACTTTAATATGGTTATAAATTTCTCTATGTAATTTATAACGCGTATAATACATATCGAATATATCATTACATACTTGACTATTGTATACAATCTGTCTATCGATTAATTTAACTTTATTCATAATTCGTTTATAATTAAATTGAATATCAAACCCGATATGGTAGGCGTCGCGTCGTAAATAATCAATTTTATCGACATCAATTGAATTAACATTATTTGCTATAATTGAATTATAATATATATCTTCATCGTGTGTAGGTCGTATCATATTTTTAATCATATCAATATCATAACCAGTTATATGCATATCCGCAAGCGAAGGGGGTAATTGCGTGTGTTCGGTTAAATTAGTAAATATATGTTCGACTAATAAACAAGAACGTGATTCATGATCTTTATAAGGATTATTAGGACATAATTTAGATAATACATGATGATCAAACACATGTGAAAAGGGCCCATGTCCTAAATCGTGATATAAACCAGCTAATTTTACACATTGAATAATATTTTTTTTTGAATAAATAGGCATACTAGAGTTAGTATATAATTGTTGAATAAACGATTCTCCCAAGTATGCTACACCCAATGAATGTTCAAAGCGGCTATGAGTCGCACTTGGAAATACTTCATATAAACTACCAAGTTGTTTAATATTACGCAAGCGCTTAAACGCATGATTATCTATAAAGGGTAACATTAAATCATCAAAATGTAAATATTCTGAGTAGATAGGATCTTTAATAAATTTCATTGTATAAATACATATAATATGGACGTATTCTGTATTTGTATAATCAAATTTAATTAACAATAATGTTTATATTCTATAATTAAAATTTTAAATAACCATCATCTTCTACACCCTCTAAGCAATCATTTTCAGAAGGCTTAGAAGAATAGGAAATACTCGATAAACACGACTCCGCGTCCACTTCTGAATATTGTTCGCAAATATTATTTTGTATGGATATATTTCTGTTATGTTCCATTAATTTATTCGCATTGTGAATTAAAAATTCACGATAACTATAATCTTTTTTTATTTGATTATTAAAACCAAGTAAATTATTAATACGGCGTATAGCTCTGTAATCGGTAAATTGTCTTCCATCAGACATAAGAGCAGGGCAACTATGATATTTATTATTACTATCAGTAACTCTTTTAACAGACATATTACTACGTTATATATATTATATATATATTATATTTTTATTTTTGAAAAGTAAATTGTAAATAAAAGTATAATATAATGTGTATAGGTGTGATTTAATACAAATGTCGCTGTTCTTCTTTAGAACTCGATTGGTCATTATTGTATGATTGTAATTTAAACAACACACTTGAAGGATCTAAATTTTGTTTAATATCTCGCTGCATCATCTCCATGTCATTTAATTTTTGTGTTATTTCATCAACGACAACTGTTGTAGGTGTATCGTGTGTAAGTACATTCATATTAGATTCTACAGTTGGTGGCTCCTCATCTACAGTATCTTCAACACTGTCAGTATCTTTTTGATTGACGAGTTGTGCTAGTATATTATGTTTTAATAAACGCTGAACTAAATCATTTTTAGTTCCTTTTTTAGATATTTTATGATTGCCACATAAATCTTTAAGTTCATTCTTATTATATTGTGTAATATATGATTGAATAAGTGCTTCATTATCTATTAATGTAGGTATTTGTTTTACTGGCTCCGACGCTTGAGTTTCTTCTGGTTCTGTGTCATCTTTTTCTACTTCAGGCAACGAAATGGCGGCTGCGAAGGCCAATGTTGCGTCTGCTGCTTGTGCTGCTGCTTGTGCTGCTGCTTGTGCTGCTGCTGCTGCTTGTGCTGCGTCTGCTTCTTGTGTATGTTGTTGGTTTAATTCTGTAATTTGCTGTTCTATATTAGAAAAATCTATAGTTTCTTGTTCTGTTAGAACAGGGATGGTTTCCGAAATATTATTAACTTCTTCTAAAGACGATGGATGTTGCATGGATTGAATGAGTTGATCGACTTGCTGTAATTCTTGTTCATATTCCAATATTTCTTGTTCAATCATAGTATCTGAATGAACAGTAGATTCTAATGAATGACTTTTTTGTATATTATTAGTAATATTAACATCTATCTCTTCTGGTGTTGATATATCTATAGATTTATTAGAATGAGAACCTTTAAACGTTTCAAGAGTTTGTATTTGTAACGTAAGAACTTTTATTTTATTGCGTAATTTATATATTTCTAAACATAAATAAGACACTCCACCTACTACGGCTGATACTAATAAAATTTTAATAATCCGATTCATTATATATTAAATAATATACTTTTTTTTTATTTTTTAAACTTATAGTTTTATAAGATATTTTTTTAATTTTTTTTATTTTTATTTTATTTGTATGAAATAAAAAAAATAATATATATTATAATACTATAACTACTATAATGAATAAACAATCTTTATATAAAATTATGTCAGAAAATGATTATGTAGATATGTTTAACGATATTATTAAAATGGCGACTATTTTAATAGTAGTAAACTTATTAATGTTTGTAAATAATCCTAAAGAAAATAAAATACTAAGTTTAGTATATATTAAATTATGTATATTTATTTTATTAGGATTAACTACTTATTGGTTACTTGTTAAAAACATTATTTTATTTGTTACAAACTAAACTAATTTAAATTTAATTTAATATATAATACAATATAAAATATTATACTATATTATAGATGATAAAACCATCACTTCATGTAAAATTATTTATTTTATTATTATTTATAATAATAGTAATATATAGTTACGTACGTAAATATACATTATTAACTCATGAATATATGACAAATATGACTAACAATATACCTGATTTTAAAGATAACATTGTAAATGTTTATGATAATAACGGAAACAAAATTAATGTGGCATTTGTTGTAGCTCCTATGTCGGTTTCAGATAAAAAAAACTATGATACCTATCATGATAAAATGGTGTTTCTTGGCATGACCAGTTATTTAGAATTTCCTAATATTATTTCAAATCCTTTAGATGCATATCATGACCCGAATCATGCGTCATGGAAGTTTGATTATAAAAATAAATTACAAGGATGGTTACATTGTTTTAAAGATCCACAAAATTATTTTCCTCTTCACATACCCCAAGCATTAATATCAGAATCTGATTTTGTAGATGTAAATCTATTACAACCCAGTCATACAGTTAAAAAAAAATACGATTTTATATATATATGTCACAAATATGATGCAAAAGAAAAAAAATGTCCTAATGATTGGGTAACATATAATAAAAATTGGAAATTAGCTACAGAATGTCTATATATAATGTGTCATACTTTTAAATTAAAAGGATTATTAGTTGGAAGAATGGGTTGTGATATACCACCGGTATGTATGAAACATATAGATATGACCGAAAAAATACCCTGGAATGAAATGAAACAAAAATATCAAGAAAGTAAATTTTTATTTGTTCCTAATATATACGATGCTTCTCCAAGAGTTATTACAGAAGCCATGTCGATTAATTTGCCTGTTTTACTTAATAAAAATATATTAGGAGGCTGGAAATATATAAATAAACAAACAGGAGAATTGTTTAATAATATAGATGATTTTTCCAGTCAATTACAAAAAATAATAAGCAACAACGCTACATATACACCTCGTAAATATATTCTTGATAATTATGGCATTGTTCCTTCAGGTAAACGATTATTAGAATTTATAAAAAAACATTATGATCAAACCTTACAGTTATCCCCCGATATACAATATATAACACCACGATTTAATAAAAAAAACTATGAAACATCTAAACAATAATTATATATGATATATGATACCTACAAAGTCTATATTATCCTATTTGTACTCATAGTTAAAATACATATTCTTTATGTACGTTTTTACTATATTTTTCTATATTATCCATAATCAGTTTATCATATGTTAAATGATTATATGTAATGTTAACCCATATATGCGAATAATGTATGTATTTTTCTAGTTCTTTTTGTGTGTTCGGTTCCTGTGAAGCAATAAACCATATTCGATTGTAAAAGATATCTTCCGATTCATACGGTTTTTTTGTAAACGTATATGTTTTATTTTGTATAGAAATAATCATTTTTTATATATAAAAATATTGTATTTTTATATATCAAATTTAATAAAAAAAATATAGAAAAGTTAATTAGCAAATGCTAAACCGCCCATACCACTACTTATTCTAAGTATATTGTAACCAATCGAATAAATATTTAATTTTACATTAAGATTGGTAAAATCTAAAGTGGTTCGACCATCCATACTTATAGCAGTATTTAAGGTTAATGTTGTATCATCTAATCTAGAAAAATTACACGTTCCTGAAGGTTGGTGTTCTTCTGGTTTAAGAGCAAACGAATATACGTGAATACCACTTTTTTTTGAAGGAATAGAACTATGATGATAATAAGGTTGGACACGCATAAAATAATCTCCATGACGTTCGGATATACGATCATTATTATTAAATTTAAGTTTAATTTCATCCCAACTACAGTAGTTGTTATTGGGTAATTTTGCTCTCCACATAATTTCCTTAATAGGATGATTAAAATAAAATCGTACAGTATCCGAAGTTTTAAGATTTTGCTGTTCATGGTGATCCCATGTTTCAATAAGATATTCGTGAGGACTTTGAGCAAACCGTCTTCTTTCAGCAGAATCTAAAAAGACATAATCAACATATAATTTGGCTACTTGGTCTTTAATTGCCAAGTTACTAGACCATTTAATTACTAATTCTACATGATTGTATTGTAATGCGATTAAGGGAAGTGCTAAACCAGGTGTTTTATTAAACCAAAAATAAAGGGGTAAATAGGAATATTTACTATCTTCTATATCAGCCATTAAATCAAATTGTTTTTTATTACCATTGGTTATATTTAATTCAGACCACATATCCATTACATCGCCGTGCATTAAATCAACTTTATCGCCCCCTATATCTAATCTTGCCCATTCAATCATATTGTATCCAGTAATGTTATCACGACAGCACGTATCATAGGTACCATCAGTCGATGACCAGCAATTAGTAAGTGCACCACTCCCTTCAAGGATGACATCGTAACGAGTCTTGACATAATCCAGAGTTGTAATGGTAGGTGCGGCAGTAAAGCAAGCAGTAGGAATAGCAATAGCGTCGACAGCATGGGACGATGTCGTTGCTCCTGATATGGAACTTACAGCAAATTTGAATGTATCAGTTGCAGGAACAATATCTGCAGTTTGCTTAATAATGCGCATATGTAAACGTTCGCCATTGGTGGGTGTATCGTTGGCTTGAGTCATTAAAGATTCACCAATAAATGTTGCCGCCGCAAGAGATGTGCCTACATAAAGAATATCTCCGGGAAGAATTGCCAGGGTCGAAGCGCCGTTCACAAAAACAAGCTGTAATACTTTTTCAACCGTGTTATCACGAAGCGTATCATTAATAATACCGCGAACACCACTTACTTGATTATATATATCATTATCGGCAAACCAACTGGCGTCATTCGAACCAACATTATCGCTATTAGCATCCCAACCTTTTACCTCCACGACTTCAAAAGGACATGCTGTTCCAGCTGAGATGGATGTTCCTGCTGCTTGTAATATAAAACCCATATGAAATTTATAAGCTGTGTTAAATGTTCCTGCCGAAGCAACAAAACTGTTGTCTTTAATAACGGGATATTTGCCCGTAACCGTTAATATATTATTCGCATAATCTATATTAGTAATCGTTGTTCTAAAAGCAGAAAAGGGAGTTGTACTATTGGTAGTATTTTTGACACCAGCAGTAATCATAATGTCCATGTTTACATCAAAGGCCGAAGCATCAATAACGTGTAAATTTTGATTGACTACATTAGTTAATAATGTTTTAGCAATTGTTTTACTATAATTTGTATCCGTAGAAATTGGATTTTCAATTCGTAAATACATATGATTAATTAAATCCGCTTCACGTTTAATATCTATAGTAACGGTTCTTTCTGAACTAATTTCTAAATTAGATTGCTGTAATCTTGATTCTAAAGCAAAATTAGTATGTCTTCTATACACTAATTTAAAAAAGGTAATCTGGGGATCACCAGTAATGTATACATCCTGTGCCCCTATAGTAATTAATTGTAATAATCCTCCACCCATATAGTATAGTAGATATATATATAATATACTACAGAAAATAAAAATTAATTAAACTAATAGTAATATTAAATTAAATATTAGTTAAATTATAAACATATATAAACATCTATAAACATCTATAACAATCTATAAAAATTGTATAAAATATGTTAAAATGTATACACAATCGCAATAATAAGCTTAGTTAGAGTATGCGAGACCACCCATACCACTCATGATACGAAGGACGTTGTAGTTGACAGCGTAAACCTTAAGAACGGCGTTGGCCATCGTTCCGCTTTCTCCAGCCACAGCAGTCATGACAGATTTGCCGTTAAGTTTAAGAACAGCGTTGTCAATTCTTGAGAAATTGCAGGTTCCGGAAGGTTGGTGTTCTTCTGGTTTGAGGGCGAAGGAGTAGACGTGAATACCACTCTTAACTGGGATAGCGGTGTGATGTTGAAGAGGCTGGACGAGACGGAAATACTCACTGTGTCTTGGCGCGAAACGTTCGTGGCCGTTAAGTTGAAGGGTAACGTCAGACCATTGAGCGGAAGCACAAACGTTGGCCGCCAGCGAGTTGGTGTTAACACCACCGATACCTGACTGGTCAACGGTTATGCCGGCGTGATTTTGGTTGTATTTATAGACTGGAAAAGAAAGTTTTTTGTATGCTGTTGAGAGGGTGCCCCCGACGGTAGCGCCGCCCGTCGCTACTGCTGGCGCAGCGGTATTTTCGAGGCCAACATACAAGGTGTCGCTCCCCGCGAGCGGAGTCTGCGTCGCCGCCAAGTTTACTTCACCGGTAAACCTAATTGTGATAAGATCGGTCAACGCGGCGACAGCACTAATAGGCGCACCAGCGGCAGTCTCAATCGCTATAACTATACCACCCCATGTTGGAGCAGAGATGTGGTCCGTTAACAAAGCCCCTATTGATATGTTGGTGCCGATGCCCGTCGCGGTATTGAATTTTGCAGTTTCTACAAATCGAGTTGTGTAACCAACAATTTCATTTTGACCACTTGGGCCAGTTCTTTCTAAATTAGCAAGTGTTTGGTCGGACATACCAGTGGCACGCCAGATAAGTTCTTTAACTGGGTGGTTAAAGTTAAGTCTAACCGATTTCGATTTACTTGCTGCTGGGATGGTTTCAGCACCGGTGTATTGAAGCTGTTCAATAAGGTATTCGTGGCTGACTTGAGCGAAACGTCTGCGTTCATCAGTATCTAAGTAGATGTAATCAACGAAAAGTTTAGCACTGGTCCAAGCGTTGACTTTGGGTGTTTTTTCGCAACGACCGCCACCGCACGTCATTTCAGTGGAAGCAGCTTTAGAAAATTCAATGTTAACTTTAACTTCGTGGTATTGAAGAGCAATAAGAGGAAGAGCAAGACCTGGGTTTCTGTTAAACCAAAACTGTAGGGGAACATAGGAGTATTTACCTTTTCCAAGATTTAATAATTCTTCTGTTCCTGCGGATTTACTTGCTGGAGTGGTTAATTCCGTCCAGATATTAAGCCAATCTCCGTAGTGTTTGTCAATTTTTTGACCTCCGATTTCAATTTCGATACTATCTATAATATCATTCGCGCATACACTGGTGTCATCTACACCATATCTAGAATCTGGAACAACTGGAATAGGGCAAGTTGGGCCAGCGCAACTTCCAACTACAATGCTTTTAGAAGAGCAATCACAATCTGAGTTCTTGTGTCCGTTAACTACACGAATGTACATTTTGTGGACAAGATCACCGTTTCTGGAGATAGTGGCGGTAACTCTAGAGCAAGCGGTGGCGGTTCCGTTGAAGGTTTGTTCGATGGATTCCATGGAAAAGTTGGTGTGGCGTCTGTAGACAACTTTGAAAAAAGTAATCTGTGGATTTCCGGTCAAGTAAATATCTTGTGCGCCATAAGCGACTAACTGCATTAATCCTCCTCCCATATTTTTATACTATATAAAAAGAATTTTTTTTTAAAAATAATACTAAATTAAATAAAATTAAATAAAAATAAACAAAAATTAATAAAAATAAACAAAAATTAATAAAAATATCGTCATCTACATATTTATAAAATAGTTAAATCTATAAATATCTATATAATATAAAAAAAAATTAATTAAATAACTAAAATAACACAAACTTTAAAATTTATTAGTTGAATAAATTTAGTTAGAGTATGCGAGACCACCCATACCACTCATGATACGGAGGACGTTGTAGTTTACAGCGTAGATGTTAAGAATGGGGGTAATAGCGACACCACCTGCTTCTGCGCCGCTAGCTGCGTTCGCCCATTTGTTGCTGCCGCTAAGTTTAAGAACAGCATTGTCAATTCTTGAGAAATTACAGGTTCCAGAAGGTTGGTGTTCTTCTGGTTTGAGGGCGAAGGAGTAAACGTGGATACCACTGGTAACTGGAACTTGAGTGTGGTGTTCGTATGGCTGGACGAGACGGAAATATTCACTGTGTCTGGGTGTGAAACGTTCGTGTCCGTTAAGTTGGAGGGTAATGTCGGACCATTGACCGTAAGCGCATACATGAGTTTGATCGTCAAAATCATCGGTCTGCCCCGTGTCTTGCAGCTCCATGTTCGCCCCAGTCTTGTCCATAAGACCAGTTGCTCTCCAGACAAGTTCTTTAACTGGGTGGTTAAAGTTAAGTCTTTCAGAAACGCTAACTTGTGTGTTATCACCTGAGAGGTTAAGTGATTTAGAACCGGTAAACTGGAGCTGTTCGATAAGGTATTCGTGGCTAACTTGAGCGAAACGTCTGCGTTCATCAGTATCTAAGTAGATGTAATCAACGTAAAGTTTAGTTTTGCCAAGAGTAACCTTCGATGATGAGGGTGTAACTTCGCATGTGCCTCCGCATGAGGTAAGACCGTCACCATCACCCGCGAACTCAATGTTGAGTTTGACTTCGTGGTATTGAAGGGCAATAAGTGGAAGAGCAAGACCAGGGTTTCTGTTAAACCAGAAACGAAGAGGAACGTAGGAGAAATCACCAGTGTCAAGATCTAACATAGCACGTAAACCGTCATTTTTACTTACATCAGTAGTAAGCTGAGCCCAGATGTTAAGCCAATCACCATAGTGTTTATCGATACGTTGGCCCCCGATTTCAACTTCAACACTTTTGATGAGATCATTGGCATTTGAACTTGTAGTATCAGTGGACGTACTGTCGTCATTTACTAATGGAATAGGTGTGCAAGGAACGTTGCAACCTACACGGATACCACTGGCCTCGCAGACGCAGTCAGCGCCGCCTCCAGCGTTTGCAAAACGAAGGTGCATTTTGTGGACAAGATCACCATTTCTGGAGATAGTGCACGAAACTCTGGCGCAATGGGCCGGGGTGCCGTTGAAGGTTTGTTCGATGGATTCCATGGAAAAGTTGGTGTGGCGTCTGTAGACAACTTTGAAGAAAGTAATCTGTGGATTTCCGGTCAAATAAATATCTTGTGCGCCATAAGCGACTAACTGCATTAATCCTCCTCCCATATTTTTATACTATATAAAAAGATTTTTTTTTTAAAAATAATACTAAATTAAATAAAAATAAATATAAACTGTATATAAAAATATTTAAAGATCTATAGATACTATATTATAATGAAAGATAAAAAACGTTCGTTACGAAAAAAAACACGTTCAAAAATACAGTCTAAAAAAAATCATACACAACAATTAGGCACAATTAAAAAAGATCACGAAAAAATATCGATATTACAAAAAGAATTACAATCTATAGAAAAAAAAATACAATCTTTTTCTGATGATCATACAACATTAACTGCTAAAGAATTAGAAATAAAATTATCTCTTATAGACAAAAAAAAAAAAATAAATCAGACAATAGACACTAAAAAAAACTTTTCTTCTTTACATGAATATTTATTAGACAATGTAGAAGATTTATTTAGTATTTGTACACATAAAACGACTACACAAAAAATAGAATTAAAAAGTAATAATGTATTACAGTATTTTAATAAAAAAGAAGATACAACTTTAGATAAACAAACGTTTAATAATAAAGATTTCAATAATGACAATAATAATATCAAAAATGTTTGTTATGATTGCAACCGAGAAAAAATACTATATCAAACAGATGGTATTATGGTATGTCCAGGATGTGGTGTACAAGAAAAAGTATTAATTTCTATTAATAAACCGTCTTATAAACAACCACCAAGAGAAATGAGTTATTTTGCTTACAAAAGAATTAATCATTTTAATGAATGGTTAGCCCAGTTTCAAGCCAAAGAAACAACAGATATTCCTAAAAATGTATATGATCGTATCATTGAGGAAATAAAAAAAGAATCCTATATATCTATAGATAATATAAGTATATCTAAATTACGAAGTATTTTAAAAAAATTAAAACTAAATAAATATTATGAACACGTTCCACATATTATTAATCGTTTAACCGGAACACCTGCCCCTATTATTACTCGAGAAATTGAAATGAAATTACGTTCTATGTTTAAAGAAATTCAAAATCCTTGGATGAAATATTGTCCCAATAACAGAAGTAATTTTTTATCTTATTCTTATGTTCTATATAAATGTTTACAATTATTAGAAATGGATGAATATCTAGAGTATTTTACTCTTTTAAAATCGAGAGAAAAACTAGCGGAACAAGATAAAATATGGAAAAGTATATGTAAGGATTTACGGTGGCAATATATTAAAACTATATAGATTTTAAAATAAATATATATGTAAAACAATTATGTATATACTTATTTTGAATAAAAGAGTTTTATATGTTTATTGATATGTTTATATGTTATCATTGTATTTAGCGTGGGAAACCAACAAGGTTAGCGCCAATACCGAAGCCAGCACCCTGTCTTGCGGCGTTGCCAATACTTGGGGCAAACATATCTAAGATAGCGAATACGCATGCTGCGACTAACGCAATGATGACAATTTCTTCACTGCGTAATCTGCTTTTTGGGATAGCCCAAGCGACAAAAGCAACGGAACCACCTTCAATTAAATATTTGACGGCACGTTTAAGAATTTCTTGAATGTCGAAAGAAGTCTGTAATCTATTTAACGTATCTCCAGGCATATTTTTTTATACTATATAAAAAGAAAATTTTTTTAAAAGCAGGATAAAAAAAATAAATAAATAATAAATAAATAATAAATAAATAATAAATAAATAATAAATACTCAACAGAACATATATATTTAAAGATAAATGTATATATATATACATAAATATGGAATTAAGTGAGGATTATTTAGAAGCTGATAAAGAAATAAGAGGACAAAACTATGTGTGCCTATCATTCATTTCACCTGAAAATGTATTAAAAGACAAAGAAATGTTTAAAGTCCATAATTTTTTACAATCTATAGCTACCGAATATAATTTAGAAGAAACAGACATATTATCTAAATATAAAGATTATCTATTTAATGAAGAGCAACATTTAAACAAACAATTTACAGAAAAAAATAATTTCAAAACAAGTGTACGAGGTCTTAAAGTTCGAGGAACATATGACACAATACAAGAAGCGGAAATGAGAGCCAAGCGTTTACAAAAATCGGATCCTAATTTTAATGTATTTGTAGGTCAAGTGGGATTTTGGTTACCGTGGGACCCTGAACCTCAAACTATTGAAAAAGAAAATTATTTGAATGATGAATTAAATACCCTAATGTCTAAATACAAAGAAAACATGGACGAGCGTGAAGAAATATTTAATACTCGTAAACGCGATTTAATAGAAAAAAATAATTTAGAAGTAGAACAAAAACAAGCTGAATTAGCAGAACTTGAAAAAAACAAAGATCAGGTAAAAGAACTTGCCGATGTATTAGAAGCGGAAGATCCATGGTTAAATCGACAACAAACAAAATCTTCGGAATCCTCACACGTTGTCGAACCTGTAAATTTAGTAGAAGAATTAAATAAAGCTAAAAAATTAACAATTAATTAATAATTAATTAAGTATAATCATAGCCCAGTTAACAAATCGTTCTACATAGGAACATATCTAAATATCTATATATACATTTGTATATATAGATTTTTATACTATTATTAGTTTAAGTCGTATAGCGTACATGTAGTAGAGTGTTGATATGTTTTAAATCTTCGTTTGTTTATCATAAAGTCTTTAAATATTTTATGTTCAATTTGTTTATGAGGAATACCCTTTGAAGCATATTTAGCTGAATCTATATAAAAGTTAAAATCAAATTCATTATGAAAAAATGAGTTACCTTTTTTATCCTTTAGTATATTTGTGATATATGAATATAACTTTCCTTTTTTGGGAAAGGTTTCTTCTTGTAAAAGGTTAGATGCGAAAAGGGCCATATCTATAGATGAATTAAAAGGTATCGGTTTATAATTTTTAAGATTAATGCGATTATAGACATATTGACCAAATGTCGGTCCCAAAGCATTATATACATTATTTTTTCCTTCAAAATTATTAAAATTATATGATGAGCGCCCCCAATCTATAATTTTTAATATTTTATTATAGGTAGGAACTTTATAATATTTATGCTTATATGTGTAATATATATACTTTTCTTTTGTATATGAAAACATTATATTGGAAAAATGTAAATCATTATGACACATATTAAAATATTTTTGTATAATTGTTAAGGCGGCGATAATTTGAAATATGTACGATAACCACTCTTCGCGTTCTATAGTATCGCCATTATCTTCTTTGTCATTACAATAATTTAATAAGTCGCCATCTAATTTCTCTGTAGCAATTAATAAAATAGGCGTATGATATGTTTCTAAATATACATTTGTTTTTTTTTTAATAATTTTAAATTCTATAGGATTATAGGGATCTTTTTTAATACTACGTATAACGTCTTCATCATATTCTTCTGTAATATTTGTGGTATGTTTATCTAAGATAGTTTGTACAAAGCCATAAAAAAAAGGAAAATGAGGTGAGATTTTTTTTTCTACTAATTTAGAAGTTAAATATGTACAGAAGAGTTCTATTGTGCTAAAATTATTTACATTATACATACTATTGGCTAAGACATATCGTTTATATATATTTTGTTTTGTATTTCTTTCGATTAATAAAGAATACATGTCGACGATAAAACATTCTTTTATAAAAATATTTTGAATAAACTGTTTACGATTGTATCGAATCACGGATTTAAATATTTTACCATTAACATCTATATCTTTAATATGTTGTAACAGTTTAACAATTTGCTTATTATTATTAAACGTTTTTTGTTCTAATTTTGTATCTGAAAATAAAGTAAATAAAACATTAAAAAAAGATGTATTATGAGAATGATAAAATTTTTTAATCGATTTTGTTAATTTATATTTTTGTATAGTTTTATATTCTTTTAATTGAAATATAGAATACATTAAAATTAATATACTAAAGTAATTTTATTGTAGTAATTAAACTAATATATTTTTAATAAAAAAATAAATTTAACAATGCGTAAGAACTAGGAAAATCTTAATGTGTGTATATAATACTATATGGAATTTAAAATAAAAAAATTTGATATGCGAAGTATAGATAATGATAAAGTAGTTGTATTTATCGGTAAGCGTGATACCGGTAAAAGTATATTAGTTAAAGATTTATTGTATTATAATAAAAATATTCCTGTAGGAACCGTTATATCTGGTACAGAAGGGGCAAACGCCTTTTATTCTACAATGATGCCTAGTATTTTTATTCATAATGAATATAAACCTGAAATAGTTGCTAATGTATTAAAACGACAGAAAAAAATTATCAATAAAATAAAAGGCGAAGTAGCAGAAAGAGGTAATTCTACTATAGATCCAAGATTCTTTTTAATATTAGATGATTGTTTATATGATAATTCATGGGTAAAAAGTAAATCTATTCGGAGTGTATTTATGAATGGGCGCCATTATAAAATAATGTTTATTATTACGATGCAATATGCTTTAGGTATTCCACCCAGTTTACGAACAAACATCGATTATGTGTTTATTTTACGTGAAAATTATGTTTCTAATCGTAAACGTTTATATGAACAATTTGCTGGAATGTTTCCAACTTTTGATATGTTTTGTCAAGTTATGGATGCGTGTACAGAAAACTATGAATGTCTTGTTATTAATAATAATGCTAAAAGTAATAGACTAGAAGATCAAATATTTTATTACAAAGCAGAGATGCATGAAGATTTTAGGATTGGAGATTCGCGGTTCTGGAAATACCATGTTGATAATTATAATCCTAACCATAGTGATCAAGCAGAAGATTCATTAACGCAATTAAATAAAAAAGGTAAAGTTCAAATTAATGTTAAAAAAACATAAGGTTCACGTATTAAATAACAGCACGTTTTGTTTGTAATGTCCAGTCTTGTTCGGGCCGGTCCTTTTCAGTATTTCTTTTTAATACATTAGATATGATATACGATTTCATACCTACTTTATTCATTTCATATTGTAAATTATTACAATCTTTAGGGAAACAAGTTCCACCAAACCCGTGTTTACCATCATGACCCGGAACACTAGTATGGCTATCTGTTATACGACTGTCTAACGTAGCATATGTAACAACATTGTTATAATTTATTTGTTTTTTATTACAAAATTCATGTATTTCATTACAAAAAGATACTTTAGTAGATAAAAATGTATTACGGAATAATTTAACCATTTCAGCATCTTTATTAGGTATAAAATGAATATTATTGTACATAATTTTGTTATTGATATACGCATTATTAAATAAATTGTGTATAAGCATTTTATATTTTTTATTTTGAGAAGTATGTATGAGTTCATCTTTAAGACCAAATACCCAATGAGTATTATGAATGAAATCGTCTTTGTATTTTTTTTCTGTTAAAAATTCAGGCATAAAATAACATCCTAATGTATCACTTAATCCAGGTGGTACAGTAGAACGCAAAACAATTATAGAATGATTTAGATTAATATGATTGCTCATATCATTGATTATATTAGTAATAATATTTGTATGACAACGTCCATTTTTTTCCATAGGTGTAGGAGTAGCTATAAAAATAATATCACAAGTATATATATCGTTTAAAGTAGTATTCAAAGGATTACATTTAGAAGGATCAATATCATATATTATACATTCATTGTCGGCACACGATAATAAACTGGTAGCATTACCTACAAATCCATTACCTATTATACCAAACTTCATATGTGTAACTAATAAATAGTATATATATTATTTATTGTTTAATGTTTAAATATACTTTAATTTAAATAAATTAAAGTAAATTAAAGTAAATGTAAGTGTATTTTAAAAATCTGGTTCACCGGTATATACCGTTGGTAAAGACTGACTTGGTAATGTTTTGCTTAGAGTAAATATTAAAAGTAATACAAACGTTATACCAAATAATACACCAAATAATTGTAAATAGGATTTGATATTGTTATTTTCTATATCTATAAATGTTTTAATATTTTTATTGATGTAAAATAATACAGAGACTAATAAACTAAGAATAATCGAAAAAATACCTACAAGATAAAAACTAAGCATTATATACTATATAGTATAATAAATATTAAAAATAAATATTTTTAAACGTATCATTTATTTAAAATAATTTAGCATCATTAAAAAATATGACTTCTTCATCGGATACATCCGAATCGTCATTATAGATATGATCTATATTCGTTTTTTGTATATTTATACGTTTGTCTTTATTTTGATTTTGTAATACTACTGTTTTAATATCTGTTGTATCGTTTTCTTGTATTTGACCAAGTATATCTATCATTTCATTAGAAAGTATATCCATTTGACCCTTTATATCTTGACTTACTAATACACTTTCATCTAAAACGTTACATAATTCATGTTGTTCTTGTTTTTTTTCTATAGATTGTAACTGATTATTTAATTGATCTATAATATTTTCTGTTGTTTGTGTTTTTTCTTGTTCTTTAACTAATTTTGTATCTTCTACTTTTTGTTTGGTTACATCGATTGTTTGTTCGGTTACTTCTTCAACTGCTAGTTTGGCTTCGGCTGCGGTTTGTGCTTCGGCTGCGGTTTGTGCTTCGGCTGCTGCCTCTGCTGCTGCTCGTTCTTCTGCTGCTGCCTCTGCTGCTGCTCGTTCTTCTGCTGCTGCTCGTTCTTCTGCTGCTGCTCGTTCTTCTGCTGCTGCTCGTTCTTCTGCTGCTGCTCGTTCTTCTGCTGCTGCTCGTTCTTCTGCTGCCTTTTCTTGTTGTACTTGATGCTTATATTTTTCTACGGAATCTTTATCTATAACTTTAATGTTATCAGTAAGATTCGATAATGGTTGTTGTATAGGTAAAAATATTTCAATCGTTTGTTTAATAATTTTTATAATTAAATCATTTAATTTTGTATTATTATCTTGTATGGTTTGTTTATTTGAATATCCATCATATTGTAAATAGGGATTTTTCCACAGTTCACGACAAATATTAATATAAATAGTGTGAATAAATAATTTTGTATTAGGTATTTCAATATTAATATGGACATTTGAATCAGGATGCGAATCGTGAATAATATTGATAATTTTGTAATTAGCAATAAATATTGCTTTGATTAATTCATCTAACCAATATATATTATTTACAGCACAAATATTGGATATTTCTTTAGTAATTTTATTATTATCCCATTCTTTAATGTCTTTTAAATTATCTTGAAAATACTGTAATATTGATTTAGAATCTTTGCTTTGTGTTTTTTTTTGTTTAGCATTAGCATATGAATCGTTTATAATACTTAATACACGGGGTCGAATACTTTGAATAAATTTACTTGTATAGGTTTTTTTAAAATCTAATAATACATGATAATGATCCGTCATTATAATATATATTATAAATATGTATTCATAATCTAATTATTTACGCACTATATAAAAAAAAATATAAAAAATAAAATAAAATGTATATGGATATCAGCGTTGTATAAATGTAATCGCACGCTTTTAGTTTGCGCCGCCCTTATTTGAAGCGCATGCCGTCGGACTTGCGGCGTTTCACGGAGCCGCCCGTCTCCATCAACTCAACAGAAACAGGTGTTTCTATATCTGTAGATGCTACTTTAGATTGCCCCAATGTTTGAAATTCTATAGAATCCATAATATTAAAACTGCTTGTTTGGATTGGGTGTTTAAATGAAGTTGTTTCTGATGTCCATTGAGAGGATAACATAGTTAGTATATTATTAATAGTTAGTATACTTTTAATAAAGCTATATATAACAAGTATTTTTCTTTTATCAATTAAGGTTACAGTGCGATCTTCTGAACCTTGTTTAATATTGTATAATTGTATTAATTCTAATGAATATTTATTGTATAATTCATCAATAATTGTATCAGGTATATCATCACGAACTTTTATTTTAAATTCTACTTCTTCATTTAAAGGGTGGGGCATTTTATAACCACATTGCTCTAAAAAGGGAACTTTAAAACTTTGTAAATCATTTGCTTCTATATCAATTAATGATATAGAATCTAAAGTATTTATATCGATTGTTGTAGAGGTCATATAATTTTTAACAAATAAAGTATCTATATAGTGATTAATTACATTACCAAACGTGTGATTTTCATTTTGTATAATTAATTTATAACCATACAGTGTATCCATTGAATGAACAATATGTATTTTATCATTAAACATACGGTGTGAATCATTATACATAACATTGTTTCCATACTGTTCGAAATAATTAAAAGAGTGAACAATATCTTGTAATTGTAATGAACATATTGTAAACGCATCGTATACTATCTGATGTGAAGGTAACATGCCTATAGATTCTACCTTAAATATAAATGAATTTGGTTCATTATAGATATCTGTTTTAAATACTCTTTCTTTATCTAATAACATGAATGATTTTTTTTTATTAGCAATTTCTTCGTCAGTTAAACGATGTATTTGTTTTTCTATACGTTCTTTATTTTCATATTCTATAGTCTGTGTAAATACTTGTTCATATTTACTATCATCTTCTTCAAATCTAAAAGATACAGTTCCAACATTACAATATCTGGCGTTATCCTTACCCAGTCCGATAGTAGGATATAAATATGCACTTATTTCTTCATTTGATTTAAGCATATTTAACACAACATAATGTTTTTCTTTAAACACTTCATTAATATATAGATCAGATGGAAAATATTCTGAACAATCTATGTCTGAAGAATATTCCGGAGAATATTGAATATGATTTGTTGTCATTTCAAATAAGCCATATTTATTTTTAGCATCTGTATTTGATTCTATTTCTTGTTTATCAATATGTATGAAAAAAGTAGGAATATCTTCCGAATAAAAAGTATATTCACGTGTATGAGTCTGTTTATTGAAACCCGTATTAATTTTTAAAACGCTTCGAGTATTATCATTATACACATAAATAGGAATTAATGACAATCTGTGAGCGAAAAACTCATTATGTAATCCAGAAGTATTTTTGGTAATATTTATATAACGTTTTGTTTCATGTTCATTCCAAGTATCATCAAAAGCAACACTTGGAATATTAGATAAAATAGTTCTTCTTATCGTATTTGCTAAAGATGAAGATATATCTTTAATAGAAAATTCTATCATATTATGTATATAATATGTATCATCTATAGAGTCATTTGTATTAGGTAATATAGTAATAGACATGTTGTATAATATTATTATAATAATGATATTTATTTTATCAAATTTATATTTAAATAAATTTAAATTAATATTTAAAAATATAGTATACATTATACAGTATACATTATACACATGGCTAATAAACTTGTATTTTTATTTTCACCACAAAGTCAAGATTGTATCGATACTTGGAAAATATTAAAAGAAAATAATATTTTACAAACACTTATTAAAATTAATGTAGATGATCCAAAAAATAACATACCTTCTTATATTAAAACGCTACCTACATTATTAAATCGTGGACAAAATATAATAGCTGGTAAAGAAGCCATCATAACATACTTTAATATAACAAATAAGACTGTTACAACAAATCAAAATAATATATCAAATACTAATCAAGGCACCGATTATAATCCGAATATAAATGGAAAACCTTCACAAAATAATAATAATAATAATAATAAATCACTACCTCCTTTAACAGATGTTCCTTTTTCTAAACAAAATGAGTCCATGTTTTTAAATAGTAATGAATTAGGAGGACATTACTCTGATAATTACGGTTTTATTGATGAATCTGTTACACAACAACATTCTTTTGAATTTATAAATGATTCCAAAACTTCTTCTGAAAAAAAAATAGATAATACACGATCTGTTAAAAAAAGTGCTTTAGAAGAACGAATGGAAAGTATGATGAGTCAAAGAAACGAAATAAAACCATTTAAAAGGATCTAGATATAAATATAAATTTAAATATAAATAATAATATATTATTTAAACATATATTACTAATATATTTATTATGTCGTATTTAAGTACATTTACGAATTTAATAGAAGAGTTTATAGATAAATTAAGTCAACTGTATCCCGAAGATCAAGACTTTGTTCATTTTAAAACCTTTTTGTTATTGCTTAAAAAAACCAATCCAAGAAAAATATTAGATATGTTTAACAAACATTGTTTACAATATAAAGAACATATTATTGCTAAAAATGAAGAGTTTATATTATTAACCGATTTTGTGAAAGATAAAACTAATAATTCTTCTGAAAATAAAGATACTTCAAATGATGAACATCTTTTTAATGTAATGATAAAATTAAGACATTACTGGAAATCTATGGATAAAGAAACTATAGAAAATATATGGAAATATCTAAATATATTTATCCTATTAAGTAGTAAAATGGAAAATTAAAATAATTAAAATAATTAAAAATAATTAAAAATAATTTTATTATTTGCGTTAATAAATAATATAATTATTCTTATAGCTATTATATAATGTCAGAAAAAAGTGTTGTAACCTTTAATAAAAATTTAGGAGCATTATTAAAAAATATAAAAGAAACGTTTAAAGAATTAAAAGAAACTATAGATGAACGGTATGTGTTACCATTAACAGATAGTAAATATTTACAACAATTTATAAAAAATAATAAACATAAGGGAAATGATATTAGTAATAAAAACGAAATTATATTTTCTAAAGATTTAGTTTTGTTAGAATATATAGATTTTAATTATATTTGGAATCATAGTGAAATAACTTCTGAAAATAAACAAATAATATGGAAATATATACAGTCATTATATTTATATTCTTTAGAATATGGTGATTCTATTAATATTAAAGATATATTACAAAATTATAAAGATACTAATATAATTGATAATAATACATCAAGAATAGTCATAAATATTTTAAATAATTTATCAAATAAACAACTTATAACATATGATACTAAAGAAGATTCAGATGATTTTGATGATACGGATAAAGGAGTTAATCCATTTACATTACCGGATTTATCAAATATTATTGGTAAACATTTAATGCAGTTAGTAAAAGATGTTATGGAAGATATAGATATAGAATCCGTACAAATGGAGAATCCTTTAGAATTAATTCAGACATTGCTAGATGGAACATTTAGTTTAGAATCTGATACAACTGGCGTCGCTGTATTAGTTAAAAATATTATAGATAATTTAAAAAAAAAATTGTCATCAGAAGACCTTAACAAAAAATTAATACTACAAGATGTTAAAAACGTATTAGTTATGTTTAATAATATAACTAATAATAAATATGATATTAATAAAGTTCTTAGCACATTAGATAATGATGAATTTCAAACAAATTTTGATAAAATTATAAATAGTTTAGATTTTGAATACTTATTAGGTCATATTATAGATATTTTACAAAATGTTCAATCCGAATCTAATATTGATTTACCGAATATTATGTCTACTGTAAAAGATAAATTATCAAATATAAATTTAGAAAATTTAACTAATATACCACAATTAATGAGCATGTTTGGAAATATTATGGGTTCTGTTAATACTAATGAAGAACAAGGCGAAAATACATCGATGTTTCAAAGCCTATTATCATCCTTAGATATGGGAAATATAGGAAATATAGGAAATATGGGAAATATAGTAAATAGTGTTATGAATGATCTACAAATGAATTCTGGTGATGCTAATAGCACCGATGTATCAGATATAGATATGCAAAAAATATTTACATCCGTAACAAATCATTTACCATCAAATATAACACAAAATATACCTAAAGACGTATTAAATAAATTGTCTGGTGATATAGATATAGAGGCTCTAAAAAAAATGGTTGGAAATAAAAAAAATACTCGTGTGAATCATTCCAAAATAAATCAATTATCACGTTTGGAAAAAAGGCGAGAACGTTTGCGAAAAAAATTAGAAGAAAAAAAAAAAATGTTAGAAAAAAAAAAACATATGTAGATATAAGTGTATTTTTCTTATATTTAATTATATTTTCTTTTTATAAAGATTATATAATTATATAGTATAATTATATAATATATATATTCATTATGCCAAATAATTTTAAAATTAATCAAGATGTATGGGTTAATAATATAAGTGATTTATTTAAAAAAGAATATCTATTACAATTTTTTCCATCTACCAAATATAATTGTAAAGAAAATATAAATAGTATTATGCGATTTGCCTTATATATATCAGTTATTTTAAGTATTGTATATAAAAATATATATTTTATGATGATTGTTGTTGTTGTAGCAATAAGTACATATATATATATTACAGTATACAGAGATCGTATCACCGAATTTTTTGAAACTGATTTATTAAAAAATAAAATGTTTGTAAAAGAAGTTAAATCAGATGTAAATAACCCATTACAAAATAAATTAATAGGCGAAGATAATAAACAATATCAAGGAGCGTATTTATCTTCGAATGAAAATGAAATTACAGATAATATTTTACATACATATAATAAATTAGATAATAATAAAAATAAAGCTGTTTCTGTACACGATACTTTAAATAAAAAAGAAACTTTATTAAATTTGTATCCTTTACCTGATAAAACGGGTATTCCTGATTTTGCTAAATTTGCTAAAAATACATATGGAACCTCTATAGAAAATCGTTCGGAACTTGTTAAAAGAGGATTTATTTCTAAAGCCGATACTTATCGTTTAGAAGAATCTTTTGAACGTATTAATTATGATCCTATTGGTTTAACCGTTCAATAAACTAAAGTTTATACGTATTAAAATAGACTATTATTAATGTGTTAAAAAAAATATACTTTTATTTTATTTAAGATTATATTTTTTTTTAAATTAATATTATATAATATATATATATATAATATATAGTTAAATATGAGTAATTGTGTTAGAACAAGTAATAAAAAATTTTCATTGAATGATTTAACAAGATTATCACAAACAGATGGTTATAAAACTGTTTCTGAAAAGGCAAGTGAAAAGGTTGGAAATTATGCGCTACGTAATTTTAATTCTTGTGAATGTACTGCTGATAAACAACGACAATTAAGTATTGTTCATCCTACCGTTCAATTTAGAGATGGCTGTGGCTGGATATCTATGGATGGATGTAATATTGATAAAGATTCTGATGTACGAAATGCTAAAACATTAACGAATACGAGAGAAATACATCAATTACATCCCCGTGAAGTATTAACAGAACCTCTTAAATCAAAAGGTTCATTTAATCAAGACGCAGAAAGTGCTTTAATATTTTCAAAACAAACTTCCGAAAAAAGAAATAAAAATAATTTATCGGGTGTGACTATAGATAGGTTTGTTCCTCAAATCAAAACTCTTAAAAATAATATTCAAGATCCTATTCATTATATTACTGAAGATAATAACAAGCAATGGAAAAGAGGGGGCATGGATACACGTAATATTGTTAGAGATTCTAATAGAGATCAAAGAAATAAACGTCAATTTATGGGTTAGTTACAATAATAATTTTAAATATATTATAATATAAAATATATTTATATATTATACTATAAAGAATAATGAAAAATGATAGAAGTAATAATCATAAACATTCATATATGCGTAAATTAAATGAATCTGAAAATGTTATTCAGCATGTTATGGATATAAATTATTTTCAAAATAATCAATTAGCTTTTCATACATTTGGATTACTGGGAGGACCTGTTGTCAATACGACTCATAAAAATATTATTGATATAGAATCAAAATTACGAGGTATAGATTCAACTACATTAAATATAAAAGATAATACTAACTTACCTGATTTTCAAATTATAGAATATGATGAAATTGTAATTAATGAATAAATTTGTTTTTTTAAATTATTATTATAAATATTTAATATATTATATTATATTATATTATATTATACTTTATTTATTATGAGTTTTAATAGATTAAATAACGATAAAAAAGAATATGCAGATACATATAAACAATCTGTAGGACCAGGAAAATATCATATGTTTAAATCTCCTATATTAGAAACTGATTTTTATTCTGTTTCGCCTAACATTATAGCACAGAAAAGCGGTGTATCTACAGATGCTAATAGTCAAATAGACGCACATAGTGAGTTATTAAATTTAAATCTTGCTCGTACAAAAGATGCTCAACATAAGCATTTAGAATCTTGTGGAAATTCTTGTAATAAAGGATATCCTTGTGGACAGGGTGTTATTAATAAATGTACAAATAGCGAGTGTGGAAATATGAAAAACTCTAATCTTACTGACGCAAAAGAAACATTTATTCCTGTTGAAAGTACGCGTTTGTCTAATCCACCGTGTACGTTACGAGGTCAAGAAACGTTTCGTATCGATCATTTGTATTTAGATCCACAAAAAAATTTAGAAATGCCTTTTGCCAATAATATATCTGTTCGATTGTATGAAAAAGATAATCATGTTCCATGTAACAATGCTGTATAAACATGTAATAATAGTATATACATTATGATTTATACCATACAATCATTTAGTATACATATAAAGATACTTATCATTATAAATATTAATTTTATTATTAATTTTATTATTAATTTATCTATTAATATTTATTAAAAAAAAAAAAATATAATATCATATTATTATAGATATTATAAAATGGCCGCTTTATTATTAATTGGAAGTGTAGGTGTTATAGGATATTTAACAAATAAGGTTTTATTAAATAAGAATAGTCATAATGATGAAGTCTTACATACAGATATGGCAAAAAGAACAGCAGAATTTATAAAACAAAATAATATATTGGATAGTTCATACATTCAAGAAAATTTTGAAACAGATACAACTAAACCACAAGATATACGTCCAAATATAAATAATTCAAATACTGTTCCAGAAAACACTGGCTCCAGTGACACAGTTCAAGATGCTACCAAGACTAATTTTAAATCTAAATTATCAGGTCTTACGCTTACACAACAAGAATTAGGATCGAACGACCAAGGTGTTTCATTTCAGCCATTTTATAACGGTAGACTCAAACAAAATATGAGATTAGATCAAAAACATGCCAATTTAGGTTGGATGACTGGGACGGATGACGATCTTATGAAAAATAAAGAAATAGCTAAAAATATGTTTGAACCTGTTAAAAATTTAAGCAGTGTAAATGGAACCAACATTTATAATTCAGATTTAAAACATAGATATAACAGTTCAAGATATATAAGCGGGGAACGACCGTTTGAACAAATTAGAGTAGGTCCAGGTTTAAACAAAGGTTATACCACAGAAGGTTCAGGAGGTTTTCATCAAGGTAATACACGTGATTATGTTATGCCTAAAAATGTCGATCAATTGCGTACATTAGATAATCCTAAATTAACATACAAAGGAAGAGTAGCAGCACCCAAAGTTTCTATAAGTAAACGAGGAAAACAAGGTTTAGTATTTAAAAATAAAGTAGAAAGAACATTTAATCAAAGTCATGAAGATTTATTAGTAACTACAGGCGCGGTTATTAGAGAGGCGGGTCGTTCTACTATCATTATTAAAAATACAAATCGTAAACTTTCAGGTAATATTATGGGAAATGCTAAATATGGTGTCAATTCAAATATTCTTCCTGGTAATTTTGAAAAATCAACTAAATTAACATACTGTAAAGATCAAGCACGTAATTTAAATGGTGAATATCTCGGTCAAAATGAAGCAGATGATCATGGTAAAAAATCGTTCTTTTTAGATATAACTAAACGTAATGTAACTGAATTGCGAACACACACAACTAACGTATCCAAAGCCGTAAAAGCGTTAATAACACCCATAACGGATTTATTTAAGAAAACAATTAAAGAAACTACAGAAGCAAATAATAACATGGGTAATGTAGGTTTACAAGTATTTAGATCAATTATGAAAGATAAAGACAATCAACAAATGAATCCAACACAAAGAGAAACATTGGAACAAGAAGAAACATTCCGTAATATGTTATCTAAAGATAAAAAAAACTATGTTCATGATCCATCTGATGTCCTTAAAACAACTATTAAACAAACAACTTCTGATAATAATTATATAGGACCCGCAGCATCAAGTGATGAAAAAAGTGGCTATAACTTATTTGATAAAAATAATTTTAAAACCAGTGGAAGTCGTGAAGAAACATTGGAGGGTCGTGAACCAACTACTAGTAATGTGTCATTAACATCTGGTGTTAGTAATTTAAATGTAACAACTGGTAAAAATGACTGTCTATACAAAAATGATAGAGATTTTACAAAAACAAATATGTATTATGTAGGTAATAATATAGAACAATATCGTAATACAGGTACAAGATTACGCGAGGAAATGAATTCCAGTAGAGGTAATACTGATTTAATACAACAATTGCGTAATAATCCTTACAATCTAAGCATTTAAACATTTATTTAAACATTCATTTATGATACACGAATAAAAACATTTAAATAATCTATATGTTTAATAAATATATATATTATTTACGTTATGTATGTTATGTATGTTATGTATGTTATAACTATTAAATAGTTGATAATAAATATACCATATACGGTATATTTATTTCCTTGTATACAAAGTGAGTTACTTTTTTATCATTGATACACGGCTTATATTTATGAATACTTGGTTTATAATTTTTAATTAGATATATATATTGATTATGAAGTTCTTTAATGGCTCTTTTATATTTTGTAGTATATCGAAATTGTTTGTTTTTTAATTTTTTTGTTTCAGTATAAATATGTAACAATTCACTTTTAATTAAATCTATTTTTGTAACAAGAGTTTTGTGTTGTTCTGTATATTCCGGATAATACCGTAATAATTTTTTTATACTATTTTTAGAGGACCGCATACAATCTAATAGTGTATATGTTATATTAGAATGATTACCACGTATATTTTTAACTATAATATGCTTTTTACCCTTTAATTTAGTTCTGAACTGTCTTTTTTTATTATAAAGCATGATACCTTCTCGTGTAAAGGGTAATTTAGAGCAGTAATGCCAAAGATCGTCGTAGTTATTACAATGTATGTGATTTATATCATCTAATTTTAATATTTTAGGCTTGGGAATTCCAATATTTAAGTTAATTTCATTATATGTATTCAAATCACGTGTAAGTATATGATATAATCTTGGTGTTTTATATAATGTCACATTACGAGATTCAGAATGACATAAAATAAATGAATAGGTATAATGTGTATGTAAATGTTTCATAGTGGGACTATATAGTTTAAATGTTTCTAAAAATAAATCTTTAAACGATCTAGATGAATTCCAAAAACAGTTACCATCCAGAGTAGACGTTGTTGAGATGCGCCATTTTTTATTATAATAATACATATTTATTAATGTTCCATCTATAGATTCTTCGATAACAATATCTTTCCAGTCTACTTTTGTTTTAAAGTCTTCTAAAGAAATTTTACCTTCAAGAGGATAGCAAATGATATCACGTGTATCTTTATCTAAAATAATACCTCGTGTTTTTCTTTCTAGTTCTGTTTTTTGTTTATTTTTTTTATATCTTAGCATAAAGGTGTGATCGTTTTTGACTATTTTAAAATTCTTACTTAATTCTTCATATAACACGTCATCACTTTTATGAGAGGATACGAATTGCTTAATGTGAGCCATATATAAATTATATATAATATAATATGATTTATTTTTAAATATTTATATTTAAAATTTCTATTTATTAGAATTATTATTTATATAAATTATATATATTTTATTTTTTTAATCTCTTATTATTAATAATGGATACACACCAAAATATTAATCCTGTTACACAACAGCCATTAGAAGAAGATACTTTACAAATATCTTTGCCACAACTAGAACCTTCGCGAGAAGTATTTAGTTCTGATCAAACGGAACCTACTTTTTCAGAAGAATTAGAAATAGAACCACCGGCAGGCGCACAAGAAGGAGCACTAGAAGGCACACTAGAAGGAGCACAAGAAGGCACACTAGAAGCAGCACTAGAAGGCACACTAGAAGGAGCACCAGAAGAAGCGTCAGAAGACATTTTACAATCAGATGACAGTTCTATTTTAAATATAGCTTTATTTGAATCCGGCGACAGTGTTCAACTTATATCTTTGGATACATCACATTCCTATCATAATAAAATTGTTGATTTTTTATATGTAGAACAAAATAAAATTTTTTTATTTGATAATGAAACAGATGATTTTTTAGAATTAGACATAGTTTCTAATAAAATTGATACAAATGAATATAAAATTCATACGTTAAAAAAAATAACGGAAACAGAAAACATCAATCTTGATATGGTAGTTTCGCAAACATTAGACAATATACAAGTGATACAGTCAGGTATAGAAATTCAGGAAAGATTATTGACTGTATGGGAAAGAAAATGGTCTGATGTAGAATATATAAATTCTATTATAGATACACTTCGAGTGTTGTATACACATAAAAAATTTTATGATTTAGAAACAATAAGTAAAGATTTATTTGAATTAATTCACGATGTAGAAAGAAATACTACTCCTGTAGATACCGATGTGTTTTCGAATACTGATAATGTAGCTTTTATTAAAGATATTATACACAATAAGTATACGCATAATTTTATTAAGCCGATTGTTATTGATAAACGTAAATTGTATGTTTCGTCCGAAGATGATATTATAAATAATGATGGTATGATTGTAGATTATAAATCGGAGTTACTTGCTCAAGATTCAATTAATAAACGTTCGTTATTACATAGAAATAACACAGCTTTTTCTGAAAATAAATATGCTTTAAATCAAGACCAGTATGAAAAGGAATTAGTTAATGGAACAGGAAACACAGTCGACTTAAGTGAAGAAGATAGTATACCAGTTGTAAAAGTAGGTGGTATGTTAAAACCAAATATATCGCCTAATACACCAGAAATTCCATACGAGGATATTATGCGCCCGTATATAAATACCGCAGAAGATCATCAAACCGAACATTCTAATTTTGAATATTATTTAATGCCAGATGGGCTAGAATATAGTTCTAAAGTATATCGTCCTAATATATCTCATTCTTCTTTTATAGTAAATAAAGATAAAGAAGATACAATTATAGAATCGAATGATATAGAATCAAGAATAGCAGATAGTAATTATTATAGATATCGGGATATACTTGATACAAGACGTATAACTGATAGTTTTGGTCGAATTAAATCAACTCAAATATGTCATGGTATTAAAGGCGAATATATGTACAGTGGTTCTTTTAATCGAAAGGAACATAAAAACAGTGCTTTTAATAAAAGTATAACGCGAGTTCCTTATAAATATAAATATATAGATGGTGAAACATTATTAATATGTGGTTTTATGATTCATAATGTAGAATTATATTTCCCATCATTTATTGAAAAAAAACAATATACAGATAAACAAGCGGGATATAAAATAAATTATGAAACATATGATGATGGATATTCTATTTATGATTATGTATTACAAAATAATCACACTACCGATACATTAGATAACTTATATCATATAATATATGATATTAACGCAAATAATTATGCATATGATCTTAAGTCTATACAAAATATAGATTATAATCGTAATAATTTTATATATTTTAACAAAAATAAAAAGTATTCAACGCAGGCAATGATTGATAATGAAAGATATACTATACATATACAAGAACAACAGGTAACAATTAAAAATCAATCTACAAATGAAAAAAAAAAGACAACTTTAGATGATACGACCATTCATAAAAATATAATTGATGCTTTATTACTACATAAATTAATATATATAGATACAAATGGAGTAAGAAGACCATTGTATAATAAAATACGTGAACAAGAATATATACAATCTATAAAACAAATAGTTCCTTCTATACATTCTGTTTTTGAGTATGAAATGAATCAAGACCGCGAACATAAACATACTTTACAGAAAAGTTATAATATTAGAGATATAAATAAAGTATTGGTTCCTTATAAATTAACGTATAACAAACTTCCTATTGATTTAAGAAAACAATTACAACAGATCATATATAAAAATGTATTAGCATTTAAGCGAAGTATTAATAAAAATAATACAACTAAACAAACAGAACAAAAAAATAAAAAATATGTTCACAAAATACTTAAAAAACTAGAACAGATTACCTTTACTTATTTAAAATATAATGGAACAAGCATAAGTGATGAAAGTGAACAAGTGTTTAAAAATTATTATATACGTTTTTTTACTAGATTTGAAGATACTGAATTAGATATATTTTTAGCACATATTTCACCCACAACTGATTCTACTGCTACTCTTAGTTCAGAAGACGTGGTACAAAAAATTGTAGATATTATATACTCAAAATATAATTTATTTTATTACAAAAATTTATTTTTTAATGATGTATCCGTCAGTAGTTATCAACAGTTTTGTATAGAACGTGAAGAACAAAAGAAAAGGGCTATTTCTTTAGAAACAAAAGCTCAACTTCCTCCTACTCATTATTGTTCCGTAAAATCATTACAATTTTTAAAGGAATTTTATACCTATAATTCACTTTCCTTATATAATATATATGAAAAAAATGTCTCTATACAGTTAGCTCATTCTCAGTTACAAGTCATGGAATTTTTATCACTTAGTAAAAAGGACTCACGATATGAATTATTATTTGATATTTATAAAAATATCCAAATCGAAAGAGAATTATTAAATATTGAAACATTAGTAGAGAATTTTTATGCTAAAGATGAGGATGTATTTGTATCCATCGAAGATAACGTCGAACGTAAAAAACGTGCCTTTATGCGATTGCGAGAAAAATTTAACGATGAAATACGTAAATTTACATATTATAGTGCGTGTTATGGTTTTAAAATTGTAAAAGTATATAAAAATAAATACGATTTATTAAAAGACAATATTAATGATCAAGTATATTATGATAAAATATTTGATACAACAGATGAAGATGTTGATATAGTAAATGAATATATGCGTGAACAATCATTACAACCATCAGCTATACAATATACGCAACAAATAGAAGACATATATAGACTATTTAAAAAATATTATATATTTTCTCCTGAATATGAAATAAAAAATATTGCTCACAATGCTATACATAATATACAAAATACGGACTATATACCTAAAAAAAAGAGTTCTGGAAAAATAATTATTAATAATGATACATCCTGTACAAATGAACCCGTTACGTGGATGGGTGAACAATATCGTTTGTCACCAGATGGGACAATGAAATCGGATACACAAGAATTTAATATAAATGATTTAAGCGAAAAACAAATCACACTGCCTTCAGGATTTGAAATTGATACCTATAATTTATTTAATTATTTAGATTCATTAAACAGGATTGTTATAGATAAAGACGTTAAACGTAAAGTAATTGATGGTGAATTTTGTATTTTACAAGATAAACGAAGTCGTTATATTTATAAACGTCTTGGTAATAGTTGGACACCACTGTCCGAAGAAGAAGTTTTACAAAAAGGGACGTGTATGTTAGATAAATATCATTTTAAAAATCATGCTTCAGATGCCGTATCTTTACTGGATTTTGATGATTTGTTACAACTAGAATCTCAAGATATAATTGATTATGATTTATCATTAATAGATGATACGGTTACAGGCACGGATGAACCAGATTCTTCTGAACCGTCAAGTTTATCGGAGGTTACAGAAGGTGAATCTGGAAGTTCTACTCTTGCTGAATTAGACGAAGGCGGTCAGCCAATCGATTATGTAGAAGATATAGATAGAGATTTCTTTGATTTATCAGAAAAGGAACCTGAAGCTGAAGCCGCAGAAAAACCTGCTACATCGTCGTCTCAACGCGAATCTCTTGTTTCTATAGGAGAAAGTATTGATCCTTCAATAATTATGTCTACACCCCAATCAGAAGAAACGGTTACACCAGCATCTAATTGTATAAATATCAATAGTTTACCTATTACAATAAAAGAGTTATTTAATAATGAAATATTTCACAAGGAGGATGGATATTCTAACGTTCATGAATATACAAATGGTGTCATGATTCCTAAACCATTTATAAAATTTATTTTTGACATTAATAAGGAATTTAATCAAATTAAAGAACAAGACCATATTGTCTATGATAAAGAAGAATTACTACAATTATTAGAAAGTAACTCGAAATATATTGAAAATAAATTAGATATAATAAAAAAAAATCATGAAGAACGTTCAAAAATCCTTTCATTTGGTCATAATAAACCATATGTTCACAAAAAAAAACGTGTTCCTTATCAATTACAACAAGAATTTAATGATATATTCTCAATACAAGACATGGATTTGTCTTTAACGGCTTTAAAAGATTTTATTGAAAAATATGGTATTTATTATAAATCGGATGAATGTATTCAAGAAACTAAAGAACTACTTCCAGAAGCCGAAGAATCCCTTCCAGAAGCCGAAGAATCCCTTCCAGAAGCCGAAGAACCACCTCAAGAAAGTATAGAAACCACGCGTATTCGTCAAGATAAACAAATCGATCCGGAAACAGATCCTAATACTTCAAAATTTGTTTATTGGGATCCTTATTTTTTCCCGAATGTATGTCAACAAATGTGTTGTAAACACTATGTTGATTTAACGGAACTTGCTTGGTTAGATAATGATACACGTAATAAAAAATCGAAAGAAATTGTTGATAACTATCGTATTCCTGATCATACAGAAGGAGAAGCATTAATATGTAAATATTGCGGTGAAACATTAGAATATATAAAATATTCTACACAAGAAGGGTTTTCTAGTGATGATAGACCAATATATTTTAGAGAAGTTATCGAAGAAGATGAATATACTTTTGAGGAGGATATTTTATCAGAACGTTCTCTAAACGAAAAAAAGAATTTCAAAGAAATATATAATACATTATCCAAATTATTAAATGTTACATTAACAAAAAAAGATTTACATTTTGTTACAACAAATAGTTATACAATGTATTCGATGTATCAAAAATCACAAAAAGAAATTTATTTACTTTATTCTCGAAGATATAATAAACGTATCGATACAAAACTATTACAAAATATATATTTATTTTATGATAAAATTATACAAGAAAATCAAAATATTATAAATATATTTAATAAAAAAGCACGAGAAAAAAATGCTCCGGTGTTTATGAAAAAATTTTATAAACAAGTTTCATCTACTAGATATGAAAAAAACTCAGATTACAAACAATTTATGGACTATAGTAGTTATTTACTACAGCAACGAAACATTCATAACCAAACAATGGAGATATGTATAGTCATGATTTACTTTATATTAATAGTATTTTATTCCGAACAACGATATAATATTGTTAGTTCTGGCGATGCTCGTTATACAGGGCAGCGTGTAATCATATATGAAACTCTTGAACAAATTAAGGATAAATGTATTGAAATATCTCTACAAAGTAAAAACACAGCTACTAAAAAATCTATTTGGTATAATTTTATTAATACGGAAAAAATATTTAACATTGAATATTTACCAGAAATAAAACAGTCTCAACAATCCGCCTCATCTTATTATAATGATACTATTGAAACTATATTATTAGAGCACTATTTTAATGATTTATACGTAAAAATACATCGTCAATCTTTTATTCAAGAATTAAAAAAAGAAAAAGAAATATATGATAATGCCGTATTAGTAAGAGAACAACGTATATCTACACAATTACAATGGACTACATTTAGACCTTTTATGACTCCTGATTATAATTATCGTAATGATACATCTTTAGCAACCTTACAAACATTACAAAATTCTCTTACAACGTCTACACAAAATAAAAAAATTTATACATTAATGACAAGTATATCAGAAGAAATAAGAAAATTATCATTAGAATATATTTCTCGAATTAATAAATATATAATTTTATATAAACCACTTAAACATACAAATTATGTTTCCTACCAATCAAGTAGTTGTTATTTTAATATTCAAAACAATTATCAGAATGATTTGCCTCCAGAAATACATACAATATACACAGCGATTCAAAATTTAAATATAGCCAGTTATCAACAATCAAATGATTATTATTTACTTGATACCTATAGAGGATTAAATGAACAGGAGAAAGGACGATATATATTGGAATACTTTTATACAAAAGAAAAATTATATCAAAATTATAAACATCGACAGGAATCAGATGAGTCATATGATACAAGTAAGGATGATGATTATAAACAATATTTAATTAATAAAATAATGAATATCAATATGTATATTGTAACAGAAGAGTTTGATATTGAAAAAAATGGTTCTGTAAGAAATTTTGTAACGGTTACCGATCCAGACTATTATTTATTATCAACGTTAAAAGAATCAGATGTTTTACGAGATGCCCTTGAGCAAAAACTAAGAGACAAATATAATAGTGTTCAATCAGAATACTTTATAAGTGTTGATATGGTAAATGAAGAAGCTTATGATTTATTTATTCAAAATAAATTAGATATTATTATCCATGAAGAAGGCGAAACACAGTTAGATACTGTTACAAATATGTATATATACACTATTAAAGAACGGATTCAATCTATTGTTTCAAATAAAACCTGTGATAAACTGAAGGAAGAGGTTGATATATTATACAATAATCTTTCAAAATTAGAAGATCGTAAAATATATATAAATATAGATGACTCGCAGCATTCTAAACGTTTTAAACAGTCTCGTTATAAACAAGACCAACAATATGCTTTATTACGAAAATCTAAGACAATAGAAGATTTATTAGAACAAATATTTAGTGATTCTTTATCAAGTATATCTTTTACTGAAGAATTAGCAAATATACAAAAGCAAGATGATAAAGACATCGAAAATTCTACATTAGAATTATTTGAAAGAGAAGCTATAAATAAATCTAAACGAATTAAATCATATGTTCATGATTTTATAGACGAATACTCTTATCTCAATGGATTTAATACGTTAATACACGACGACTCATTACAATTAAAGGATGTAATCGATTCATTTTTACTTAAACAAATTGGTAATAAACATTTACTAGAAGAATATATTGATATATTGAAAATAAATTTAATTGTTCAAGGTTATATTCCAAAATCTAAACAGTATCATACAGAATATACTTTTAGAAAAAGAACTATTCAGACAAATTTACGATTAAATACAATACGATTATATAATACCTTATCAACATTTATTATTATAGAATTAAATAAGTTATACTATCTTATACAAAATAAAGGAACATTGCCTTCTTATGTAGATACAGAAACACAGCCTATTAAGTCTACCAGTAAAACAATAACGTTTGAAAATATGTATAATCAGTTTGATCAAGTATACGCAAATGAATTTAATGATGAATCTTTTTTTATTATTGAAAATACTGAAAAATTATTAGAATTAATACATATGATGGATACTATTCGAAATACTTACTCAATACATAATAAATTAGTAGATAAAAAGGTATTAGATATAAATATAATAGAGAATGTATCAAAATATATATTTATTCATATCTTACAATTAACATGCGATATGATTCCTATAAAAATGAAACCATTTGTTAAGTATATTTTATTTACAATATTTGATACACAATTACAAATTAATAGTACAGACACCGTAATAGTTGACACTATACATACCAGACATCAGGAGTTAAGTAATGAACGTAAAGAAAAGTTTGATTCTTTAGAAAATGATATGAAACATTTACACAATTTATATCGAAATGTAAATATGGGTGGTAACTTTTCTAAAAGAAATAAAGAAGAAGTTATAGAAGAAAATAAAGGAGAAATGATCGAAGATGATACTATTCTTACAGTAGCAACAGTTGAAGATATAGAAGCACAAGAGCAAGTTCAAGCTGATATGGACGTTCGTATTGAGTATAGTATGACTAATGTAGGTGGAGAAGATGAGAATGATGAAATAGAATAAATACGCAATAATAAATAATTAAATTAACATTTTAATAATTTAATAATTTATTACATAAAAATTTTATATACATATATAATATAATTATTGTACGAATATGAATACTATTATGATTCTTAGCATACTTTTATACGTAATTATTGGTATGGTGTTATGGTTAATTAAACCTTCTTTAATGTTTAATAGTAATGGTTCTGTAAAATCATTTGGTGTTCAAGAAGATCAAACTATATTTTATTTTCCTATTGTTTTAATTTTTATGGCTATTATAATATATATTATTTTTTTAAGATTATTATCTAATTAAATAATAAAATAATAAAACAATAAAATATTAATGGACAGTCATTCAGTAAATTCTATAATACCACATAAATTTTCAGATAATTCACAAAACAATACCTATAGAGGAAGCGGTGAGATACAACATATCGATATTACAGAAGAAATACAAAAACAGTTTAAAACAACCCATGATACTGTAAATATAAAAAGTATTCTTATAGATTCTATATCAGACACAAATAAATATAAAACGTTACAAGAATTAATTACGTCTTATACGATTCCCCATATGGAAAGTGTTTTCGATATTACAGAAAAAATATACATAAAAACCAATATTAATAGGCAATCAGCTATTATTAAAAAAGTTCAGGAAATAGCTAACAAAATTACTGATATTAATGTTATATTTTTACTTCATATAGATAATGAACCAATTTCTTTTATATCTTCGAAGTCGATCGATTCAAGTAAAGATAATATGTATTTTTATATAAATAAGCATACGACAAAGCTACGATTAAATATAATTATTCATAATAAAGATGGTAAATTCGCATTATTACATTCAAGTAGTTATCAAACAGAACCATCTGAAGAAACAGCGGTAGCAACAGCGGTAGCAACAGCGGTAGCAACAGAAGACACCACCGCACAAGCACCGGAAGCGGCTGAAGAAGAAGCCACAGTAACGCCGAGAGAAGAGACAGAATCTGTCGAAGAAGAAGCTCAATCAGTAACGCCGAGAGAAGAGACAGAATCTGTCGAAGAAGAAGCTCAAGTAGTAACGGAAACAGAAAAAAAAAAATCTTCTACGTACAATCCAAAATATACATATAATCCAGAAGATATACATACATTATTAAAAAAAGTATTAGTTACAAATACATCCAAATCAGATGATTCTATGAATAAAGAATATCTTATAGGAAATCCATTTGGTTACAACAAACAATATAAAAATTTATATAGTCAAGTAAAAGATACCGATAAATATATGTTATCTGGAAGATTAGACACAACTACCGATAAAATAGTATGGCTACGATTATTAGAATAAATACACAGTTAATTATTAGTATTATTATCTAACATGCCTGTATGAAATGCCATTCTACGACCTTCGCTTGAAGTAGTTGATGGAACCGATACTTTTGATGTAGATGATTCTATATAGAATGTAGTAAATGTTTCTATAGTATTGTGTAATTTTGTAAGAGTATTGTTAATTGTAGTTAAATGATCGCATATATTATTTCCTTCTTCATCAAGTAAATATAAATCTAAATCTAATTCTTCATCTTCGTCTTCGTCATTATTCTGTGTTTCTCCATTATTTGATTGAGAAGTATTATTGACAACGCTTTTAGCCATATTTGTTAAATTATTAAGCATAGCAGGATCTATTGAATTAAATAAATTCGATAATACATTATCCAGAACGTCTTCAGAATTCGGATCAATTGCTTCAATTTTTTTTTCTTTATCTGACATATAGTTTATATTTGATATATATGTTTTATATTTTTAAATAATACGCAAAAAAAAAAATAATAATATAATGTTTATATATATTATAATTTAATATGCCTAAAAAAATAAATAAAAATCCTGTAAATATACAGGAAGGAAAACAAATATTTCATGATTATTATAAAAAAAAACACAAAGGAAAATCTTCATCTGTTAAACAAGCAAAATTATTTGATGCTGTGTATCAAAAAAAACCAAAAAAAACGTTAATGCCTAACAGTAAAAAATCTTATAAGTATAGATTAAAAAAGGGTGTAGAAACCTTTGATATGATATCTGTAGATTCGTTTCCAGAAGGGCAAGAATTTATAATTAATAATAAAACTGCGTATTCAAAGGGTAAACCTCGTTTAAAAAAAAATAACAAATTATACAGTGAAGCATTTAGTGAACAATATAAGAAAACAGAAAATGAAGGAAGGCGAATAAATAAAAAAAACAAACATGTTAATTCACCTCGTTCAAATAAGAAATTAATAGAATTATATTGGGATAAATTTAATAAACGACAAAAAATAGAAAATATACTGACCACATTTAATTTATCTACATCAGAATTAGATAAACTTAAAAATTTATTGTCACATCATAATATCACATATGATAATGACTTATATAGTATGAACAAAAATATATTATTACAATTAGGAATAGAAGAAAAAATAGCAATTTTATTACATACTGAAGCCAAAAAAGTACAACAAAAAATACAGCAAAATGAATTAGTAGAACCAAGAAAAAATAAACAATTTTCTTCTGAATTAGAATTACTTGTACGAAAAAATGACGGCGAAATAATAACCGATGAAGAAATGCGTAAAGCTAAACAGGAGGATGTTCAAAATGCTACTAACAAACGGGCTGATATAAAAAGTAAAACGGTAAGTTTACAAACCATGCGTCGAGGCGAACAAGAAGAGCAAGAAGAGCAAGAAGAACAAGAAGAGCAAGAAGAGCAAGAAGAGCAAGAAGAGCAAGAAGAGCAAGAAGAACAAGAAGAACAAGAAACAAAAGACGAAGAAAAAATAATATTTAAAAAAGAAGGTTCTAATGGTGTAGGAATATATAAAAATATTAAGATAAGTCAGAATAGTATAACATCAATTATAAATACACGTGAGATTACAATTTATACTATTGATAAAGAGGGCATATGTTCTCTTATAAAAAATAAAGATATTTCAGAAGATAAACAAAATGAAATAAATAGGAATATAGATTATTTAGTATATATAGACATGTTGAGTTTTAATGAAGATATAAATAAATATTATCTACCCGATACAGTAAGAAATAAATTACAAGAACAAGAACAAATACAACAAACCATATTATCCTCTGATACAAATATAGATGAATCGGCTGATTTAACAGAAGATAGTTCTGAGGAAGGTATAAGTATGGGTGATGAGGATGAAGAAACTTCTGATGACGAATATGATGATGATGATGAAAATGATAATGAAGGTGAAGAAGTAACCATGAGTGGATCGGAAGAAAGTGATGAAGATGAAAAAAATAAAGAAAAAATAATTAGTAAACCAGAGGATAAGGAGGATGATAGTGATAATGAGGATGATAGTGATAATGAGGATGATAGTGATAATAAGGTTAGTGATGATGAAGGTGTAGAAACATTCGGTGATGAAACATATCAGGTAAGTGGGGAAGAAGAGGAAGAAGAGGAAGAAGAGGAAGAGGAAGAAGAGGAAGAGGAAGAGGAAGAGGAAGAGGAAGAAGAAAAAGAAGAAGAAGAAGAGGAAGAGGAAGAAGAGAAAGAGGAAGAAGAAGAAGAAGAACCTGAAAAGGGCTTAGATGGACAATCGTATGATAGTTTATTTGATGAAGAACAATCAAATGATAGTGATAATAATGTAGATGATGATGACGATGAAGAAGATCTTTTTGCTGATAGTACATTACAAGGTGGTTCCTACACATCAAAAAAAAAAAAAAAAAAAAAAAAAAAAAAAAAAAAAAAAAAAAAAAAAAAATCAAAAAAAAATAAAAAGATGCAGCGAAAAAAATATACATTTGGTAAGAATGTATATACCTTTCATATAGATACGGTACAAAAGGGAGGTTCATATAAAATATATGCTGGCAGAGATATTTTAGGATACAATACAAATGATGTTATAGGTATGTGGAAAATAATGCTCCTTATATACACGCTCAACAATTTGCTCGTAATATGATTAATTTATTTAATTAAAGTATTATAAAAATAATTATACACACTATTAATATTTATATAATTATTTATATAGAAATATTTATATATATATATAGTAATAATAATGCCCACACATAAGAAATTTTGTACGTTATGTCATTCTGAAGGAGTAAGTGAATCTACTTGTCCTTATAATTATAACAGCAAATATCCTAATATAAAAACTCATTATAATGTATTAAAGGGTGGTTCACTTTTAAAAAAAAAAGATGAGAATATAGAAAAAAGTGGTACATTACAAGATCTCAGAGAGGTAACACCACAAGCAGCACCACAACCAGTAGCAAAGTCAGCACTACCGCCAGCACCACCACCAGTAGCCATAAAGCAAGCACCACCACCAGTAGCCATAAAGCAAGCACCACCGCCAGCACTACAGTCAGCAGCCATAAAGCAAGCACCCATAAAGCAAGCACCCATAAAGCAAGCACCCATAAAGCAAGCACCACAACCAGTACCACAACCAGTACCACAACCAGCACCACGACCAGCACCACGACCAGCACCACAACCAGTCACACCTGAACCACCGCCAGTAGTAACGGCAGCACCACCGACCGTACCACAACCAGTCATGCCGGCACCAGAGACAGCAGCTGAGCCACAAGCAACTGTAGAACCATCTACATCAGCAGAACAAATAACAGATGGTTTTATACCTTATGAAGAACGTGGCTTACCTATAGAAAAATTTTGGTCTGGAGCAAGACAAAATAAAAAAGCCGATAATATACAGTCAGGGTATACCAATTGGAGAAGGCGTTTATCAACAATGTATGTTCCAGATAATCCCATTATTATCGATGGCGAAGAATGGAATTCAATAGAAGGATGGTTTCAAGCAAATAAATTTATACATAATCCTAGTTACAGTTTTTATGTAGATAAATTTAAGTATGGTGGTGATTTTGCGGATTCCAAATTATCTAAAAAGATGGGTGGTAAGACACAATCTAGAAAAAATAAAGTCAAGTTAGATCCTAATTGGGATATTAACCGTATTACCGTCATGATGAAAGGTATACTTGCTCGTATTGAACAAGGAAAAGATGTACAAAAAATCTTGAAATTGACAAAAGATAACTATTATTTATTACATCAATACAATAAACGATTTAGTAAAGTGCTATCTTATTGGGGTGGTGTTATTAAAAATATAGATGAAAAGGATACAATTATAGGTAATAATATTTTAGGAAAAATGTATATGTTTTTAACTGAAAAGGTACCAAATATATCCGCAGAAGTAGATGTATTAGAAGATATTGATACATTAGTAGAAAGATTTAAAGATTATTATCCTTCTACATCTACAAGAGTTCAAAAAAGTACAGATACGGGCTTAGTAAGCACTGGAAGTTTACAAGGTTTAGAAGAACCAGAAGAACAACAAGAAGAACAAGAAGAACAAGAAGAACAAGAAGAACAAGAAGAACAAGAAGAACAAGAAGAACAAGAAGAACAACCAGACGAAGAACCAGAAGAACAACCAGACGAAGAACCAGAAGAACCAGAAGAAGACGAAGAACAAGAAGAAAAAAAAGAATCACAAGAAATAGAAACTAAAAATTGTGAAGAACCTGTTATATTCGAAGATATTACAGAACGTTTTTTAGAAAAGTATGCTCCTGAATATATTGAAATGACAAAAGAAAAAAGTAGTAAAATTATAGATGAAATTATATCATATGTTCAAAAGTATCACATGTATACACAAAATCCTAGAAAATATTCTAATACGTTTACAGAAAGTTGGTTTAAAATTATACCTAAAACGTGTAATTTAATACCAGAAATATACACAACTGTAAAAGATAATAGCATATTGTATAACTGTACTTTTTACGATCATTGTAAAAATATATCTTCGAAAAAAAATATACTACAAAAAGTATTTTATATACAATTACGACTTCCTAAATCCATACATTCAAATGAAGAGCTACAAAAAATAGACAAAACCATACATGATTCATTAATAGAAATTAAATTAAAATCATTGCTTGATAAAATTAATATACTGACCTACTTGGATATGGATTCAGATGAAAAAGAAGCATTAATACAAAAATATAGAAAAATGTTTGATACATTTAAAGAATCGTATGAACATAGTATTCATAAAAGAGACATCATTTTAAATAAGGAACTACCAGAAGAAACAAATGAAGATATACAGTATCAATTAGCTTTTATAAAAAAAATTTTAAAATTAGAATTTACAATTCATTATCATTTTACGAAAAACAGTGATCAAATTACATCTTATGATACAATTATAAAAGGCACAGATACAGAATTTGATATTATATTTGCTCAAAATTTGGCTACATTAGAAGAAAATATACAAAAAGATATAGAAAATGAAACAACAGAATTTCAAGACAGTATATTTATGTTAAAAAACATAAAAGAAAATCAAGATAACACATATGAATTACAAGATAGTATAGAAAATGATGAAAAAAAATTATTTAGTACATTAACGAATAAAAAATTATTATTACAAGTTATTAAAAAATCATTTATACAGTCATCAAATAAACATATACAATATACTCAAAAAAAAATAAATATAGATGATTTGTACAGTATTAAAATAGAACAATCTTCTTCCCGTTCATCATATACAAATAATGCGCTTGATTATTTTGAACCTTTATTTGTAAATAATTCTATTGAAAATAATACAGATATATTAGTTATTTATAATTATGCTCAACCAGTTACCGTTAATAAAGAAGTTCAAGAATATATTAAAAAACCTTCTGTTTACAAAGAGTTAGATAAAAAAAATCAGTCTGGTTGTATTACAAAAATGAATTGGAGACGAATATTATCCAATGAATATATGCAACCTTTTATAGTTGATACATTAACGTTTAATTCTATAGAACATTATTTACAATATTCTAAATTTAATAAAAGAACAGATATACAAGATCCTGTTATTGTTCAAAAATATCAGAAATTTGCTAATTTATTTTGTAAAAATGTTAAAGGATTATATGCTGAATTATCAGGAGAGGAAGCGTATAAAATGGGTGCCGCAGAAAATACGTCTAGATATGATATAACGATTGCCGACGACTGGTTAGACAAACGATCTACTATTTTAAAAAAAGCCTTATATGCTAAATGTTTTCAAAATAAAAATATACAAGAAATATTACAACTTACAAATCCCGCATTATTAATATCACCTTTTAAAGGTAAAAAAAGAAAACATAAATATAGATTTAATAATGAATTAATGTATATACGACAATTATTTATGTCTTCTACTCTTCCTATAGATATATATCCTAATTATAAGGAAGATAAAACTATATTTGAAAGTCTTTTTTCCTCTACACATAATATGTATATAGAACCCAATACAACAACCACACAAACAGAATCAACTGACACTTCATTAACAGAAAGCATGGAAGAATTTACAAGTAGCGTACAAGAAGAACAACCGTTAGAAGATGTTACAAAAGATATTATATATGATGTCGGAGCAGAAGAAACAAAAGAAGCTGTGCCTGATACGGAAGAACTACAAGAAGACGAAGAATTACAACAATTGAGTGAACAAGCAGATGAAACATTAGAAGAAGCAGTGATTGTTATTGATGAAGAACTGGAAGAAAGTTTATTTTTAGATAAATTTTTAGAACCTAAAGTCGCAAATAAATTTAGTGATGCGCAAACAGAAATAAGTTCGGGTAATCAAAAAACAAGCGATTGGATGTGGTATTTCTTCCCTCAAGCACCATTCGGAACAAGTCCAATAAGTTTACGGTATTCTCTTCAAAATAAAAAAGAAGTCTTACAATATATATATAATAATGAATTACGCAATCGATATATAATACTATTAGATACAATGATTAATCATAAAAAAGAAGTTACAGATATTACAATAGAAGATATTATGGGTAAACAAACACGTTCTGAACTTGCTAGACTAGACACACTTAAATGTATTAGTTCAATAACGTTATTTTATTTGGTTGCTTCTTCTAAATTTAATGAATTAAACGAAAGATGGTCGGACTCTACTGTAGAAAAACCACCTAATGTAGATAAAATATTAAAAAATACAAAAGAAATCATTGATAAAATAAGTCAATTTAAAGATACATTTGATGAATTTGTGGATAACCCTAATGTTGTTCAATTAGTACAAGATATTTCCGAAACGGATCCATTTCTTCCTGTTATAGAAGAACAAAAATATGGTGGTGATTCAAGTGCTTCTGGAGCCGATCCATTGACAGGTGGTTATATAGATACAGGAGTACAAAAATCGTCTGTTACACATGATATATCTAAATTAAACAATATAGAACATTTAGTTAATTTAACTGGTGGATCAATAGAAAATAATATATTACAAATCGCACTTAAAAATAATAATAATAATGTATATAGAGCATTAAGTAGTTTAACAAATAAAAAAACATTACAAATTTATAAAATGTTATCAAAAGAAGGTGCTGTTTAATCACAGCATATGTATACATAAAGTAATACAGTATACATAAAGTAATACAGTATACATAAAGTAATAAAGTAATACAGTATATATTTATATACATTATTATTTTATACGTTAAATATAATATTCTTTCTATTATATATAGAATACTAAACAATGTCCTTATTGAAAAGTCTGTCTAATATACTTGCTCGTTTAGAAGAAATTTTTGATCCATTAGCCTTTATTATATCATTATTTATTGGTATTTTTATTGTTTACAGTATAACTCCTCCTCCAAAAATAATTGTTAAACATCCTACGCCAGAGAATTCTGGACGAATAATTTATAAAGATGAAGCTCATAATTGCTTTAAAGTGTTAAGTAAAGAAACGGAATGTCCCTCTGATACTTCTAAAATAAATTCTATACCTTTAAAAGATTAAATAACAGTGTAACGTTAACAATATTAAAAATATAAATAAAATATTAAAAATATAAATAAAATATGTATATAATATATAATGAAATTATTAACTAATTTAAAAAAAAATGTATATGCACGAATAATTATTTCGATAATATGGGGGTTAGGTCTTGCTGCTATATTTAGAAAAATATGTAAAGGACGTGAATGTATTATTATTAAATCTCCTAATATGGCAGAATATCAAAATAAAGTATATGGATTCGGTAATAAATGTTATACATTTTCATCTCAGGTAACAAATTGTGAGGATAAACCGGATGCCTAAGTGTAATTATATTTAATTATATTTAATTATATTTAATTTATGTAACGTAAATATACATAAAAAAATATATTAGTTAATATATATATATAAAAATGAGTGATATACAAACAGAAATGATTATGAATAGTGATTCAAGTAATATAGTAAATGATATACTACAGGAACTAAATAATACTAATAAAAATAATTCTAATAGTATGCCTATCCAATTACAAATGCAAGATAAAGCGGGTCCCATTCCGTCACAATCATCTTTAGGATTAAATGAAAATGCCGTGATTAATCAATATGATAATACCGAAATAAGTAACCAAATGCAATTAAATAGACAAATGGATCCTCACATGACACTTAATCCTGATGTTCGTTTAGACATGAAAAATTTTGATAATATGAATAAACTTGATAAACAAGGAGGTCGTATTCGGTCTACTAAAATAGTAACAAGAAATTTTATTATGACAACATTGCGAATAATTAAAAATATTGTAGTATTATTTGTTATATTATTGTTATTTTTATCGCCCATTGCTGATAAATTATCAGTTAAATGTTTACCTGTATTATTTTCTAGTTCAGCATCGCAGATATTTAAATGGCTGGGATTAATAGTAAAAGCATTGCTTATAAGTGTTATATACCACATTATTTACATATTTATCTAAAAATAGTTAACATATACATTACATTTTTTTAATACCATGACTATTACTTTCGCGTAAACCACTTGAAGTAATTTTAATAAATTCAATGGGTATATGTTGAACTTCTGATAGATTTGAACAACCAATATAAGATAATCCTGAACGTAAACCTCCGGATATTTGATCTAACACATCTTTTACATCACCTTTGTATTCGACATATCCTTCTACTCCTTCAGGTGTCATATTTTCTATAGATGTATTATTACTATTATTTAATTTTATATTTTTTCTATAATTCGATATTATTCCCGCCATACCACGTATCATTTTCATTTTTTTATTATCTTTAAGCAATACTTTACCCGGCGTTTCTGTTGTCCCACTTAGTCCACCACCCAACATAGAAGCAGAAGAACCAGCACAAAAAGCTTTAAAGATATTGCCGGTTTTACGATTGTGTCCACCATCCGCTATAATTGTTACATTTTTTTGAGCAGCCATTTTAGCACATTCGATAACCGCAGACAGTTGGGGACGACCACAACCGGTCTGTTTTCGTGTAATACAAATGGTTCCTGGACCGATGCCGACTTTAATACAATCGGCTCCCGCATCAGCTAAATATTCTACACCTTCCTTAGTACAAACATTACCAGCTATAATTTCAAGAGTTGGATGTTTTTGTTTAATAGATTGTATAGCTTCTTTACAAATGATATGATGACCATGAGCAATGTCGATACAAATAATGTTTACACCTGCTTCAACTAAAGCATCCGTTCGTTCCATATAATCACCTACTACGCCAACTGCCGCTCCTACAATTAATTGTTTATTCGCATCCAAATTAAAGGTACTGTTTTGTAAATTGTTTCGAAAAATAATATCCTTTAAGGTAAGTAATCCCATTACGGAGGTATCGTTTTTATTGATAATCGGTATTTGTTCTATTTTATTATCCAGACATATTTTTAAAAGTTTTTTTTCTATTTCAGGTGTTAACATTTTTTTATTTTTTAATGTATAACTGATAAGAGCAGGACTCCCAGTCATAAAATCTGCTACTTGTAATTGATCTACATTGGTATAATATTCTTGTTTATAAAATTCTTTGTTTAATATATATCTATTTATATCTCTGTTTGTTAGAATACCCTCAAGTTGATTGTTTTCGTCTGTTACTAATAAACTACCTACTTTATTATTTTTAATAATGGTAATCGCATTTTCTATAGATTCAGTTTGTCTAACCGACCACGGATTTGAAATAATATGATTGGTATAACGTTTTACATTTCTAACCATACGAGCTTGTTGTTCTATAGAACAAAATCTATGAATAATGCCCATACCACCATATTTAGACATGGATATAGCCATTTTATCTTCTGTAATGGTATCCATATTGGATGATATAATAGGAAAAGAAAGAGTAATATTATTTGTAAGTTTCATAGAAAGATCTGTATTTTTTCTACTCTTAATAACTGAATATTTTGGTTTAATTAATACGTCATCATATGTAATTTCATTCGATATCGTAATCCTGTCTGTCATGGAACAACAATATCAATCAATTATAATATATTATTTAAACATCTTTAAATAATAAATTATCTTATTATATTATACATAACTGATATGGCTCGCAAACGTTGTCCTGAAAATACCTTTTGTTTTAGTAATTCAATTATATATTTTATATTGATAGCAATAGGCTTTATTCTTATACACATATATAACAATAAAAAAACAAATCAAAATATGATAGATGCTATTAAAGAATCCAATCAACACATGTTTCATTCATTAAAAAATTCTTTGGCAAATGTATTAAATTTAAATGTTTCTACTGTAAGTTTTAATAAACGTCTAACTGACCCGTTACAACCTCCTGAACGAACTACACCGTTATTTTTTAGAAGAATGACGGTTGCGCCTGAAACAGATATTCGTATGTCTGCACAAACAGATCTTGGTATACCTATTAATGTTCATACGCGAGGAGAAGCTGTCCATTACCAACAAGTAGGTGTATTAATTCAAGATGGGGTATCTGGTGATAATAAAAAAATCTTACCTATATATGGTAAACCCACCTACTCAGGTTCCCAAAATTGGAACTATTATACTTCTACTGACGGATATCATTCTATGAAAGTAGGTATTACAAATAAAAATAAACAATGTACTCATGAATTTGGGTGTAATGAAATATATGATGGTGATTTAGTATCTGTAGAAGGACATGATAGTCAATTTAAAGTAAGTATGTATAAACTTGATAAACCAAGATATATACCTTATGTAGTTTAAATATCACCCATATCTAATGTATCGGTATATATAAATCCCAATATATGACCTTCAGAGTGTATTTTTTTAGTTATAACTTGTAACGTGTTATCTTTTTTTGTTAATTCTATATCTTTTAAAAAAATCTTATGTTTATTAATGATAAAATATATAGAATCTAATATTTTTTTGGTTTGTTTTTCATCTAGCCCCTTATATGAACGTATTTTTGGTAATTTTACTGTTACAGAATGTTTATTTTGATAAGGTTGTATAATGTTGGTATGCTCTGAAATATCTGGAAGGATAACTGGTTTGGACCATAACACTCGATTTTTATTATGTAAGGTGGTTCTATATTTAAGCATTTGAATACATAATTGACTGTTATCTATAATAATGGAATAAATATAACAGTATTTAATTTCCAAATAACTAAATAACAAATGTGGTAATTCCCATATTTTTTTATTTTTAGTAGAATCAGAATTATGTGTAATAAGAAAAATAGATTCGTCTTCTATTCCAATGATTAGGTCATTCCAACTATATATTGTATCCGTATCTTTATCTTTTATATATTTTTCATGAATTTCTAAATTTGTCCCATCAAGAGAAAAATCTCTCGTTAGATCAGAAGAAATAACTAAACCTTGTAAATCTCCATTAACAATCTCTTGTTTTTTAGCAATAAACATACCTTTAACGTATCTGTCATCCTCCGTTTTGTTTGAGCCAAAAGTCAATATATATTCAATATTGGGATATTCCATAAATAGTTTTATAGTTTATATCTATTATATAATCTCTAAATAAAAAAATATATAATATAATATATGGGTAATTGTTATTCTAGATTATTATATCAAACATCTATTTTAAAACAATTAACACATCAAATGTATTATAATAGAAACAATAGATTTTATAATAATGTATATTATATACATACATTATATAAATTAAAACATAAAGATACAACTAAACATACAACTAAACATACAACTAAACATATAACAATCAAAAATATTATTCAGTATACGTAAACAAACCGATTACATATTGTATGTAGATATCTTTTATTTAAATCACTTTATTTGTGACGGATTGAACCGATTGAACAGATGTTGTTACACCGCCCTTTTGAAGTGCTTCCGAACGATTAATGTCATTTACTAAGAAACTTGGGAAGGTTTCATTGTCCATTCGATTACAGCCGATTCTCCCGCCGGAGTCACAACGTTCTCGGCGCGCATTGTATTCTAAAAGAGTATGTTCTCGATTGTAATTTTGAGCATAATGTTTTTTAAATTGATAATTATTCCATAGTTGTTCTTCTGTATGGTCTTCTCGTATAGGACCTATTTGTAAAAGAGTGTTATTACACATACCTAAGGGAAATTGTATTTCTGCGTTATAATTAAATGTTAACGGAACTAACTTACTTGATAAATTATTTGACATCGGATTACAAACATTCGTATCAACAGAACGTGAAATATGTGTAAAGTCGGAGGATTTTTTTAAATTACAAGTGGGATGTATATATTGGTAAGTAGTCATTATATAATATAATAAAACAAAATAATTTTATTATAAGTATAAAATAAAGTTATTTAAATGTTAAGATATGGTATTAATTCTATTACAAGTATTATAAATATTATACATACTATAATATGAAATAATGTACATGATATAAATATAAAAATCCATAGAGATATATTTTTTTGTTTAGTTTTCTCCATCATAGTGTATATACTGAATATAACTTGAATAAAAATAAGATCAAATTATTTAATTATTATATATTTGTGATTTTTTCATATACTAATATACTATTATTTTTATTTTATTTTATTACACCTTTGAACATTTAAAACGCCGATTTTATTATAAAATTTGATTCATTTTATTATAACAAATAATTATTATTTATAAAATATGGAAACTATTATGACATTACACACATATAATACTGATTTACTTAGTTCATGGGGTATTGGTCAAACAACAAAACCTATATCTTGGACATTTGAAAACGTATTAAAATATGCGGTAAATATTAAGGCAACGGTTATTGTAAAACCATCAAGAGGCAAATTATGGTATATCAAGGGAATAAACAATAATAAAAAATATGAAGATATTAAAAATCATTTAGAAACCAATCTACATGCCAGATACAAAGCAAATAGTAAAACCTGGTTAATATCTTATTTTTAATACGGCGTTTTAAATGTTCAAAGGTGTAAAATAAAAATATTTAAAATATGATTTATTCACCAAGGTTCAGGCATAACAATATATAAGCGTTTGACACGTTTCCCTGCTAATGTTTCAATTTCTCCTATACTTGCTCCATAATTAGGATCATGAAACAATTCTCTAAAAGCTTTTTCATATAATTTTGTTTTATTGTTGCGGATGGTTAGCACAAATATTTCTTGTTTACCTGAACGATTGGATACTAATAAATTTTGAAAATTGTATTTTAATTTGTTGACAAATTTCTTTTTTTCTTTCATCCACTTCGAATTATATACTTTTTTTAAATCTGCCCAAGAAGGTATTTCATATTCTTCAAGATTTTCGCTTTCTACAGGTGTGCTATTTTCAGCATTATCTAATTCTTCTAATATAAACTGATCGGCCTCATCCATAAATCCGTCCATACTTACGTTATATTATACTATACTATAATATAAATTAATTATGTAATTAAACTAAATATAATTATTTGATAATTATTTGATACGGTTAAATAATACATCCCAAACGGTTTTATGTTTATGTTTATGTAATTCTTCTGTAGTTTTAGATAAATCTAAATATATATCGCCTAATTTTGTACATAATCCTCTATTCATATCTTCAAGTGATTCATTTACATGTGTAAGGGAATGATTGGCTTCGTTTGATTCTGTATAATTTTGGAGAAATTGATCGATTTGTGTTTGTAAAGAATGAACTGTATCCGATAAGTTTTTATTTTGTGTTTGTAATTCTTGTATAATTGTATCTTTTTCGTGTTCCCTTACTCGTAAATTGCGTATCGTACATTGTAATAGTTCACTATCTTCTTTATATTCAGTTGTAACTTTAGAAATGGCTGTCGAAATAGTTTTTTTTGCTTTTTCTTGTAAAAAGGCTGCTTTATTTGTAGATGTAGCAAATTTAGCCAAATATGTAATATTTTGTAATAAATTTTTTCTATCATTTCTATCTAATATAAAGCATTGTATTCTATATATAGCCGAATAAATACGTATATACTGTTTACGACAAATATAGGAACGGATATATGATTGTATGATAAGTATATGATTCATGTATTATTATATACCAATGTTAATATGCTATATAAAAATTAAATCATAAAAATGTGTTCATAAAAAAGTTATTCGGATTATTTAATATTTAAATGTAATTTAAATATACAAATAGTATAGAACCGTATAAATGAATGTTATATATATGTAATCAATTAGCCTCATTTTTTATAAATCTATTATTTTTTTTTGTAAATATTTGGATATGGGTATGCTATGCCAGTATAGCTAGCATATGTGTATCATTGAAGGATAAAAAATGGCATATGCGCTTACGAGATATACACTTGTATAAACATGATTTGTATATTAATACATTATCGATTGTATATTATGTTAAATATAAAAGTATAGTACACGCTTCGTATATTTATTACGACATTGGAGATAGACTTACTTTGATGAATGAATTAACACCTGCTACCCTTCCATCAAATAAAGCAGACATGACTACTGATACTGAATTGGAAAGTATACATATTCTCACTAACAGTATTAAATCATTATGTAAAAATTGTACGTGTATCATTGATCGTATGAAAATAAAAATAGATGAACATCTTATAGTCACTCTACATAGTACGAAAATACAAAAAAGTGCTACAGAGTATACAATTTCTATTTCTACAATTTATATACTCTATGATACGGTAAAAATTGCTACATGTAAACATATAAACATAACCTATTTGTATACGACCAATCAGTTAGTTATCGATATCTCATTAATTACCATTAAATTATTATCGTATGAAATAGATATACAACACTGTATACAACATATTATAACGTTACTATCTGTTGAGGATACGCCCTCAAACATTTGTCTACACATATTTATACGTTCCATTCACGTTAATTTTTTTAATAAACACGTGTTACATTTATATGTTCACAATATAAAATATCATTCGGATAAGAATTCTTTTTTTATACAAGAATGTATACTTCAATCCGGTAAAAAATGTATCGCCAACATATCAAATATTGATTATTCACTCGCTACAATAAAAAGTATGACCATTGAAACAATACGGCTACACATATATAAAACTACAATGTATAAATTAAAACTTTGTTTAGATTCTTTACTTCCTAAACATAAAAAAACTACAAAGACTCACATAACCCGAAAAAAAACTACAAAAAATATGCCGTTACAATCTTGTTTAGAAAAAAATTATATAAAATCCATTACGGTAGATAATCAGTCTACCCGTTCTTTATCGGATGTTAATATTCCACTGGTTAAAAAAAGTATTATGAAACAAATCTTTATTCATACATTGTGTATAAATATAAAATATACACCGAATATATATATCATTTGTAAGTCGTTAGCCTATACTCGATACACTAAACACATCTATACGATGTTAATACAATCCATTCGTATAAAAGATATGTACGACAAGTGCTATATACAAACTAAATATAATAATAGTAATTATATTCAAATATTATTTAAACAACATTTTTTAAATATTCAAATCGTTCCCTTAACGATAGACATACATATAGATATTATTAAAGGTGTGTTAGATATTATTGAGGCAAATGCGTATGATTTTAAAAAATTGTTGTATTATGATTATATTAAAAATAATTATAGTGAGTATTTTATTCATCATTTGTTTATTCACAGTATTATGTTAGATGTAACCTATAAACCTAAAAAAAATAAATTTTACAAACAACTTTTTTCGAAACATTCTCGCTACGCATTTTTACAAATAACCAATTATAAAAATATACGTTTATATACAAAAGAGATAGATATTTACTATCCATTAGACAGTAGTTATTTATGTAATAAAATACTTGAAATTTGGTTTAAGGATATATATAAACATCAACTAACAAATGTTCTGAAAGGAGCTCAATACACTAAAAAAATATCTTCTACATTGGATTATAGTTCTAAACTTTTTAAAAAGGTTAAAAAAAAACTATCATAAAATATAATTATTTAATTTTATTTTTTTAATGTAAAAATAAAATAAAAGCATATAGTATATAAATGAAAGCAAGAGGATCAAGAGCACAAGTGATGCACGGCACTGCCAAGCGCACATCAGGGGGGTTAACCAAAAAACAGTTAAAATACAATAAACAGGGAAAAATTGTTTCTAAAAGAATGTCTGCTCGTGCGAAAAAAGATAAACGTTTAGTCAAAGCAGGTTACAAAACCAAAAAAGGAACCTTTGGTTCGTTTAAAAATGGAAAACGCGTATCCGGCAGACGTTCAAAACGCCGATCAAGAAGAAAATCTAGAAAAAAATCAAAAAGAAAACAAAGAGGCGGCGCCTGGCTCGATGCGCAAGAACAGCTTGGCAATAACCCGCCCACTCCCACACCTGACATGTTAGGCGACCATCGTCCGTCGCCGGCGTCCGCAGCGACTGATCCAGCAGCCGACGGACGCGCGCGGCGGCGGCAGCGCGCTGCCGCCGGACGCGCGCCTCGTCCTCCTTCCCCACTGCGGCGATATCGTCGCTCCGGGCCCGACGTGGCTCAAGCGCCTCGTCCTCCTTCCCCACTGCGGCGATATCGTCGCTCCGGGCCCGACGTGGCTCAAGCGCGCCACCGCGGCGCAGAAAAATCCTCCAAAAAATCCCCCAAAAAATCCCCCAAAAAATCCGGATCAAAGAAGACCGGCGTCGCGGCACCTAAAAAAAAGGTAGAAGAGGTAAAAGAGGTGTCGTATGAGAACCTAGCAAGGGGACCAATCAATCCGCACATTATGACACGATACGGTATTGGCCCGTACGACTATTAAGTATATGAATATTTATGAATATTTATACATATGATTATTAAATGGACCCATCCTCTCTCCATATGGGAATACGATGAAGCAAAAAAGTTTTATTTTAATTTAATTTTAATTTAATTTTATTTTTTTAATGTAAAAAATAAAATAAAAGCATATAGTATACAAATGAAAGCAAGAGGATCAAGAGCACAAGTGATGCACGGCACTGCCAAGCGCACATCAGGGGGGTTAACCAAAAAACAGTTAAAATACAATAAACAGGGAAAAATTGTTTCTAAAAGAATGTCTGCTCGTGCGAAAAAAGATAAACGTTTAGTCAAAGCAGGCTACAAAACCAAAAAAGGAACCTTTGGTTCGTTTAAAAATGGAAAACGTGTATCTGGAAGACGTTCCAGACGCCGATCCAGAAGAAAATCTAGATAAACTAGCCGCGCCGCGAATTACAGGATGAAGCAGTAGTGAGAGAGCAGTGGTATTATAAAATAGAAAGGGGGCGGCAGAGGAGGAGGAGAGTGTGGCGACCGGGTGTCGAGTATGTCTTGCGATTGCTATCCATATTGTGACATGAGATTGCTAACCCGAGCACATTTCACACGCCTCTTCATGTTGTTTAGGTTCAATGGTAAATTGCTGTGCTTTAGCCGCCGCTCGAGTTCGCAAATAATACATTCCGGTTTTTAATCCTTTCGACCACGTGTACATATGAATAGCCGACAGTTTATTAAGATTTGGTTCAGCTACAAATAAATTTAAACTTTGACTCTGGCACACATATATACCACGATCGGCCGATTGATCAATCAGCACTCTTTGCGATAAATCCCATGATGTTTTATATATTTTTTTTAACTGATTAGGAATAGACTTACATTCTTGTATAGAACCATTGTACGAAATAATTTCATTTTTAAGGTCTTGCGACCATAAGTCTAATGAACTAAGATCATCCAATAAATACTTATTAATAATAGTAAAACTTCCTGCTACTGTATTTCTATAATAAATGTTTGAAGTATATGGTTCAATACATTCATTATTTCCAAGAATCTGACTGGTAGATGCCGTTGGCATAGGAGCCAATAACAATGAGTTTCGTACGCCATGTTGATTAATTTCTTGACGCAAATGATCCCAATCAAGTGTTATGTCTTCTACACTATGAAGTGGTTCTTGGTCCCATAAATCAAATTGAAATTTACCTTTACTTAGTGGTGAACCTTCAAAACTTGAATAACTGCCCAGATATTGATCGGACAACGCTAATTCTTCGTCGATAGGTTTATAGATTTTTTCCAATTGAAGTAATTCCGTCCAATCAGGATTATTAGATTGCGCAGGTTCCCAATCGTGTTGAATAGTAGAACATCCTGTTTTCCATATAAATACATTATTTTCTTTCGAAGAAAAGGCATTTGCTTTAATACAATGAGATATACCCAATGTTGTACGCAATTCCTTAATTCGTTTCATTCCATCCGTCCGTTCTTTTGCCAATTGTATAGATTCTTCCATAGCAGAATAATAAATAACGGCAAATATTTGTTTATTTAATTCTATCGCTTCCGGTGAATCAAAACCAATTCTCATTTTACAATAAACGTCAGCAAGTCCTTGTACTCCGATCCCAAGAGGCCGATGCATAACATTAGAATAACGTGTTTCCTTAACAGGATAATAATTAATATCAATAACTTTATTTAGATTACGTGTCACAATTTTAGCAATATCGTATAATTTTTTAAAATCGTATACGGGTTTAAAAAGTGTCAATAATTCTGATAATCCACCAACATAATGTATGTTGGGGGTATGTTTATATTTAATCGTTAGTTGTGGAAAGCTTATATTTTTTATATCATATTTAGCACGTAACGCATCTACTTCTGCGTCGTTTGTTACAGAGCTAATATTTTTACTATATAAGGTAATACCGCGATTTTGAATATACTTTTTTGCTAATGAACAAGCTTTACAATTGTCAAGAGTATACATATCAATATATTCTATTTGTGTATAATCAAAGTCAGTTACACAACGAGACAACCCAATCGATGCCAACGTACAGCAAGCATATTGTTCGTGATCCGAATATTCAATGATTTCACAACATAAATTTGAACTTTTTATGGTCCCAATATTAGATTGATTAGATTTTTTATTGGCGGCATCTTTGTACAAAATATACGGGGTTCCTGTTTCAATTTGCGAAATTAATATTTTTTTCCATAAATCGACCGCTTGGATTTCTTTTTTTCTAATATGTGGGTTTTTTTCTAGTTCTTCGTAACGTGTTTTAAATGCGTCTCCATAATAATCACTTAATCCCTTTGCTTCATCAGGACAAAACAAGGTCCACGTCTGATTATTTTTAAGACGTTCCATAAATAAATCGGAAATCCAAAGAGCATAAAATAAATCACGAGCTCGTACGTGTTCGTCTCCATGGTTTTTTTTACCTTCAATAAAGTCCAACATGTCTATATGCCAAGTTTCTAGATACATAGCAAAGGCACCTGGACGTTTACCGGATTGATTAATATGGCGTGCAGTATCATTAAATACACGAAGCATAGGAAATATACCATTACTTGACCCATTTGTACTACGAATCATTGATTTTTTCCCTCTAATATCATGAATCCATACTCCAATACCACCCGCCCATTTAGATATTTTCGCACAATCACTCAAGGTTTTGTAAATACCATCTACTGAATCTTCCATTCCTAACAAAAAACAACTCAATAACTGGGGTCGAGCAGTTCCCGCATGAAATAACGTTGGAGTCGCATGAATAAAATATTTTTGACTCATATTATGATACGTTTCAAATACTCGTTCAAGATTAGTTCCATGAAGGCCCAATGCGACACGCATAAATAAATACTGAATACGTTCAACTATTTTTTCCTTTATTTTAAATAAATATGCTTTTTCTAAGGTTTTAAAACTAAAAAAATCAAAATCATAATCGCGTGCGTGTTGTATTTCATTATTAATACGTTCGCGGTGGGCGGTAACAATATCAAACACGTCTTGACTTATTAAGGGCACGGATTTACCTGCGCTATCTGTATGTTTGTATAATATTTCTACGGCTTTACTAAATGTGTCTGATGTTAATTTATGATTATTAGATATAACTAAACGAGAAGATAATTCACCATATTCTAAATGTTTTGTTACATTTGCGATACATATTTCGGAGCCAAGTTCATCTAATTTTTTAGTAGGTATTCCATTATAAATTTGTGAACAGATTTTTTGCGCGATCTCAATTGGATCAATATGTGTTAATTTTGGTTTCATAGTACACAGATTTTTTAAACGATTTGTTACTTTATCAAATGATACTTCGTGTAAACTTCCATCTCTTTTTTTTACTTGCATGGTTAAGAGAATATATTATGTATATATAATATTTAATCTTTAAATATATTTGAAATAAGTATTTAAAAAATATCTTATATATATATATAATACAACAGTCAATGAGTTCATTATATTATAATTTTAAATATATTTTTCCAGGTAATAAAACTATATTATATTATGCGAGTTGTGTAATTAATCGTAATATTAAACGTTATTTGGAACGTAAAAAAGTAACTATTATTAATAAGTTGGTCCATACATTTTTAGATGACACGATACAACAAGCTAAAAAAAATCATAGTAAAAAAAAACATCAAACTAAATATAACGTACTCTCAACAAACTCAACAAACTCAACAAATCCAACAGAAAATGACTCCACATCTCTAACAAAGTTTGCTATTGGAGATATAGTATTAACAGAACTGGGAGAAGGTACTATAGAAGAGATACGTGATGATGGTATATTGGTGTTACGTATGAATATAACTACACATCATATTACCAAGGGTTATTTTCACAACAATTCAGTATCATTGGTATACAATAAAAATAATATTAATAATACTAAAAAAAAAGTACATGCCTATGGAAGTTCCGAAGACGCAGATAACACGGAAGATACAGAAGAATATTCAGAAGATTTTGAGGAATCTTCTGAAGATACTGTTCATTCAAATCAATCATATATATATAATTTATATGGTTCTATAAAAGAATGGTTGATTAATAAATTTCTATAAAATGAAATATAATAAATATACATACGCATACGAGTATACCAGTAATAGGAGAGAAATATTTAGACCATTTTAAAACGTCGTTATAATCGCCTGTACAAAAGGTTATACTATTTAATATACTGTCATTTTTTGGGCGGCGTTTTTTAGCATTCATATATTCTTCAGAGCACCCCATATGAATCGTTAATAAGCATAAGGATATACAAAATACTAATAAAGACATAATTTTAATATGTATTTTAAGTGGTTTCACTAATATAATTATAAATATCCCTACTATTAATGACATATCTGTTACATGATCATATATATCACCAAATTTAGAAGTCATATTATATTTACGAGCATAACTTCCATCACAACAATCAAATATATATTCTATAACAATACATACCGATGCTAACAAATAATAATCATAATAAAAAAAATATAAAGTTAAGACTATAAAAATAGTCGAAAGCGTCGTAATACCATTAGGGGTAAAGTTATATTTTTTAAAATAAGGATTTAAAAACTCTGCTAATAAAATAAACTTTTTTTCCAATGGACTTTCTAAATCCAATGGAACTTTTCTGATAGTATTTTTATTCATATTATATATGTTATATATATATATATTATGATATTATTTTAATTATATTATATTTTAATTAGTATATACATATATTATTACAAATATTTTAAATAGAAGAATCTAACATTTGTATAATTGGATCCATTGTATTTTTTATTTTATTTTCTTGTTGAACAATCATTTGTTTCGTCAAGGGTTCTTTCTCAATTAATTCTAATGTTTCTTTAATTATATTATGTATAATTTCTAATATTTCTGTACTCAGTATATCTGTTCTATCTAATAATTTCATATATTCATAGGATATTTTTTCTAAATTATATTTTCCGGTGATAATACATTTTATTTCTTCGTCTTTTTCTTTATGTTGTTGTGATTCTTGTAATTGTTGTTTAATATCGCTATCGGACACACGTTTACTCGAATGATCAATTTGTATGGTCTTCTGTTGGTTTGTATCAACATCTTTTGCGGACAAAGTCAATATACCATTGGAATCAATGATTAATTCTACTTCTATTTTAGGTATACCTCTTGAAGCAGGTCGTATTCCTTCAATAGAACATTTTCCTAAAAAATGATTATCAGCTACCATTAATCGCTCTCCTTCATAGATTTCAATATGAACAAATTCTTGATTATCCATACTCGTTGAAAATATTTTTTTTTCTTTTATAGGGATCGTAGTATTTCTTGGTATCATTACATTCATGATCCCTCCTACTGTTTTTATTCCAATGGATAATGACGTTACATCTAATAATAATACATTACTCAATACAGGACTATCTACTTTAGTAAGTATGGCGGCTTGGACGGCTGCCCCATAGGCCACCGCTTCATCAGGATTAATAGACGTACATAAAACTTTATTCATAAATTCTTTACTAATAAGCGACTGTAATAAGGGTATGCGTGTAGAACCACCAACTAACACAATTTCATGTATAGCAGTTTTATCTATATCCGCATCACTTAATACTTGTTGAATAGGGCGTAAGCAGGTATACAGTAGCTTTTCTATTAATTTTTCAAATGTTGAACGTGTAAGTGTCAGTTCAAAATCTGTATTCGCATACAATGAATCGATTTCAATATCAAACGACAAGGAGGAAGAGAGTATTTTCTTAGCTTCTTCTATATGTTTTTTTAATTTCATCATTGATTTAGTATTGTTTTTAATTTCTTCAAACAAAAATGTTTCAGTATGTTTTTCTTGATTATTATAATTTGTAATAAATTCTTGTATACAATAATCAATAACAATATTATCAAAATCTTCTCCTCCTAAATGTGTATCGCCACAAGTAGCCAGTACTTGAAATAATCCATCTTCGAGTGAAACAATAGATACATCAAACGTTCCACCACCTAAATCAAATACTAAAATATTTGTAGTTTCCTCTTTATTGTACGAAATATTATTTAAACCATACGCAATCGAAGCGGATGTAGGTTCATTTATAATACGTAGAACTTCTAAACCAGCCTGTTTACCTGCTTGTTTCGTAGCATATCGTTGTGAATCATTAAAATATGCCGGTACAGTAATAACTGCTTGAGTAATTTCTTGACCTAGATATAAAGACACAAATTCTTTTATTTTACGTAACAGTAACGCAGATATATCTTCCGGCGAATACAGTGTCATTACATTATTAATAGGAATAGAAAATACTATACTATCATCGTCGCCCTGTAGTACAGTATATCCCATATATTGAATATCTTTTTGAACCAACGGGTCAGAAAATGATTTACCTATGAAACGTTTCGCATCATAAATAGTTTGGGAAGGATATTTTTTGGCTCTTCGTTTAGCCGTATGACCGATATATATTTCACCATTATCCGAAAACGAAACATAGGATGGTATGGTACGATATCCATGAGGATCATTAATAATTTCGACATGGTTATTTTTAAATACACCGACACAACTATAGGTTGTTCCTAAATCAATACCAATCGCCATAGCCGTATTATTTGAAGTATGTAAAGTAGACATAATTATAATACATAGTATAATAATAATGTTTAAATATTTTTATTTTAAATATTGTATTGTAAACTGGAAATATATTATGAAATATATATATATATATATATATATATTAGGAAATAACATATGTATTATATTCCTTCATGAGTATTTTTAATATATAAATACTATCATCAATGGTATCTATATTTTCAAGTTTTTCTTCTACTTTCGATAAAATACTATGTGTGGGTTGAATAAATATTAATTCGTTATATAAAAGATAAATTAAATCTATTATATAATCTTCGACATTTTGTGTTTGTAGTATTTTATCGATAATAAAATCTATTTTATTATATAATTTTTGTAGTTTGTCTTCATTTTTTTTGTATATATGAGTAAAATAATGTTTAACTGTTACGCCAAGTTTAGTTATAATGTTTGTATCTTGAATTGTTTTATTTTGGATATTTGTTTTAAAAATATTCCAGTATGCTTCAATTAAATAATTTTCTATAAGATGTTTAGAGTTTTTTGTAAATATTCCAATTGGATGTAATCCATCTGTTTCAAGTATGTCATATTCTTGTTGTCCAACTAATTGAATTAAACAATTTTTAATTTTATCACGCATATCTATTAATTGTTGTAAATATTGTTTGTAATACTCAAACTTATTAATATCGTTGGCCTTTTGTGTAAAAGTTTCAATTTCGTCAGTATAATCAAGATATAACGATAAATAAATTTTTTTTTGAGATTCTTTATCTTTTTTTTTCCACATAGAAAATAAAACCGAAAATGTATTTAATTTTTTAGTATATATATCTATATCAAAATCTTCTAAGGTATCATTATTTGACACATATTCAGGAATATAATAAACGAGTTCTTTACATTTTTCATATAATAATTCTTCTGTTTCATTTTTTTTAGTCGATAATATATCATTATGAAAAAAACAAATCATATATATCGATAAAAATTCACGTGCTTGTATTAAAAGTTCTACACTGGTATGTTTCTTTAGACATGATAGCAATGTTTGAACACCATTTATATTTTGTTTATCTGACATAGAAAACACAGCCTGATCAAATGTTTTATTAGAAAAAGTGTCTATAAGTTGTAAATCTAAAACGGTTTCTATATAAAAGGCAATGGTATCAGAAGGACGACTGTTCATATATTATATAATTATATATATATATGTTTATATAATTATATTATTATTTATTTATTAGTCAGATAGTACATAATCATATTGACGCACATTATCTAATTTATGTTTGGAAAGATAAGAAGACGTATACGAGTTAACATATGTTTGTATAATTGTATCGATTTCTTCTAATGTATATATAATTAATTTTTTTTCTTTTTCACGCAAATATGTTCGAGGTCGACTATTATAAAATTGAGTAATTGTATTGACAAGTTTAAATAGTTGTTCTGAATCTTGAAACTGCTCATATACTAAACCTATACGACTTTTAAAATTATCTATTTGATTTATAATTAACGGAACCGGGGATTCGGTTATGTTTGCTTGTCGTTTAATGATGTTTTTTGTCTTTTTTTTAATAGAAGGATCACGAAGAATATCTTTTAGTTGTTTGTCAGATAAAGGTTTATCCTCAACTTCGTTTAAAATACTTATAATAACTTCTATCTCAGCGGATATTTGATACAAAATAGCCGCACCTGAAGAAAAAAGAGGGAATAAAGATTTTAAAACAGGCTTATCATCTAGCGTATTCGCAAGAGACCATAATCGTTTCGCATATTTTAAAGCATTATATTTATATCCACCTTTACCATATTGTTTTAAATCAATAATTAAACTTTCAATATAATTATCTATATTTGTATTAATAACATGCTGTTGACCATCCTTATCCATATATATAAATACTAAAAAGTTAGTAATTTCAATATATTTACCATTAATAGGTGCCCAAAGATCTAATTTACAAATGGATTTATCTTGAATAGCATCTACTAATTTAATTTTTATTTGTTTATCCTTTTTATCTTTTTCATCAACAGAACGGCTAATATATTTATAACCATTTATTAAATCAAATAAATTCCATCGTAAAACATAAAAGGAGCGTATATACTCTTGTAATGTATGCCATTCCGAAACAGTAGGTTTTTTTTTAATTAATTTTATGACGGCCGTAAATTCTTTGTTGGTAAATAATTTATTTTGTTTTAATCGTATACAGGTTTCTTTTACATTTGAAGGGTCATAGTCAACAATAGTATTTTTAGGACTTATTTTACCTAGTTCTGGTATTTCATAGCGTTTATCTATACCGGCTTTAAAATCTGCTAGATAGATTAACGGTTCTTTCATTATTTTTATAGCAATATCCTGTATTTTTTTTACAATATCATTACTGGCTTCATGTAACGTACAGCAAGATTTTATTTCTTCATAAATATCTATATCACCTGGATATCTGTGAACGGTATATTTTAAACTTCCAACGGGAGAAATATCTTTTCCTGATGTGACCATATTTAATATTTTTTTTGTTTGTGTATTAAAAGAATCTGGAGAACGAAATTGACTTAAATTAATAGTAATATTTTCATTTTTGTCTTTATTTTTTAAATCAACTGTTTCATTAGTTTGTTGTATATCGGAATCTTGTAGTTGAGATTCTAATACATGTAGTATATTCGCAAGTTTATTTTGAGAACTATTTTTAATTAAAAAAAATAACCCCATTTTGTGTAAAAAGGCGTCCATGTATTTGTCCATTATATATTATTATGATATATTATTATGATATAATATATTTACATTATTTAAATGTAAATAAATAATTATTTAAACACTGTATTAACGTATATTGTAATACATTATTGAACTTTGTAATTATGAATACTATAGAAAGAATAGAAAGGATGCTAAAATCTTCTACAAAACGTCTATCCTGGGATGAATATTTTATTTCGCTAACCTTGTTATTGGCTGCGCGTTCTCCTTCGGAACGGTTACAAGTAGGTTCCGTAATCGTTCAGGATAATCGTATTATTTCTTCTGGATATAATGGGTTTCCATCATCTACACCACATATATCGATTATGAAAAAGGGGCATGAAATTAATACAATTCATGCGGAAATCAATACTATATGTGACGCGGCTAAACGCGGTGTCTCGATTGAAGGTTCCACGATGTATATTAATTATTTTCCGTGTATTTATTGTACGAAATCCATTATAGCAAGTGGAATTAAACATATCGTATATTATAAAGATTATAAAAACGATGAACTTGTACGCACATTATTAAAGAATTCTAATATTACTATTCGACAATTTACACATCAAACCGTATCTCGAGTTACACGCATAAGTAGTCAAACCACATCGACTCCATTTGAACGTGTTCCCTTAGAACGAACGAAACGATTTAGTCCTATTCAATCTTTATCATTACACGATAATAAAGAATCTCTAGATGATATGATTGAGGATTCTCTTAATAATTCTATTTACCAATAACAGCTATTTTCAACCATGTGACTATTTGGTATACATTCGCTTTCAGAGGGTTTAATAAAGGTACAGCCATTGTCTTTAATAATTTGTTTCCAATCCTCACGATTTTCCCAGCGGCGCCCCATAACACCAAACATTAATTGTAAGCCCCCTCCAATATATATCGCACTTTTATGTAGTTTTTCTTTAATAAAATTACATAAGGGTAATCCATATCCACCACACCCTAACAAAGCAATATCAAAATCTAATTGTTCTATATCCTTACACATAATGGAAAACGTTTCTTCCCAATGTTTATGAATGTGATTACCTGCGGAAGTATTAAACGATTTATAAAACATAAATTCTTGACCTTCTTTAAATAACGGCATATGTGTAAATATCTGAAACTTATTTTCTAATTGTTGTTTAAATGACTCTACAAAAGGATTAATCAGTAGCACTTTTTTTCCTAATAAATGTTGTGTCCACGGAACAATATTATCTTTACATACATAAAAAGGTTCGATCGAGCGAGAATGAATATTGTGTAATGTATACGTTACTGTAAAATATTCTTGTAACTGTTGAACATGGTTACGTATATTTTCGAAACAAGCGAGAGCGCAGCTATTTTTTAATGCTTTATTATAATGTTTACAATAGGATTGTAGCTCTTTTTTATTATTCGCATAAATACCCGCATTATTAGAAAGAGTCTGAACCATTTGGGAGAGATAGGGTATAGAATGTTTTTGTATATACATATAGGTTATATATGATTCAGGTTCACCTAATCGAGAAATAATAAAAGGTGTATTGGATTGTATTTGTTTAATAATATATGCGTTTGAATCTATTACATTCATAACGTGTAAGAAGATTATATGTATAGAATATGTTTGTTTTCTTTAAACAACAATATTATGTATACTGTAATGAATTATTAATTAATTACTGTATAAAAAACAAATATTTATATATAGTATACATAAATGGTTAAGAGAGTAAGTAGAAGACGGAGACGTTCAAGTAAACGCAAAAAACAATCCGGTGGAGGTAAACGTAATGGTTGTATGTGCGACAAACGCAAAAAACAATCCGGTGGAGGTAAACGTAATGGTTGTATGTGCGACAAACGCAAAAAAAATAGTAAACGTGGACACTGTCACTGTGGTCCTAAAAAAGCATCCCTCTCAGATATAAAAAAAATAGCAAAAAAATATAGTGTAACTGATAATGGAAGTCGAGCTCACATATCAGCAGTTTTATGTTCTGCTCGATCATCGTATTTGTCTAAAAAAGAACGTAAAATGATACTTCCCTTTTTAAAAAATAGTAAAAATAAAACCATTTTATTACAAATGATTAAAACAAATGAAACACAAAAAAAATTACCTCAATAAAAATATAAGTATTTTATTTTATTTTATTTTTAATTTTCTCGTTTAAAATTAAAATATTGCTTTATAATATAAAAAATATGAGTTTAAGAGTTAGTAGAAGACGCAGACGTTCCGCCAAACGCAAAAGCCGCCGCCTCCAAAAAGGAGGCCGCAAATCCAAAAGAAGGGATTCTTGCAGCAAAAGAAAAGTATCACGCCGCAGACGTTCCTCCAAGCGCAGACGCTCGCGCAGAAAAAGACGTTAAATAAAATACCCTTATTAACGACCAATTATTAACTATATATAAAAAGTGTTATGACTAATCAGTTCTAAAACTTTTTTTATATCTTTTTGTACACTTTGAATCAGTTCTTTAGTTAATAGATTATTACGATAACTTTGCGCACATTTATCACAAAATTGTATATAGACATCAATCTCTTTATATTGAGTATATATCATATCTCTTCCTGTTATTAAATTACAATATAAACAATGATGTAACCACCCCTCTTTAGGTAATTTATGATCGTCATTACCATAATGATCAAAAATAACAATCTTATGGATAATATTGGGGTCATCGACATCTATATAATAATTTATAAAAAATTCTTTATAAAAGGTTTTATATTTTTTAAATATATAGCGCGTTTCATTGTTTATAGATGATTTAGTATACATGTTGTCTAATTCCGTACGATACGACCCCCATTGTGGCCGCCGCTCCTCTGAATATTCAGAAGGTGACGACGAGGAAGAGGATAACGAGGACGAAAACGAAGACGTTGGTGATAATCGTAAAGACGACACTGATTCACTTGTATGTTTTGTAGGTACTTGTTTATTAACATCTGTAGTAGTAGATTCTTCTTCTTTGTATATTTTACTACATATACATAATTTAGAACACCATTGTTTCATAGTAATACTTTTATAACTATATAGATTTAATTACTTTTAAATATTTATATGTATATAATATAGAATCGATGTATGTAAAAAAATTTAATTTAGACAATGGTGTCCGATGTTTGTATGTTTCTAAACGAGATGTTCAAATTTCCTGTATTAATATTACCTTTCGAGCAGGGGCTAAAAATGAATGTGAGGAACAATTTGGTATGGCACATTTTTTAGAACATATGTTTTTTAAAGGTTCCAAAAAATACCCCCATTCTATAGATGTAACCGCCCAAATTGAATCATTGGGTGGATTTATTAATGCGTATACAACGAAAGATACAACTTCATTTATTATTAAAATACATACTAAATATTTACAGGAAGCTATAGACTTATTAGCAGAAATATTATTAAATTCTTTATTTAGAAAAAAAGATATAGAATATGAAAAACAAATTGTACAGGAAGAAATACAAAGTCGTAGTGATGAACCAGATTATAAAATATTTAAAGAATTTTATATGTCTATATTTAAAGATGTTCCTTTAAAAAAAGATCCCGGTGGCACACTCGTAACAATTAACAACTTTAATAGAAGTTCATTGCTTAACTTTGTAAAAAAATATTATACCGCAGACAATATGTTTATTACTATTAGTAGTAATTTGCGATTTAAGCGCGTACAATCCATGATACGTAAATCGGCATTTACTACATTTAAAGCTACAGAAACTAAAAAAAATATACCGTTTCAATATATTCCCAATGAAACAACTACCGTTCATACTGTGTATAAAAACTTTAAACAAGAGAAAATGATTATAGGATTTCCTGTGTGTAATGCGACTAATGAAGACGTTCACGCGTTAAATATAATTTCCGCCCTGTTAACTGGTAATATGAGTTCAAGATTGTTTATTGATCTGCGAGAAAAAAATCCGTTAGTATACAATATTAATTCGAGTACAGAATATTATCAAGATATGGGTATTTTTTATATTCACACCGAAGCGTTAACAGAAAATGTATTAGATATAGATAATACAATTATGGACAGTGCGGGAGAATTTTTACAATCTATATTTGGTAATAAAAAATATTATGATCGCAAAAAAGAAAAGGGCGTATTATCAATTATTTTTGATAATATTCGTGATTTACAACGGAATACTATTAACAAAAAAGAGTTAAATGCTGTAAAACAAGGACTTATAGGAGGTTTACTACTGGAAAGTGAAACCTCCGAAAATATTATTAGTTATTATGAACAGGAATGTATTTATAATTATAAACATATAACAAGTATAAAACAATTAATAAAAAAAATAGAAAAAATAAAAGCAAAAGACATATTACGAATATGTAATAAATATTTTACAAAAAATACTATGTTTATCACGATTATGGGCTCGTCTTCCAAATCGGACATTGAAAACTTCGTGGCAAATTATAAAGATTTTTAAATACCATTGGTTATTTTAGCTATAATATATTTATAACATTATTTATATATATAAACACATATCTATATTTAATTATAAATATAAATATACATATTATGCTCAATGAAAGTATTATAGTTATCGGAAATAAACCATATAAACAATTACAATTAAATAAAATTATTGATGAGTGGGATAAAAATATACGATGTAATTTTGGCTTACCTTCTAATAATAACGGAACAAAATATTATGATCATTTTTTAAATGTCCATTGTTATATTAATGTAATCATTAACAATATGTCTACCATGGATACATATAAAAGATGTGTAGATCTTAATTATTTAGAATATTTTAAAAAAAATTTTAATAAGCGACATTATAAAAAAATATATAGGCAAAATAATAATCATAAAAGAAACTATAATATTTTTTTAAAAAACATACAATGTCCTTATATTTTTAAAAAACACCCAAGATGTGGATGTAATGCTGTATTTGAACATTTATTACATAATAAACATAAAATATATATTACACATTTTAATATAAATAATACTAATAAAGATAAATATAGTCATCGTTATGTTAACGAAAGTAAACTAAAAAAAAAAACAAGTTGTCATGATGTTGATAATGAAGTGGATATTTTAATATGGTTACATAATAACAACTATATTGATGTAACTTTAAGTATATTAGAAGATACAGAAATTCCAACATGTAATTGTATTCATGTAAAGCCTTCTTTAATTATACTAACATTAATACTTACACATTATGATAAAATAATATTGTTAAACTATACATATGATTTAAACGATTTAAATGAATTAAACGATTCAAACGATTTTATTATAGAAAAAAATGATGACAATATAATACTTAAAAAACATAATATATAAATACTATTCTATTTATATTTAAAAAAAATTTAAATATAAATATAATAATGACTAAGATAATAGCTGAAATTGGTATTAATCATAATGGTTCTATTGATTTATGTAAACAATTAATTATGCTTTCCAAGGTATCTGGTGCGGATTATGTTAAAATACAAAAAAGAAATCCTGATATCTGTGTTCCCGAACATCAAAAAGTAAAAAGAAAACACACACCATGGGGTGAAATGAGTTATTTAGAATATAAATACAAGATAGAATTTTCCGAAGATCAAATCAAGGAATTATGTGAATATAGTAAATCTATTGGTATTGAATTTTTCGCTAGTGTTTGGGATATTGATAGTGCTAAATTAATGGCAAAATATACAAAGATTGCTAAACTAGGGAGTGCTTCCATAACAGATACTGAATTATGCAAAGTAACAAGAGAATTATTTGATTTTGTTATTATTAGTACAGGTATGAGCACAGAAGAGGAGGTTGAGGTAGCAGTAGAAGTATCTCAGCCAGATGTCATTATGCATACTAATTCTACATATCCTTGCCCGCCAGATGAAATAAATTTAAGATATATTGAACATCTTAAACACAAATATGGAGACAATACCGATATAGGATATAGTGGACACGAATATGGTTTAGTTACAACGTTTGCGGCGGTAGCAATGGGCGCAACCTGGATTGAACGCCATATTACATTGGATAGAAATATGTGGGGCAGTGATCAAAAATCATCTATACAACCAGATGGTTTAATTAAATTAGTAAGAGGAATCAAAGCCATTGATAAAGCTAATAAATATCCTCCAGGTCCTCGTATACTATTTGAAAATGAAACAATAAAAAGAAACAGTTTAAGAAATAAATAATCTTTTTATTTAAAGATATAATAAATTTAAATAATTAAAACTATTATGAATACGTTTACAAAATTAAAAAATAAATTAAAAGGTCCTATTTATTCAATCATAACACCGTTTACAGCGTATGAAGCTATTGATTATAAAAGTCTAAGTAGTTATATTGAATATCTTTATAATGGTGGAGCAAGATTATTTTATGCTATGGCGTTTAATACTAGGTATTTGTTAATGAATAATCAAGAAATTATGGATATCAATCAATTTGTTATTAAAAAAGTTAAATCACTAGATCCAAATAATATAGTTATTGTTGGCGACCCTTTACACTGTTCGACACAAACATCTATTGAATTTGCTAAACATGCTTTAGAATGTGGAGCAGATGTAATTAGTCTTATTTACAGAGCGTATTTATTTTTTGATGATCATGTATATAATCATTATAAGGCGATAGCGGATGCTGTTCCTGAGATAGGTATATTAGTTCATGAAATGCCGTTTATGAAGGGAATTCCACAGTATCAAGATGGTTCTTGGGGAATGGATTTAATAGATAAATTAGCCGATATTCCTTCTGTTGTTGCGATGAAAGAAGATGCTAAACAAGATGAATATACACTAAAGATAGTAAATTTAATAAGTGATCGAGTATCTATTGTTGTATCCGGAAATGGATTACAGCAGTGGAGTAAAGTGTCAGATAAATGTGCCGCATGGCTTACAGGAATAGGTAATGTGTGGCCTGAAAAGGAATTAGAATTTTATAAAGCTCACATTAATGGAGATACACAAACATGTAATCATATTATTGAAGATATTGAAAAACCTTTTTTCTGGGTTAAAGATAATTTAAGTTGGCATTTAGGTATAAAATCGGCCTTACACGCATTAGGTATTATGGAACGACACGAACGAATGCCTTATCAACCGCTTAATGAAAAACAACACAAACAAGTTGTCGACATAATACATAAAATACAAATATAAAAATTATAATAAGTAAAATTAACGGTAAAATTATATATTTAAATAGTATATATTTAAATGAATAATTTAGTTAGTAATAAAGATATTACAGATGTAACGAATAGAATTAAAACAGATGGTATTTGTATTATTAAAAACTATATTGATTCTGATACACTTTCATTAGATAAAATTATATTAGAGACAAATTATAAAAAAAAATATAAATATAAAAATATAAATTTTTTAATGAATTTTAATAAAACTTTTACAAAATTAGTGTGTATATTTCATGGTGGAAGATGTGGTGCACAATTACCTATATTTAGGGGATATAATTATTTTTTTAAAGATACAATTGTATTATCTATATCGGATCCTTTATATTCTATTTATAATGATATAAATATTGGTTGGTATCTTGATACAATAAAATACAAAATAACTGAACCAATAACAGAAATTATAAATTATATACAAAACAGATCAAAAGTTAATAAAACTTTATTTGTAGCTCAATGTTCGGGTTCTTTATTTGCTGTAAAAATGGGATCTATTTTAAATGCTAATGTTTTAATTACAAATCATCATTTAATATTAAAATCAAAAGAATATACATATCATCATTGGGATAATAAATCTATAATAAATGGAACATTTTTAAGAAGTAATAAATTTAAAACTAAATTTTTACATAAAGCGTTGAAAGATGATAATAATGAATTATTATATAATGATGAATTAGATGTCAGAAATATTATAAAAAAATATGGATTACCAAAAACTATTTATGCATATACACACGAAAAGGATTATACTGCTATAAGTAGTGATTTATTAAAAGAATATATTAATAAAAATAATAAAATTAATATAAAATTTTTTAATTTTATAAAACATAATACTCCTTGTAAATCGCCCCATCATTGTCCCTTACCTAATAATATACGTTTAGAAGTATATATAAAAAAAATATTAGAATGTATATAAATGTTAATTATAAATAATTGGTATGGTAGATTAGGAAATAATATAAAACAAATAGTAAATGCTTTATTAATTTGTTTAATTAAAAATGAAAATTATGTTTTAATTAATAATCATCGTTTTTTTAATAAAAAAAAAATTATAATAAATAATAATGATTATAATGATTATAATGATTATAACATAATGTTTAGTTCTCCTTTTTTTAATAAAAATAAAATTTATAATGACTTTCAAATTGATTTACTAAATAATGAAATATATAACACTAATTATAAAAATATTATTAAAAATAAATTAAAAGATTTATTTATTATTAAGTCCAATAATAAGTTAAATGATAATGATTTAACAATTCATATTCGTAGTGGTGATATATTTGGTAGTAATCCACATAATGGGTGGGTTCAGCCACCATTACAATTTTATATAAATATTATAAATAGTAAAAAATGGACCAATATATATTTAATATCAGAAGATTTAAAAAATCCTTGTACTAAACAATTATTAACTATGTATAAAAATATCATATATAATAAAAATAATTTAAAAACAGATATACAAATAATACTAAATTCAACTAATATAGTTTATGGTTACGGTACATTTATACCATCTTTATTATTATTAAATAATTTTTGTAAAAATATATATTATCCAAAATATTGTGAACGATATTTATTATATTATTTAAATGATAATGTTACTAAACATATCTACTCAATTAAAAATTATATAAAAGTAGGTGAATGGAATAATACATTTAAGCAAAGAGAATGGATGATTAATTTAGATAATAAAAATATTATATTATTAAATTAATCAAAATATGTTCGAATTATATATTTAAATATTATTTATTTAAATAGTATATATTTAAATAGTATATATTTAAATGAATACTTTAGTTAGCAATAAAAATATTGTAGATGTAACGAATAGAATTAAAACAGATGGTATTTGTATTATTAAAAACTATATTGATTCTGATACACTTGCATTAATTGAAAAAGAGTTTGATAATATATTAAATAATAATTATAATTATGATAAACATACAGGTAAAAATAAATGTTTACGAACAAATATGAATACCTCGATTATCAATAACAACTTAAATTATAATATATTTAATATATTTAATTCTAATTTTATTAATAATACGACTACTACTATTTTAGGTAAAAAATGGACATATGATAATATATTTATACATCAAGATTTTGAAAATGTAGGTACTAATAATACATATCCACATTTTGATCATAATAGAAAATTAAAATTTTATATATGTGTAAATGATATGGGTAGAGATAATGGTTGTTTTAAAACATTACCTGGAAGTTTACAATTAACAAAAGATAAAAGAAAAATAAATCCAAGAATGAATATATTTACACCGGGTCATCGATTATATAATGGAACTGAAATTAAAATAGAAGATTTGATATCTGTGGAATGTAATGGTGGTGATCTTATTGTATTTGATACAAATTGTATTCATGCAGGTGGAAATGCTTTTAAAGAGGGACAATATAGAAAGGTTATTCGTTTACATATATCTTAAATTGTATTATATTATATATTCATATTTATATATATATATATATATAAATATTAATTATTTAAATAATTAATTATATTAATTATATATGTGCACAAAAGTAGCAATTATTCCTGCTCGAGGCGGCTCAACCAGATTACCAAATAAAAATGTATTACCATTAGCAAACAAACCTCTTATTCGATGGATTACAGAAGCCGTTATTGAATCAAATGAATTTGATGATATTTATATATCAACAGATAGTGATATTATTTTTAATGCTGTAAGTGATCTACAAGTTAAACGACATTTCAGAAAACCAGAACATGCAACCACAACATCCACTGTGTTAACTGCTATGATCGATCTAATGAACGATATACCGAGATATGATATATTTGCGTATTTTTTACCAACGTGTCCATTTTTAAAAAGTGAATATATTTCTCAAGGAATAGAACAGCTAACTGATGAGGTTGATTCAGTTATTAGTGTAAGTTATTATGAAGAACCTATTCAATTAGCGTGTATTAAACAAAAAGATAATACAATAGTACCAATATTTGATAATTTAACTGCTGGATTAACAAATAGTAAATATATACAAAAATATGTAAAACCAAATGGCGGATTTTATATGTCTCACTGGACTACATTACTTGAACATCAAAATTTTTTTAAAGGACATGTAAAAGGAATTGAAATACCAAATGAATGTCTGGTGGATATTGATTATGCCCATGATTTGAAAATGGCCGAAATACTATGGAATGAGGTCTTATCTAAAAAATAAGTTATTATTTAAAAATAAAATAACAATATAGACATATTTAAATATGATTATTTATGTAGATATTGATGATACCATTTGTTATTATGACAATGAAAATAAGAATATATTAGATTATTCAAAAGCACTACCATATAGAGAACGTATACAAAAAATAAATACATTATATGAAGAAGGACATACTATTGTGTATTGGACTGCAAGAGGAACAGTTTCACAACAAAAATGGTTTCAAATAACATTACAACAACTAATCGATTGGAAATGTAAATTTCATGAACTGAAAATGGGGAAGCCTGCGTATGATTTATTTATCGATGATAAAAATATAAATAGTGAAATGTATTTTAAGAATATTTAAAGCTAATGTCTAAATATTAAAATATATCATATGGAAGATATTAAAAAAACTAATCAACAGATGAATATATTGTTTGATAAAAATAAATGTCTTCAAACTATTCATACACTTCAATCATTTTATAAAAAAGAATTTGTAATAAATCAAAAACAAGAATCTATATTATGGCAAAATGCAATCAATATGTGTACACAAAAAAAATGTCCTATTGGATATTATAATTTATTTAATGAATGTATATCGGGTTAGTATATTTTTACGACAAATACTGTTCCGTATACACATCTTTAATCATTTGTTTCATTTTCTTTTTCCAATCACAAAATCGACTATATTTCATGTACCAAGCACGTATATTTTTAGATAATGTTTCCCGATTGTTCCAAGCATATTCAATGCGTTCGTTAATATAGTTTACATCTCCTCTGCGATGCCAATCCAATCGTACAAAACAATCATCGGGTACATCTTTAAAAAATAACCCCACGTCCGTAGCAACAACTACTAATCCATTCATAACTGCGTCAAGTGTGGCATACGAGTTGCCTTCTGATACTGATAATTGTAAAAATATATCACTATCTAAATACATTTGTTGTTTTTCTTGATTAAATCGTTCGATGGTATCTCGCAATACAACGTGTAATTGTCTAAAACGAAATGTAGGCATACTGTTTTGTATGGCTTGAATGTATTCCGCTCCTTTTTTGTGATCGTTCCAATTACCTAATACAATAGGATTCGTTGTTCGAAAATTGGTTTTATATAACGATTCATCTAATTCGCAAGAATTTAAAATATCATAACGTGTAAATCTTGTATACAATTCACCAAAATATTGAGTAAAATCGTGAGAACAAGCAGTAGATATACTGACGATATATGTATTAGAAGGTTTTCTATACTCTAACATTTTATTTTGACCATTTACACATAAACTTTTCCAGGGTTCTTTCCAATGAGGACTTCGTAAAGCAGTAGTTTTCGCACATCCATGATGAACAATAACGACGGGATATTGAGTAGGTATATCACAACTTAAATGGTTATCCGTTATCACAATAGGATGAGAACACGTCGCTAAAAAGTCGAGCATTTTATTTTTTTCTTGTGGACCAATAAAATTAGTTATTTTAGGAAATAACAAATGTAAATGATAATCAAATCTTGCTACACCACCTCTACTATTTTTAAAATAAGATCCACAACAGTAATGAATAATTTGCATTATATATAGTAGTATAATGTAAATTATGTTTAAATAAAAAATATGTATATACAATTGTAGTTGTAAGTATTGAAACAACGACTGATACAACTACTAACGTAATTGAAAAGTAATGTTCATATTATCATTATACAATATTCTATATGTTTGTAATAATCGATCAATGATTTTTTTTGTTTGGTTATCCGTATCTTTGCGTTGTAAAAATAAATCAAACTCAATACATAAATAAGTAGGATAAATACCTGTATCTAACATATTATGTACAACATTGATCTCAGCGCCTTCAATGTCTAATTTAAGTAAGTCTATATGAGTATGATTGTTTTCTTTCATAATTTGTTGAATGGTTTTTGTTTCAATGGTATCATACTCTTGTGTAAACATACCATCTATAATTGATTGAGATACATAGTCTTTATTGTCTTGTTTATAAAATTTTAATGTTGTTTCTTTGTTCCATAATCCAAAAGGTACATACGTAAATGAATCAAAGGAAACATCTAAAGACTGAATAGTAGAATAATAATCACTCTGTATATTTCCTTTAAATTTATTTTTTTCTTTGTCTTGAAAAAACAACTTGGCTTCTATAAAATGTCGTTTAGCTTTATGTGTAGGGTCAATTAATACAATTTGACTTTTATATTTGTTGGATAATAATAAATCAAATGAAATATCTTCACCTACTCCCCCACTATATATAATACTATTTGTATCTAGTTGAATATCTTGTGGTATAATCCAACCTCCGTAATTTGTACCTAATTTAATCATATTATATATGTATATTGTATAGTATGTTTAAATCATTATTATTTTAATAAAATATTTAGATGTATTTTACATATTATTTTACATATTAGTTTGGATATATTTTTGTAGCACTGGGATATATCGTTTGGTTGTAAGATCATGAATACGCTCACGTAGTTTTTGTAAATTGTATCGATAATTATCATAAAAAGTTGTATTGTTATCTACAACATATCGTTCACGACCACCTATATTGTTACAAAAATAATTCATTAGTGGGAAAAAATGTTTGGGTTTATATACGATATTGATCCAATCATCACAGCCCCAATTAATAATTTCTTCTGGGAAATATACACCAAATATCTCCATATGTTTACGTGAAACAAAGGACTGCGTTAAAATAAGTTGATTGTTACGACAAATAGGGGAAGTTACACCTATATTATTATTTTTTTGTAGAACATCAATACACGCATTCACCCAGCCTTTGGTTTGAAACTCAATATCGTCGCCACATTGAACAAAATAATCACAAGCATCTTCGTAGGCACGCTTGTGTAATATATTCCACATTGAGGTTAAATGGCCTTTAGGAATATCATGAAAATGTTGAAAGGTAATGGACACATTTTTCATAACACTCATAAATCGCTTACATTGTTGAAGTATTTCTGGTTGCGTAAGCAATGGGTCATCGTGATCGATACCTATATAAAACGTATATGTGTGTTCCATATCATAGGTGCGTAAAAAGGATTTAAGTGTATAGCAATATAAATACAAATCTTTAAATGACGACCATGGGCGACCTTTAGAAGTAGTAGGTATCAATAAGCCTATTTTCATTATATACTAGTATGTATATATGTACATATATATATTCATATAATGTTTAAATATATACTCATTTAAATTTAAATATCAAAGTAAGTTTAATTATATAAAAAAATAAAAATATACTATATTATAATAAACAATATATACTTACTATGGTTAAAATGATTTCCGATTTAGTAGAATTACAAAATATTTTAGAAACAAATCAAAAGATTATTATAGATTTTACGGCTTCTTGGTGTGGACCCTGTCAACGAATCGGTCCTGTATTTACAGAATTAAGCGAACGTAATCCTCATATTATATGTATTAAAATTGATGTAGATAACGAAGATACAAAGGAAATCTGTAAAATTTGCGAAGTTCGTTCTATGCCAACGTTTGTTGTAGTTTCCAATGGAGAAGTCGTTAATACATTAGTTGGAAGTGATCCTCAATCGTTAGAACAATTATTTTCCAGTGCTTCCTAAGCCCTTTTCACCTCTGGTTGTATCGGACAAGGTATCAACAATACTATGAGTAAAAGGTGCCAAATCACCCGAGCAAATCTGAAACAAGCGAGTTCCCTTTTTAATCGTATAGGTTTCATCAAAAGATGCGGCGCATACATATGTGATTTTTTTACGAATAATTTTTTCCCAAATATCTCGAGTAGGCATAAATTTAACAACAGCAAGAATATTACCACGATAATCTTTATCAATAATACCGACATGATTCGCAAGAATAAGTGGTGTTTTGCTAAAACTAGAACGAGGATACAAATAAAAAGGCAGTCCATCTCGAGCGCCAGATCGTCCGGCTCGATTCATTTCACATTGAATACCCAAATCAATTTTTTTAGTTTCGCCAAGTATTATAGTCGTATCTTCTAACACATACAAATCAAATCCACTATCCGAATCGTAGTTCATTTGGTCACCTTGATAATATTCATGCCCTGCCGGGTTCACAATTTTAATCTTCAAGTGTTTCTCACTCATGTTTACGTATTTATATAAATATTGTTATATATATAGCAATAATTATATATATAAATATATATCAAATTTTTTTATATACTGAAATTATACACTGGATTTACATGGGGGTATGATTTTCGGCACCTTTATTTAATAAACTAAACATATTTGTATTATCTATAGTATTTTTAAATGAGTTGTTACCAAAATAGGAAAAAATTGCTGGGTGATGGCGAGGAACCTTTTCTCTTTTTTCATTTGCATAATCTGCACCGCCATCTCCATTGCCGGAGTCTGTAATATTTGTTCCAGTATCATCCCATTCGTCTTTAACTTTATTTTCTGGAAATACTTGAGTAATATTTTTTTTCTTATCTTCATCTACAAACCATGAATTGCGATGATAGGCTGTATCTTGTATACCCAATTGATTTACTTTAAAAGATAATTTACTGTGAGCCAGTTTAGTATCGCTCATTCCAGGTGTTGTATCAAGTGACGTTCTTGTTCGATCAAAAAGATTTTTTTCTATTGCTGGATACGTTAATCGTGTAGTTAAATTATAATATGTAGATATTTTTTTAATATTTTCATTTTCAGTAGGTTTAAATGTATCGCCTGTAAAATCACCTGTTCGTGAACCAAAATGTTCTACTGTATTGTTATCCTTTTGGTCAGGATAACCTGATGAGCAACTACCTTTTTGAGGAACAATCGGTAAATTTGTTTTTGGATCCATAAATATATTATGATGATTATATGTATCTTCAAAAGTAAACTTATATACTGATTTTTGATCAATAATGTTATTAATAGAAACAGAGTCGTTTGCTCCTTTAAACAATTCGAATACTAACTCTGTTTGTGGCGCATCTCTTGTAAATAAGGTTACGATAACTACATACAAAGTATTTTGTTCTTTATCTTGTTTTTTTTCAACTTTTCTATAATCTATATGATGTGTATTAAATGTAGTTCCTAATTGTTTATTTAATTTAGATATAACCGGAACCAATAAAGAATTTAATTCTTCTATAAGTTCATCATGTAATGTTAATTTATTATATGTTTCATGGAAAATAATTTGACCTTTAAGATTTTTTTTCTCTTTATCTATAATATCAATATAATTTTTTTTTTTAGAATATTTAGGTAATACAACGGCATTTTTTGACATATCTGAAAGTATGTATTTTTCAAAAAATGGACTAATATCAGATGATATATATATGTAAAACACAACTAGTGAAAGTGCAAATAAAGGTATAATATATTTTTTGTTAGTAAACATTATCTATATTATAGTAAGAAAATATATTAGCATATATAATAATAATTTATTGTTAAAAAATATGTAGATATTTTCATTTTTTTAAATATCTACATTTTTTTTTATAATAAATGTTTAAATAAAAAGATTGGATGTCTATACTATTTAAAATAATACTTTAAGTATAACAAATACAGCTAACATCTGCCATACATCTTTAATAGGTTTTACAACGGTTACACACTTAGTTAAATATGTGTTCCAGAGGTATTTGACTAACCATATGAATACTAATTGAATAAGAATAGTAACTACAAGAAATACTAAACTGGCCGCGACATTTGGTTTGGCACCACCCACCATGCTGAATGCTTCTCTAACTGCTAATCCCATATTTTTTATACTATATACTTATAAAAAAAAAATATTAAAATTAAAATTAAATTAAATTAAATAAAATTAAAAATTAAAAATTAAACAAAATTAAAAGTCAGTATTAAAGTCGAATTGAATGTTTTCTTCTTTTTTAATAATCGCACCTAAACTATATTCACTTACACGTTTTTCAAAAAAATTTGTTTTACTATTTAAGGATATTAATTCCATAAAATCAAACGGATTACTTGTGTTAAATAATTTAGTATATCCTAATTGGACAATTAAACGATCGGCAACAAATTCTATATATTCAGACATCATATGTACGTTCATACCGATTAAATTACAAGGAATAGACTCGATAATAAATTCTTTTTCTATAGCAACGGCTTCTTTAAAAATAGTATATATTTCATCTTGACTTAATTTATTTTGTATCATTGAATAAAGCAAGACAGCAAATTCAGTGTGCATGCCTTCATCTCTGCTTATAAGTTCATTACTAAATGTTAAACCTGGTAATAAACCTCGTTTTTTCAACCAATAAATAGAGCAGAAAGCTCCTGAAAAAAATAATCCTTCAACAATAGCGAATGCTATTAATCTGGTAGAAAATGTGGATGTGTTAGAGTCAATCCATGTAATGGCCCAGTCTGCTTTTTTTTTAATAGCTGGACTAAATTGAATAGCATTAAAGGTTTTATGTTTTTCATCAGCATCAACAATATATTTATCAATTAAAAGTGAATAGGTTTCAGAATGAGTACTTTCCATCATGATTTGAAAACTATAAAAGGAACGCACTTCGGGTATTTGAATTTCACTGAAAAAATTTAACACCAGATTTTCTAATACAATACCATCACTGCCGGCAAAAAATGCTAAGATGTTTTTAATAAAATGACGTTCATTCTTGTTAAGTTTGTTCCAGTCTTCAATATCTTTTGATAAATCAATTTCTTCTGCGATCCAAAAACATGCTTGTTGTTTTTTGACCATGTCCCAAATTTTATTATGTTTAATAGGAAATAAAACGAAACGATTTTCATTTTCGGTAAGTAAATATTCCGACTTGTTATTCATTTCGGACATTATATATGTATAAGAATATATTTTTAAATCAATATTAAAATTTAATTTATATTGAATCTGGAATTACTGAAATTTACTTCTAATAATTTAATTGTAATTAAATTTAATTATAATTATAATAATATTATTAGTATTACATACTATTAAAGTTATTATGAAACATCCTACTTTAATTTTTGATGTTGATTACACTCTTTATAATTCTAAAGATATTCCCACAGAAGAAAATGATACTGAAAATATAACAGAACTCTTTTATTCTTTGTTTAAACCTAAACAAAAATTACATACAATGCTAAAAAACTATATAGGAAAAACTTTTTTATTTTCTAATGGTAATTTGTCACATGTAAATGAAGTGATTGAAAAAATCGATCTTAAAAATTTATTTTCAAATGAAAAAATAGCTACACTTGATAATTATCCCGATAAACCTAAACCTTATGTACAATCATATAAATTTGCTATTAAAAAATTCAATATACAGCCTACAGATACAGTTTATTTTTTTGAAGATAATATAGATAATTTAAAAGTCGCCAAAAAAAAATATAACTGGAAGACAATATATATTGATGAAGAAAAAACAACTGATAAAAAATTATCACATTATCCTTTTGTAGATTATACTTTTAAAGATATTAATAAGGCTCTTATGTATGTAATGAAAAAAATTGAAAAACAGATTACTAAAAAAAATAATAAGCAGAATAACAAGCAAATTAACAAAAAAAAAGAAAACAGACGCATAAGTCCTAAAATGAGTCCACGCCGAAAACGAACACACATAAAAAAAATAGATAATAAAATATCTACTAGTAAACATAAAAAAATAACAACATCTAATAATACTCGTCCACACACAAAGCGTTCTACTATTCGGTCACCATTCAAACATAGAAACAAACAACATAATTATATTACATCAAATCGTTTACAGCGTATTGAACGAATGGAATAATAATGTATTCATATTCATATAATCATATATTCATATAATCATATATTCATATAATCATATATTCATATAATCATATATTAATCGTCCTCAATAAAGGCGTAGCTATCTCCTAGTGCTTCATCTTCTGCAATGGATGGCGTATGTATATTGATTGATGGGTTTGAACCATCTATATTTGTATTCATTGTATTGTGGGAAAACAGTGATGACACTTTTCGTAACGTTTTTTTAAGATCGTTTATATTTTGAGTAGTATAAACGAGCCACCCTTTATGTTCGGGAGACCATTGTCCTCGATATTTTTTAATAAACATTTTTTTTTCAAAGGTATCACCCGTAATAAGAACTTTATCTACATATTGTGTCATATTAATTGAACCAGATTTTTCAGTTGTTGGCAAGGTAGTAGAACTAGGAGACGTTCGTTTTTTTTTTGTTTTAATAGACATATGCGGTTTTGTGGAAGATTTTGTAGAATCTGTAGTCGACGCTGTCTTTGTTTCTAAATTGTCTAATTTAGATTCAAGAGATTCAACTTTTTTATATAGTTTATCTATTTTTGAGTCTATAGATTTACACATTTTATACAAACTATTCATATTGTAATATGTGTAATAATTATAAGTATGTCATGTATAATCATATAATAAATCAAATTTTATATAATTATACTTTATTATTTTTATTTTATTATTTTACTTTTTATATATATAATATATTTATTATTTTCTAATAGCAAATGCTGATAATACGCCTGCGCCAGTTCCAATTGTTCCACCACCTATAAGACAACCTGTTACTAATCCAATTTGAGCACCTATAGTCATACCTGGAATATGTAAAACAGAACCCAGTGTAGCACCAACTAGTAATCCAATCGAACCTCCAATAATAGTTGTTGTTGTTAATACGAGTTTTGTTGTTTTAGCTTTAATAGTAGCAGCTTTAACTAATTTTTCTGTCCCCTGTTGTGTATTATCTGCCGTATGCTGAGCATGATCAAGAACATCATTAAGAGGTTCGTAACATTGTCCTGTTAATTTAGATAAATCTTGAAAAGTCTCTTTAAGTAACGACGCTTCATTTGCTAAATGTTGGTAGTCTTCTTCTGTTTCACACCTTATTTCTTCGGTAATATCACCAAAAGAATTAATAACTATAGTTTTTTTATACATAATAGAAAATATATTTACTATGTAAACATATTTTAAAATATTTACAAATTTAAAAGTTAAGCAAAATGTGCTAGTTACCGTTTTTTACATTTTGGACATTTATTACATTGTACACATTTGCATTTTTTTTTATGCCCTTTGTTACATTTACATACACATTTTTTAGACGAACGTCTTTTTTTAGACGAACGTCTTTTTTTAGACGAACGTCTTTTTTTAGACGAACGTCTTTTTTTAGACGAACGTCTACGTTTTTTGGTAGGTGAAACCATTTTAGAAATATCTTTAAATAATTTTTTTAATGCTTTGTCTAATGCCATGAATCGTATATATTATAGTATATGATTTTAATTTTATGTTTATGGTAATTTTAAATATATATATATATATTAAATAAATTTAAGATATATTAATACCTTATATAATACTATAGACATGCTTACAGATATAGCCATTGGTGGTCTTAATATTATAGGATGGGGTTTAAAACCATTAATAGAAAAAAAAGCTGTAGAACACTGTTCCAGTTTCATTTTTGCCAATACACGTTATATAACAACCGCTTTTATAAGTATTTTTATTTTAGCAGTAGCGAACCGTAAGTATGTAATTAAACATCTAAATATAAAAACGTTATATTTTTCAATTATTGTCGCTGTAATAGGTTTAGTATCTATTATGTCTAATTATTACCTTTTATCTAAGTATGATGCCAGTTTAGTTGTAGCTATTGTAGAACCTTCACTTATTTTAGTTACACTATTAGTAGGAAAAATATTTTTCAACGAAACAGTAACTTTATTACAAGTTATAGGAGTTATGGTGATAGCGTTAGGTTTATTTATAGTTCTTTTATCTAGATAAATAAAACTACATACTCATATGTGGTGTGCCGTCTCTTGAATAATTTCCTTAATTTTGGTTCGTTTCGTGGATAACATCGCATTAATCGCAATTATATAATCTTGTTTATTTTCTATATTTGAAGAAGCAATAGAAAACATATTATTGATAATACCAATATCTTTTTCTGACCAAACATTATCAAATATATTATCTAACGAATGTATTTGACTATGTTTTATGTCTAATTCGTTACTGTTTTCTTTAAAACTATTTTTAATAATAAATATATAATATTCAAGAGCATGAGATAAAATACTTGATTGATTATCATAACTGTCTTTTAAAATTCGTAAACCTTCCATAGCATACTCAAATAAGGCCGTATAAGTGGGATTATATAACGGTGAAAAATGATAAATTGCCTTTGTTATAGGAGATAATAATAAATGTATATCCTCTCGTGTTACTCCATGAGACCAACGTATAGGTCCCTGTAATATATTCGCATCATGGATATGAACTTTATTATTAAATATAGCTATTTTTGTTCCTACAGGTTTTAGGGAAATGATACCTAATTTAATGATAACTGATAAGGGATCTAATAACTGTATATTTATATTTTGTGTAGGTATATGTTTTTGTGTAATATATTTATAACCTTTTTCTAAAGTAGAAGATAAAAATTGGTCCATAACTTATAAGTTGCGCTTATTGTTTATATACATATTAAATATATTTAAATATTTATTAAAAATTTGATTTCAAATTTTATTATGATTTAAATAATATACTTATAATATATAGAATATATAAATGATTATACCTGTACGATGTTTTACATGTAATAATGTAATCGGTTCTAAATGGAATAAATATCTAGAATTACTACAAAAAAAAAATATTAAAGAAAGTGATAACATTTTAAATATACATATGGATGTTCAATCAGTAGAAGACATTACAAACAATAAAGAAGTCTTTGATCAATTACATATTACTCGTTATTGCTGTAAACGTCACTTGCTTAGTCATGTAGATATATTACATAAATTGTAATAATTATCACCCTCCATATCGATTATATTACATTAAATGTATTTAAAAAAGATAAAACTATAATGATAACCAGTAACATATGTTTAAAAAGTGTATAGAGTTTTATTTTTTTGGAACTCGAAGCAGTTTTATTATCTAATTGATAATTAATGTTATCATTAATAAAATAAATAAAAATTAATATAACAAGAATAATCATTTGAATATTAGGACTTAATAAACTATAACATATAAACAAAATTAATATAATAATGGATAAGGTTAATTCAAATAAAGGATGTTTCGTATCATTAAACGTAAAATCAATTACAACATAAATAAAACATAAAATTAATAAATAATCTACAAATCGATGACGCTTATTTAAAAAGGTAAGCGTTTGTTTATTCATAATTTTTGACGGACCTATTGAAAATACTGTGGATGACATTAATATTAACAGTGAACCTAAAATAATATTAAGTTTTGAGTCTTTATTAATAAATGAATGCTTTGGCGTATGTCGTTTATAGGTCATGTATATAATATATATAAATATTTTTTTTTATTATAATTAAAAAATATAAATCTTTGTATATAATATATACTATAATAATGAAATACACCAATGTCTATATATTATTAGGTTTATTATTACTTACTTCTTTAGTTATGGGTTTACATAAAAAAACAATACGAACAAATAAAAATATTACTACTTTATTACACAAAAAGAAAAATATATATAGCCAAGAAAAACAAATGAGATGTTCGATTGAAACGCCCACAACACAGCGTATGGTAGATATATCAAGAGAAAATCCGTATGGTGGCATAGGACAACCGGTTACCGGACAACCACCAGGTCATTTTTACAACTTTGATCCAAATAACCGCGCTCCTGAAGAAACTAAATTATTTGAAGCTGGTTCTACTAAATGTTTTGATTGTAATAATAGTATGCAAAATAGATTTATGAATACTACAAGTAAAAATTTTTCTTTTTCTAATCCTACTAAATGTTTTGATTGTGAAAAACAAGTAAAACAATGTAATAGATATTAATCTACATAATACTACTAATAAGTTTATTTAAATAATATAATTTATTAATAATATTATTATTATAATAATATGAATAAACGTATTAACAAAAGAAAAGAAAAAGATATTAATAAACTTAAAGACATAGTTAAAGATGTTACTATTATTAATAATAATATTATTACATTGTCTATACAAGGGCCCATAGATTCTGATTATGAACATGGTACGTGGCAAATTAAGATAACGATTCCACCCAATTACCCCTTTGTTTCGCCATCAGTTGGCTTTATTGATAAAATATATCATCCTAACATTGATTTACGTTCAGGAAGTATTTGCTTAAATACATTAAATGAAACATGGACTCCAATCTATAATTTATCTCATATTTATAATATATTTATACCACAATTACTACTGTATCCAAATCCAGAAGATCCGTTAAATGAGGAAGCAGCAAGATTATTTAAAGAAAATCAAATTGTATATAAAGAAAATATTAATAAGTATATAAAATATTTTGTTTAAAGTAAGTAATTAAAAATGATTTTTATGGATTTTTATGGATTATTATAGATTATTATCTTTATTCAGTTGAAGCTAAAGAAGTAAAGGCATTATCATCTGTTAAACTAGATGTACTCGGTACTTCATCGGAAGAGCGTGTCGAAGAGTTTCTGCCGTGTGAACGTCCGCGACCCCGTCCGCGACCTCCTCCTCCTCGACCAGAATGACTGCGAGAACCTTCATCTGCGGAGTTATTTTCCTGTACACGGTTGGATACAAAAATTTTCTTATGAACATTTTCACAAAGAAGAGGGCCACCAAGAACACCTGTTACGTTTTTAGCAACGGTTCTGTTTTCCTCATCAATTTGTTTTTCGTAGGAGACATATTCGCCTTCAATAACCGTTTTAAAAATATTAACATCACTCGAAAGTGCTTCTTCTCCTAGTGAAATACCTGAATGATGAATAAATACATCTTCATTTGTTTCACAGTTGGATAAAAATCCGAACCCTTTTTTGTTGTTAAACCATTTAATTCGCCCAATGTTTTTTTCACTGTTTACTTGTTCCGTCATGTTATGTATAAATATATACAGTATTATATGTTTTTATCTTTAAATAAGGACAATAAAATATAATATTATATTGTATATATAATATAATATATGTCCCATATGCTTGTTACAAAAATAATTTTATACATTATTATTTCTATAATTATATATTATTTACTTTTACAGTTAAGTTATAGAAAAACAACAAATATATATAAATATTTAGATGTAAATAATGATACGATTACATCTAGCACATTTGAAAATCAAATCAGTAATAAATTACCGATTATTATTTGGAATAATAATATAAACAAAGATATAGAACAAACATTACAAATTATAACACCGGCATTTACAATTAAAAAGGAGACGATTAATCATTATTATAATGGAGACTTTATATCATACCACAATGTGGATCGGTTATTTATTATTGCGCGAGAATCTGTAACAATTGAGCTATATACTCCCAATACTATTAAAAAGAGCACCTATAAGGGACAGACAAAACATAAACATATTTATGATTACACATTAGAAGATAAAAAGGATTCTATACGAATAGAACTAGAACCAAATGATATATTATACGTTCCCAGATATTGGTTGTTTAATATCTCTAAAAAAAATGTGGATTTATTTTTATGTTCTTCTTTATTATCCATATTATCAACGTTTCAGATATAATATTTTCCAAGTATGTAAAAATATACTGTTTTTTGTTATATTATTTAATTATATTATTAGTTTAATAATTAAAAATAAATATATATATATAAAATATATTATTATCATAATTACTTATACATATATAGTATGTTACGAGTTGCGTCCAATAATCAAGTACGAGAAAAAAATGCTAATGTATATTTAGTGGGAGACCCCCAAGTTACATTTTTTAAAAGTGTATACAAACGTCATAGTAATTTTGCTAAAGAATCATTTACCATTCAAATGAGAAATAAAAATCAAATAAAAAAAACCAGTAGCACGTTAATTGTATGTGAAATACCTAAATATGGTGATTTATTAGGTAAAATATATTTAAAGGTCACAATTCCCCCTATGAAAACCAGTGATGAACAAAAATTTGTCTTTAATGACCATTTAGGGTATTCTATTATAGAAAATATTAAATTAAAAATAAATGATATTGTTGTAGATACTATTGACAGTGAAATGTTGTATATTATGAATCAACTTAGTAATACAGATGAAAAGCGTTCCATGGTAGATTCACTAATTAATCCTAATCAAGGTAAAGAGTATTTATATACAGATACGACTACTAGTACTAGTGGTAGTAAAACATTTATAAATAGATATTTTAATAGTCCAATATATACCGAAAAACAAACATTATTTATACCTTTAGATTTTTCGTTTACTAATTATTCAAAAACATTCTTACCACTTTTTTTATTAGAAAATAAATCCATAAAGGTAGAAATATTATTACGAGGAACAGATAGTTTATATACTATTGAAAAATTCGATAAAAATTACTGGTATTATGAAAAAAATCCTGATATGTCTGTCAGTGGATATCCAGTTATTTCAGGTGTTAAAGTAACGGGTGTAAGTGGCTATACTTCACGCAAACTTGCTCTTGATAATACATCTACAGAAGAAGTTAGTGATCCATTAACATTTGGACAGCAAACAACATTTAAAGCTACTGCTACATCGCCCTTTTATTTAAAACGTTATGAGTCAAGAAAAAGGAGTGTTCCTATTGATGCGAGTGAAGATATAAATAAATTTACATATACATCAGATCGTTTTGACTTTGAATCTTCACTTGAAGTCGAACAGATATTTTTAACAGAAGAAGAAAAACAGGAATTAAGTAGCAAAACAAATAAATACATCGTTCAACATATACACAAAAATGAACTATTAGGTGTAAGGGGTAATCAAACTATGTCTTGGTATATTGATAATCATTTTAATCTTGTAAAAGAACTTTATATAACGGTATCACGAAATGATAATAAAAACAGAAATGAATTGTTAAATTTTTCAAATTATGAAACATCTGATATAACGGAAGAAATCATTACAAAATATCAAGATAATTGGTGGTATGATTCGATTACATCAAGTTCAACTCCAGAAACATTAACAAATGTTGCTGGCGATATTGTAATTATACCGGACAGATTTCAAGAATTTTTATTTCGGTATGGACCATATGGAGAAGCACAAAATGAAAATGCTTTAGGTATATCCGGATGGCCAAATAAAATAGAACCTCAATATATAGCATATAGTATAGAAGAAATTGATACATTTAGAAAAACATGGAGATTTCGCGCCGCTGCAGACATACCTTTAATTAATAAAGACAATTTTAATAGTACATTTAAACAATCCCCTTTACAAAAATTAGAAATATTATTTGATGGTATTCAAAGAGAAAGTGTAAAGGATACTATATTTTTTAATCAAATACAGCCATATAATTATCATACAAATAGTGTTGACAAAGGTGTATATATATATAGTTTTAGTTTAGAACCTGAAAAATTTCAACCTTCGGGATTTTGTAACATGAATCTATTTAATAGGGTTCAATATAAATTTACAATAAGTGATACGGAAAATAAACCTGATTCTGAATTTACAACGTTTTCCAATAATTTTTATAATATTAATAAAGACAGTCGAACAAAAACAGTTCTAAATAGTAGTCCACCATTATATTTCTGGAAAACGAATCCTAATAACAGATATACAACAAAATCCGCACTTCGTGTAGAAAGTGATATAGAAGCCAAAACAAAATTTAATAGTAAACAATATGAATATGATATTCGATTATACAATGTAAATTATAATTTTATAACTATAAAAGATCAACTTATGATACCAGCATTTAATGTAAAACAATAGTTATAACATATATATATATTACTAATTAATAAATAATTTATTAATTAATAAATTATTTATAAATTATTTATTAATTAATAATATTTGTAAAAGTATAATTTATATATAAATATATATTTCTATAATAATATATGATTACACAAAAACAACTAGATGCGGACGCATTTGAACGAAAGGCCGCGAAAGAGTCACGTTATTGGTTAACTCCAGAAGTTCAGGTGATACCGGACGAACCTTTTAAAGAAAAAGCTTCGAAACCATTTGGCATTTTAAAAAAGGTTCTGAGTAATAATAATAATCCAAAAAAAAATATAGAAAAAAATATAACTAAAGGTGATCCTAAACATAGTTTTTTTAAAAAGGTTTACTATAGATTTTATAATTTTTCTATACAATCATTTACACTTATTCCTAGAGGAACAACACAATTAGAATTTAATAAACCTGTTACGCAAATATTTACTTTACATAATACGGCTGATTTATTAGGAAAAATATATTTACATTTACGATTACCTAAAATTATAACGAATGACGAACATAAATTATCATACGTAAAAAACATAGGGTTATCTATTATAAAAAATATAGATTTTAAAATTAAAGGTGATATAATTAATAATATAACCGGTCAAAAATTATACATATTAAGTAAATTATTAAAAAAAAGTGCTACATTAAAACTTGGGAATACCAATCTACATGTGTCAGAATCAAATATGAAATATAGTACTACAACAACCAGTAAATTATATAATCGTCCTATAGACGAACAAGATGAAACACTTATTATTCCTATAGACTTTGGATTTTCTAAACATTCCAGTTTATATTTACCCTTATTTTTATACATAACGGAAGATATTGAAATACATGTGACATTACGAGCATTAAATGAAATATATACGGTAGAAGTTCATGATGAAGATTACTGGTATTATAATAAAGTTCCAAATGTTACCGGATATACTATACCCAGCTCCAATACGCAATTTCGTAAAGATGCGATAGCTAATACAAATATGACAACTATTGATAATTTTCCTACTTTATCATTTGGAGAAAACACAACTTATATAAATAGTATTAGTGGAAATGGATCACCATACTATTTAAAACGATACGAATCACGAAAAGTAAGCATTCCAACGATAACAACGACTACCCAAAACATTAAATATAATTTATATTCTTGCTGTGAAAGTAAAACAAGTATTAGTGGCGAATATAACATATCATGTACAATGGAAACAGAGCAAATTTTTTTAGATCCATTACTAAAATCTAAATTTAATAATTTATTTATTTATTCCTATTTATTTGATCAATTTATAGAAGATACAAATATTACTAGTAAAACATATACAGACTCCGCAGAATTACGATTAAACTTTCATAGTCCTATTAAACAATTAGTTCTCAGTATACAGCGAAGTGACAATCACAAACGAAATGAATGGTTAAATTTTACTAATTATGAAGACGCTTCTTTAACAGAAAAAAAAATCGTTAAATTTCAAGATAATTGGTGGTATAATGCTAATTCTGTAACTAAAGCGACAGTAAGTGGGGATGTTATTATATCGGACGCAGGCGCCACCTCCGTTATGATCATTACTCCTGATAATTTTCAAGAATTTATGTTTCGATATGGTCCTCATGGTGAAGCGGGACATATAATAGATACATCCGGTAGTGGTTTTACAGAATGGCCTGATTCTATTAAGGGTAATGAGCAAACATATTCTATACAAGAAATAGATACTTTTCGAAAGATATGGAAATACCGCAATGCTTCAGGAATTCCACAAATAAATAATACTAATTTTACTTCTACTTGGAAAGAATCGCCTTTAGATACTATGGAAATAGTATTTCATAATCATATACGTGAAGATGCCAAAAATAGTAAATACTATCATTCATTACAACCATATTTACATTCTAATAATAATTTAGATTCAGGACTATTTTTATATAGTTTTAACATTGATTCGAATACGATTCAGCCAACAGGAAGTTATAAAGTCCGAGCGGATTTATTATTTATATTAAATCTTGTGTTAAATTCAGCACAATCCTTTAATAATGTAGATAACGCTTTAACAATTACACCCTACGCGTTATGTCATAATATTATTCATATGAAACATGATACTTTTTCGTTATTGTATTATAATTACTAAGTCACCATATTGGCTTTAATAGAAGGATAACAACAATAGTCTTGTAATATACAATCACTAGCATCATAGTCTTCGATGTTTTGTTGTTTGGTTTTAATAATTAAAGTAGGAGGAATATATGGTATTCTTTCTAGTTGTAATTGAACCTGTGTAAGATGATTTTTATATATATGAGCGTCACCAACAACTAGTATAATTTTTCCTGGTGTTAGATCCGTCATTTTTGCAATAATGTGAACCAATAATGCGGTGGAAGCGATATTAAAAGGTATACCTAAAAACATATCTCCTGAACGCTGATACATTTGACATTGTAACATATTACCTTCTGATACATAAAATTGATAGGATATATGGCAAGGTGGTAAAGCCATTTGTTGCATTTGTTCGGGATTCCAAGCAGACATAAATATTCTTCTAGAGGTAGGATTTGTTCGTAATAAATGGATCACCTGTCTTAGTTGATCGACACCTTGGTTTGTATAATCGACATTACAGCCACGATATCTGGCATTAAAATGTCGCCATTGGAATCCATATATAGGACCACAATCGCCTTCGTTATAATTATCTAAACCAATCGAATCTAAATATTCTTTCGTACTATTACCATCCCATATACGAACACCCTTATCAGATAAATCTTTAGCATTCGTATTTGCTTGTAAAAACCACATTAATTCTTCTTTAATACCTTTCCAAAACATTTTTTTAGTGGTAAGTAACGGAAACCCCAATGTTAAATCAAACTCCATACGAATACCAAAAGTAGATATCGTTTCCGAATTTCTGGTTTGTCGTGTTTCACCATTATCTAATACATATCGTAATTGTTTTAAATAAGTATGTTCGTTGGTTTTTATACTAAGTATATCTGTATAGGGTATTTCATGTATATTTTTATATTTTGATATTGAATATTGAACATCATACGTTTGTTGATCTACAAGATTCACTACATTTTTTTCGGTACATATTTTCGTATGTTGGTTAACATAGTGTAATGCCAATGTATCTTGTATATGTAAAAACGTATCACCTATATCCAGTTTCGGAGAAAAAATACTGGTTACATATATATCATTATATAAGCCTTTCGATATACAATAATTATATATAGAACTACCACCTATAATAAACAATGATTCAATAGGCGTATCTGTTCGAGTAGAACAAAAATGTATAGCATTTAGTATTTTTCTGTATACAAATACATTAGAGATAGAATGATTCCGTATATATTTTTTTAATTCGGTATAATGATTTTTTGTTATAACAATATTTATACGATTATGTAAAGGGAAATGTTTAGTAGGTATAGATGTATAAGTATTATATCCCATAAGAACCGCATTTTGTTTATTTGAATCGTGTGTGTGAGTCGTTGTTTGTTTAAAAAAATTCATGTCTTGTTTTAATCTATATAATAATGAATTATTATAGCCTATTGCTTGATTTACACCATTTATACATACTATTCCATTAATTTTCATTTTGATAATATCAATATAAATACATTTAATATTTAAATAAATAAAAATATATTTAAAGAAAATAATAATATATTATATTATAATATACATACTTTTACTATGAGTACACCTTCCCCTGATAACGCACGGCTTCAGCAAGATGACAACATTAATGATAGTGACAATACTTTTGAAGTTATTATCCGCAATTTAAAAATACTCGGTAATATTAAACCTAATGATAAATTAATTAAAAAAGGTGATACTATTAAAATTGATACGCCTTACTTATATCAAGGTTTAACACGTTATTGGAATGGCAATTCGAGAAAAGAAAGTGTCGGTAACATTGAACATTTAATAGAAGCATCTTTTAATATGATAGATCTTATCTATAGTAATGAAATTGAAAAACGAACGGGTGGTTTAGAAGATTATTATAATAGTAATAGAGGTCAAGTTTATTTTGAAACAGAAAACGCTCAAAAATTAACTATTTTTTCGACTGAACTTAAAAACGTATTAAAAGGTTTAAATAATCTAAAACAAACCTATAATTCTGATATTTCTATATGCTCAAGAATTGATGTTGTAATAGAAAAAATTAATTTACGAATTAAAAAAATTCAAGAACTTTTTCAAATTAATCTCTCTCAATCTCCATCAATCGTGGCTTTACAAAATAATATTATACATGTTGAGGACATTCAAGATAACTTTCAATTTTCCGATGAAGAAGATACGGAATAAGTAAGCCCTACTGATTGTATTATTATTTATTATTTATTAATTTATTATTTTATTATATTTGTAAATAAACTATTCGTTTAAATACCTCCAAATATGTCTATAATATGTATATAATATTATAAAAAAATATAATATAATATAAATTTATAATCATTTAAAGAAATGACCATATTATATGGTATAAATAAATATGAGTGGATTAAGTAAAAGTGTAAATGTGCCTACTGTATCGAATGTTTCAGATGTGAATACTAACGTTGTATCTCTTGATGATGTTCTATCTGAACTTCTTAAGGAAGGCGAAGAACTTCGTAATCTCAGCCGTGATCATTATGCGCGTGTTAAAAAAGTTATTTCTCTTGTAGGCAAAGAACGAAAATTTCTTAGTAAGAAAAGAAAAAAGACCAAGCGTGTCATTAAACAAAACCCACAAAAGGTCAACAAAATTATGCAAAAATTTATGAAGGATAATAAAGACATTCTTTCAACAGGAACAATTGCCCCATCGACGGAATATGTTCGCCGTGATATGATGAGAGTCGTGTCTGCTTATGTCAAAGTTAAAAATCTTCAGACTGAATCTAACCGCAAAGAATGGATTCCCGATAAAACACTTAAGAAACTTTTCGTCATCAAACAGCCCAACGCCAAATACAGTTTTATGAATGTTAACGGTCTTATTACGCGTGTAATTGAAAAGTAAATAGTATTATATAACATATAATCATACTAAATATCAAAATAAAAATAAAAAATGTGTATATTCATTACAATAAAAAAAATTTTAAATATAATAAAATCTATTATATTTTAAATTTATGAACGTCGAAAGAGTCATCTCGAGTATCACTTCACTCGTTTGTTTTGGTTCAAAGCCCTCTGTCGCATTTTTTTTACTCGTGACATCATTTTTTTCTTCATGTTGGTCATATGTTCGTATTTATTTTTTTTGTGTTTAGACCCTGCCATATTTTCGTATTTATTTTTTTTGTCACAACTCAGGTGTTCCATACCAATTCTTCCTTGGTCACAGCAGCACTTAAATACGTATACTACACCCAAAGCAGCAAAAAAAAGAATAATCATATTCTTTACTGTCATTTTCATTCCTAATACTTTCATTTTGTATACTATATTATAATATTTTTTATATATGCTATAAATTTAATTCGTGTAAAATAGATTTAGGCAATAAATAAGTTTTATACATATTTAATTTTTTATAACATTTTGATATTGTAACTTCGGAAATTTTACTTACATCTGAAATTTGTTTTTTTGTAATAGTATAGGAATATAATAAACACACAAGATAAATAGAACCAGCCGATATAGATGGAGACGTGTTATCATTTACAATATTATATATAGAAGTAATCGCTTTGATAGAAACAATTTCAGAAATATATTTTAAATTTACAGGTATATTTAATTTAGAACAAAATCTATCTATGTAATCCAACGGATTAGAAGAACGACTATATGTAGTATTTTTAGTTAAATCACTATTTGTGTTAACTAATCTCCATAATTCATTGAATTTTTTACATCCTTTAGTTATTTCTTTTAATTCAATGCCAAACATTTCAGCAATTTCTTTACAACTTCTGGGAACTTTTTGTTTTTTACAGGCATTGAACACACACGCAGCAATTAATCCTTTACGATTTGATCCTCTCGAAATAGTATTTTCAGATAAATGTTTATAATATATTTTTGAATCTTCTATAATAATTTTAGGTACTTTGTTTTTAGTACAAGCTTCTGTAATTTGTGTAAATATTTTCCATTGACTTCTTTCTTTATAAGGCATAGCATTCCAAGAATTATATTTAGCCATTTTATTGTAGTTATAATTAGAATAACTACTGTTAATTAGACTGCCTAAAGAAGATTTAGGTAATAATATATTGGTTGCTGAACCTACACGACAAGGATTAACATTATTTGCATTATAAAAATTATTATGTTGATATTTTTGATTTAACTCTTTTTTTTGAAATAGTCCACAAGACGAACAATAATACGCACCGGAATCATAAATTAATTCACTGTCCGAACAAGAAGTACACACAACATCTATTTTATGTTGTTCGATATTTTTATTAGGTGATTTATTTATAGTATTATTTTCAGTAATATCTATAGTAGAATCTACATTAGCATCGTTACTATTACTTATATCCGCATCTTTACTATTACTGATATCCGCATCTTTACTATTACTTATATCCGCATCTTTACTATTACTGATATCCGCATCTTGTTCATTAATATGAAAGGAGTCAAACAGATTCCACATGAATAATAAAATATATAATTATATTATCTAACATTTTTAAAATATCAAATTTTTTAAATATTATATAATAAATTAAATATTTAATTAAATATTTAATTAAATATTTAATAAATACTAATAAAATAAATTCAAACAATGGAACTCCTAAACCTGTAGATTTCTCATTATCGCATTATAATTTACATGTCTTTTAATTTAATATTCCAATCAAATTCATTAGTACAAGTAGTCGATTTTTTTTTTAATATATTTTTAAATAAATGAATTAAATAATGATAATCGGGTACCTCTTTGAATCTTAATACACGTGTATATTTCATATAATAAAAAAATTCTATAGGTAAATTTTTACATAAATTTGTTAATGTATACGATTTTTTTATATTATATATATAATTTTTTTTTTTATTACGATCCGTGATCGAACTATTTTGCCAAGGTAATTTTGAATTATAAAAATAAATTAACATATAGCCAATCGATTCTAAATCATCACGATAACTTTGTTCTATACCTCTATGATTACGCAAACTAGAATAGCGTAAAGAACCTTTAAAGGATTTTCTTTTAATAAAATATTTTTTATTAAATACTTTCGATAATCCTAAATCAATTAAATAAATGGTATTTTTATTTGATTCTAATCCTATTAAAAAATTATCAGGTTTTATATCTCTATGAATAATATGTTTACTGTGTAAAAGTTTCATTCGTGTTAACACTTGAATAGCGATTAAGCAAACCGTTTGTAAACTAAATTTATTATCACAAAATAAAAACAAATCACTTAAACTTGGCCCTAATTGGTTCATAATTAATATTTGTAAATTATTATTTTTACCATGCCATAATATATCACAGATACCTTCACAAGAAGATGTAAAAAGTGAATATAAATTATATTCATGTTCAATTCGTGATTTTAGTTGTTTAGAATTTTCTATTTTTTCAATCTTTATCGCAACATTTTTTTTTTCTATTATATCATAACCAAGATACACTTTACAAAAAGATCCTTTACCTATTTCTTTAATGATGGTAAATCTATTTTTAAATGTTGTTTCATGGTTCATACTATAATGATAATTTTATTTAAATTTCTTTAAATAAATTTAAATAAAAAAATATATAAATGTTTGTTGTATTACAATAACTTTTATGGGTCTTCAATAAATAACATTTTAACTTTTTTTTCTCTTTTTTCTCTTTTTTTAGGAATAATATCTTCATAGCCTTTAATTTTTAATATTTCTAACTCATCCCAAAATTTTAATATGTCTAGTCCATATTTGTCCCACCAATCTTGTTTTTTATACACTTCAAGAATGGAATATATCATTAATTTCCAAGGTATAATTCGACTAAATTCTTTATTTTCATCTTTCGATATCTTCTCCTTTTCTTTTTCTATCCATTCAACATATTCCGGTAAGGTTAATTGTAAGGGCGCATACACCCACCCATGTTGAGTAAAGGCATCCGCATCATCCGCAGTATTTATATATTCTATAATAATACCGATTTCAAATTCAGTGTGATTTGTTAGTTTATCCTGTTTAAATTTATTCCAATTATATTCTATTATTTTACATTCTAAAAAATCGCATTTTATTAATTCACACACATGTAACTGTTGTTGCATCTGATGCCAATAATTTAATCCAGGAGCTCCGAATATTTCACGTGTAAACGGACATTTAATTTCTACCATTACACCCGCATCAGTAATGCCATCAGGAGATGCCGCAATACAACCTATATGTTTATCTTTAATGGAACCAAATTCATTAACAACAGTATTATTATATTTACTGTAGCATAAAGTGGCTATCTCTTCATATTTAATACCATGAATACAATGCATACTGACACGATTCGGCTTATTTGGATCTTTATAATCTAATTTTTTTAATAGTAAATCGACTCGTTTCATAAAGGGGTTTTTATTAAATATAGTAGCTATTTCACTTGCTCCTATACTTGTTTTCCGCATAGCAAACCATTCTGGAGAACGTTGTGGTGCTTGTGGATTCGCTTTTAACTGTACAACCACATTATTTAAATGTAATTGTGTTGACGTATCAATATCAAAATTATAATTATCATTTAATTCTGGAATATGTGTAGATATAACTTGTTCTATAATTTCTGGATAAATATATTTGTGTTTTTTTTTATCTACAACTAGTTTTAACATGTCTGATACATATTCGGCAATAGTAAAACAATCATCACTTTGTGATACATGATTGTAATAATCATTAGCACATTCTATAATATCTTTTATATAATCATTAAACATATAATTATGTAAAGTAATATATATTTATTTTATAAATTTTAAAATCAAATTTACAAAATAAATATGTGTATATACGATTTATTATATAATTACGCATTTCAGGCAAAGATGACTATAATATTTGTAAATACCACTAAGAAATGCATCATTACTAATATTTTTGCCTTAACAGATTTAGGAGTAATATCCCCATATCCAACAGTTGTATTAGTCGTCATTGTAAAATAAAGCCTATTAAATAATTTTTTACCTACTGAATCATTAGCATTGTCCATACCATCCCAATCTTCAGGATCATTACATAAAAATAAGTATAACACAGCAAAAATTACATTAGAAAGCAACGTAACCGTTAAAGGTATGACTATTTTGTTAACTACATTACTTACCATAGATTTACCAGCATTAGCTGATTGTAATATTTGAGCACGAATATCCATTTTATAGTATATAGTTATAAAATAAAACAGTAAATAAATATTAAATAAAATATTAAATAAATATTAAAAAATAATATTATTATTATATATACTACTTATGAATATTTCGATGAATACACATACAGATGAAACAATACCTATAATACATATACATAATATTGATAGATATCCTTCTATTTTAAATACAAATTATATTAATACTAAAATTAATAGTAATTCTAACAAATTAGACGAACAAATAAATAACATCAATACATTATATATAATAGAAGAAGTTCAACCAGTTAGGCACAAACAACCTAGTATTACATTTAAAAGTATGGATAATTTTCTAAATACTTACGATGATACCAATGACACCTCTGATATATCTGATGTCTCTGATGTCTCTGATGTCTCTGATGTCTCTGATACCAATGCCACTAATGCCACCAATAATATATCAGCAGTTATACACAATAATTATGACCAATATTGCTCGGAACAATTTACTACTAAATGTTTTGATTCTCTGGAAAACATTATAATAAAAATAATTGACACTGTTGAACAAGTATTTGATGATTTATATGTTAACTATGTAAATCGTCAAGAAAATCATCAAGAAAATCATCAAGAAAATCATTAAGAAAATCATTAAGAACATAATAATAAAGAACAAATTTGATATATATATATTTAAATATTACATAAAGTATATTATCTAAATATGAATGATGACTTTTACTTACATTATATAGATACCGTTAAAGATAAAATAAATAAAATGAATGAAACAGTGTTTGATACAACCATAGAAAAAAAATCATATTCCAATTCAACGGTTACATCTTCGCACAAAGATGATACAATGGCGTTACAAAATTTAATATGGCAACAACAAGTAGCTCAATATCGAGATACACAAAAAAAAATAAATAGAAATATAAATTATACAAAACAAGAATTTAATGTTATTGATGATGAAGAAGCCTTAATGGAAACCATTAAAAAAGAAAGTTATAAAAAAACATGGAATCGATTAGATACTTTTCAAAAAAAAGAAAAGGTACGTGAATTTATAGAAGAAAAAAAAAATAAAATACAAGAACATGAATACAAATTAATACTAGATTCATTACAAGATATTATTAAAAAGGGCAATTCTAAAAAAATTGTATATAATAATATAGATTCCATACAATCCATATGGTGTATTACCCATAATAAAGACGAGGATACATATAGTTTTCAATTATAACTGTTCAATTAAACATTTATCCCGTTTCGAATAAAACTGTAATTTTTTTCTATCATATTTTGATCGATTGGTTTTAACAAAGATGTACAATTATTTAAACGATTTAATATAATTCTACGATACATACACACCCACTAATAATAATATTTATTTAATATTTAAATATTTTTTAAGTGTAACTTTTATTTTTATAATATATGTAGATATAATTACATATATTTTAAAAATATTTAAACATATAATACTCATATATAGCATTGATGAATTTTATAGGCTGGTTATTAACAGATACGGATCAAAAAAAAAAATCAAAAGAAAGTTCTACTAATGATTTAATTGTTCCTACAAATAAAAAACAGTATATTCGCAAATATAATTGGATGTTGTCGTATCCAATGAAAAAATATTCTTTTATGGATGACTCCACAGTACAACAATTTTCTACTATAACTTTGACATTAGAAGGTACCGAACGTATTGTCGGTAAAAAATATATTGATTTGCGTCCAGATTGTCCAAATATATTAGAAGACAGAAATTTACATGTAAGTCCGATTAGTACCATTTGTTTTATTTTACATTATCAATTAATACGCAATAAACTGGATATTTTTCCACCTTCGCGCCTATTTATATATCATAATCTTTCTTTTTTTAAAGATGTATCATCTATTTTTACGTTTGACGCGATATTTCATTCGATAGAAACACATGGATTTTGTTCGGAATTATCATATGTATACTCAAAGCAAAATATATCTACAAATAAGTTAACAAAATATCATTATGATGAAGCAGAACAATATAAATTTATTAACATTTATCGAGTGCCTAATTCAATTGAAATGATCAAACAAATGCTACGTAATAGTATGATTATTGCGATAGGATTTGTATTGTACAATAATATCCATATTAACAGTACTATATCAGTAGCAGATACGACTACCAATACGGTCGTGGGTGGCACAGTTGGAGCCATTGTAGGATATATCGAGCAAAAACAATCGTTTATTATTGCGGTATCCTATGGAAAAAAAATGGGTAAGAATGGGTATATATTGTTACCCTATACGTATGTAGAAAACAAAGATCTCGTGCCTGAATTATACTATATTGATTTTGATGTAACGCAAATTCAAAATTTTATTGTGAATAAAAAAAAAATGAAAGAAAAAATGAAAGAAAATATGAAAAAAGAAGCACATACACAACAAAAACCCTATGGTGGATTATTTAACTAAGTATTAATTTTGAGCACCACCTACAGAATTCAAACTTGCCCAATATTTATTGGAACCATCAATTTTATATAATATTAAAATACATAACATACCACCACCGCCATAAGTAAGGGTATTTAAGTCGTTGCCACCACTTGGGCCCCATAAAAAAGCTGTACCGGGTAAGTGGGAGCCTGTCGCGTCCTCGGGGTCGCCCTCATCATTTGTTAGATTTAAATTTGTAGCATTAGAACGACCATTTAAATGTACGGTTGATGCGCCACTTAAAATATATACAAAATTAAATGTATTACTTGTTCCATGCGCAATAGCATATATCATATCACCAAGGTTGCCTGATGTGGGTAATCGTACAAAATGAGTATCATCTCCACCACTGCCATAATTAATTACATTTATTTTATTTACTACTAATGAAGGAACAGTAGTTCCTTCATCATCAATATTATTAGCAACTGCCGTTATAGTATTAATTGCACCTGACGCAAAATTAGGAATACCTCCAGTAGCTGTAAGAGTCCCAGTTGAAATTGTACTGGAACCATTATTAATATTTCCAAAATTAGAAGTAATAGAGCCACCATCCAATGCTCCTGTAGATACTAAATTAGGCATGGCAGTAATTTCATCATCAAGATATGCGGCTAATGTTTGAACGGTGGTACACGTGGTATTATTACTTTGCTGCATCATGATACCATTCCCATCCGCTACAGCAGTTGTTCCCGGAGTAGTAGCACTGGCATCCAGTATATTTAATTCTGCTGATGTAGCAGTTAGTGTAGCACCACCAATTATTAAACTACCTACAGTAGCTGCTCCCTGAATGTGCGCGTCTTTAAACGATTTGGCAGCAGAACCGAGATCAATATCATTGTCGGTAACGGGTTGAATCATGCCGTCGATAATAGAAACTTGATTGGTACCGTTGATGTCAAAAATGTGTC